ATGCAGAATCTAAACTTCCATGAACTTGATTCTGTTATTACAAGAGTAGGGGAAGATACCAAAATTATCTTTTGTGGGGATTACAAGCAATCGGATTTTAAATATAATGATGAAAAGGAAGGGATCCATAAATTCCTTGCCATTGCCGAACAACTAAAAAAGTTTAAAACCATTACATTTGATTGGGAAGATATTGTTCGTTCTGATTTTGTTAGAGATTACTTAATGACAAAAGAAATGTTAGGATACTAATATGATAGAAATATATGGAAGGAATAATTGTACATATTGTCAAAAGGCAAAAGCACTTTGTCGAGAATATAGATTAGCCTTCACATATTATCCTATTGATCAAGATGATGAATATTTTATGAAATTTATGGAATTATTTCCTGATGCAAAAACCATCCCTCAAATAATGTGGGATAGTAGATACATTGGTGGTTATAATGAATTAACCACTGAAATTGAAAACCTAGGACTTGGCAATTACGGACAAGGAGATTTTTAAAACTATGGCTAAGTATGGACGTTTTGACCCACGGAATAAGAAAAGCGGTCGGAACAAATATCGTTCATTGGAACGTGATATTCGTATTCATGAAACAAATAAAGGTAGTAGAAAAAAAGAATGGATGTATGAGGATAGTGATGACGATCTCTATACTCATGGTATGACAACACCAGGAGATTTTGACTACGAAAGTTAATTATGCATGATTTATATTATTTGATACTGGGAACACTCTATGGATTGGTTATTGGTATCATTCCCGGGGCCGGTGCTACTACTGGCCTTATTGCTATTTATAGTTTCCTTGCGTATTTTGGTGATCCTTACGCGGTGGTTATATTTACAATGGCGGTGGTCGCTGCCTCTACTACTGGTGATACTTATACTAGTGTCCTTCTAGGTATTCCAGGTGCTAACTCTGCGGCAGCTACAATGGTTGATGGATTCCCATTGGCACTTCAGGGTAAAGCAACATATGCTATTACAGCAGCAGTGGTTACATCCACTCTTAACGGACTCCTATGGGGTTCGTTAGTCTTTTTTCTATTACCATGGTATGCAAAATTAATTATGGTATTCCGTATACCAGAACTTTGGGCATTTACTGTCCTTGCCATGGCAACAGTGGCATTTGTAAGTAATAAATGGTGGTTTCGATCTATTATTGCTCTGTGTTTTGGTCTATTTATCGGTCTTATCGGGGTTGATCCAGCAACCAATGTTGATAGATATACATTCGGTTGGTATTATCTTGCCGATGGCTTACAACTCATTGCTGTAACCGCCGGTTTATTTGCAATTCCTGAAATGTTAGAAGGTCTTGTAAAAAGAGACAAAACATCGGCAATTAAAGATAATGCAAGACAAACCTGGGATGGTATAAAAGCGGTTTGGATTCATAAATGGTTAGCACTCCGTGGTGGTTTTATTGGTGCATTTATTGGTGCGTTACCAGGTCTCGGTGGTGGTATGGCAGATTGGATGGCTTATGGTCAAGCAGTAGCAACTACCAAGAATCCTGACGTTCCATTTGGTAAAGGTAATATCCGTGGTGTAATTGGACCAGAAGGATCTAATAATGCACAGAAAGCCACCAGTATGATTCCAACGGTTCTCTTTGGAATTCCTGGAGCATCATTTGCCGCCATTCTTATGGGGATCTATGCAAGTGTAGGGTTTGATTTAGGTTCACGTGATCTAATTAATGATGCTAGATTCTTTGATAGTATGACAAATGGATTTATGTGGGCAACATTAATCACTGGTATTATTTGTTTGTTTGCTACAAAATATATTGCAATGATTGCTATAATTCCATATAAGTATTATTTTCCAATTCTGCTTGCCTTTGTTGTATGGGCATGTGTACAATATACCGGTGGATGGGAAGATTATGCAGTGCTTGCTATTTTTACAGTCATCGGATTACTATGCAAGAAATTTAAATTTAGTAGACCGGCAATCCTAATTGGATTTATTCTTTCTGCCAAATTTGAAGCTCTTACAATACAATTAACTACCCTATATAATATAGATCAATTACTTGATCGTCCAATTTTCCTAACATTAATTGCCTTTTCCATTGCCCTATTCATTTGGGGTATTACTCGTAAATCTGAAATGGAGTTTTCTTAAAATGAAATATATTCTTTCCTTTGTACTAGCAGTTTTTGCTACTACGGCAAAGGCTGACTTTACTATGTTAGTTCCACAAGGCCCTGGTGGCGGTACATCTGTATGGGCTGAAATTGTAGCTGCTGAACTTCAAAAATATCTTGACGAAGATATTGTTATTGAGTACTATCCTGGAGCTCGTGATATTCCAGGCTTTAATGAATTTCATAATAATCGTTTAAATGATCCGAATGTTATCATGGTATCTCATGGTGGTAATGCTGTATCATTTCTACAAGAAGAAGTAGATTATGATTACCGTGAATATGAAGCAATTGGACTCATGAATCTAAATATTATTGTAGGCAAATTGCTTAATGATGATATGGAGAATGGTGTACGCTTTGCAGCTGGATCTGGTAATACACCCGAGGCATTTGCTATGACTTTGCTTCTTTGTGGTCCAGGTATGTCTGTAGAAGAGTATATTGAATGTTTCCAGGAAAAAGTTACTTGGGTCAATGGTATGAGCGGGGGAGATCGTCGCCTGGCGTTCCAAAGTGGTGAGCTGAATGCAACACGTGAGAATCCTGCAGCTTATCTCAAGCACGTAGCTCCTAATGAAAATGCCACTGTTTGGTTCCATCACGGTATTTTAGGATTGGATGGTGTTCGAGTTGATGATCCTAATTATACCGGGTTTTTGTTTGAAGGTCTTTTCTATCAAAGATGGGGTGTAGAACCAAGTGGTGAATTCTATGAAGCATATAATCTGGTTCGTTCATTCAGAGATGTTCTGCAAAAAGCCATGTGGGTAAGTGCAGATAATCCAAATCGTGATCGTTTGGTTGCTGCACTTGAAGAAATGACCAATAATCCTGAGAGTGTTGCTGCAATTGAAGCGGACGTAGGTAAATATGAATGGGTAATTGGTGATGATGCAAATGCCCTTCGTGATAATCTTATGACGTTTATTACAGAGGATGCACTACAGGATTTGGTTCAATTTAATACAGAAGCGTTGGATCTTGCCAGTGTCTATAAACCAGAACTTGCACAATAACTATATTCTTATGACAGGTGCGCCGGGCTCCAAATGGAGCTCGGTTGCTCGTGATATTCGTTATTGTCCAGAATTGGATCGTAGTGATGCCAGTAATGAAAGAGAATATATTTCTCCTAACTATCATGGACCTGCACATCACATTGGTGCTTATTGGGATCCTGGTATGGAATTCGGTATTGAACGTGAAGAATGGGATAAACCATTTTCAGGTAATGGTATTAGAGTTATTAAATCACATACATTTGCCCACGAGTTACAACACTTAGTTTTTTATAACTATCCAATCATTTTGGTACATCGTAATGATGTTGAGTGTTTAGAGCATTGGAAAAAAGCTGGTGGTTTTGGAATTTCATATCCAAATTATAAACCATATTATAAAGATCTTGATGCCATGTATAGACACATAGTTTGGCAAAACAGAGATATCATGGATTTTATTCATAACAATACGAGAGTAACAAGGGTACATAGTAATACTGAATTACAAGAATCTCTTGGTTTAACTACAATTGGTAAACCAGAATTTTATAAAAATCGGGATGTAACGGTTTATGTCTATAAATAAAAAACAAATCTATGAATATTTTGCTAGATCTTGGCTTCCTGGTGGTAACCTTTATTATACTAGTGTAAATTACATTTTAAGTCTAATAGGACCAGAAGATGAAGTACTCGACGTCGGTTGCGGATATAATCCATTTCATTTACATCTGGGTGATAGACTTTATGCTTTTGATCCGGCCTTATATTACGGAAACGAACTCACTGATGTTGAAAATTTTGATCCTAAGGGTAAGCAGTGGGATGTAGTTCTCTGTCTAGGTAGTATTAATTTTGGTGATATTTCTGTTATTAGACCTCAAGTTGAAAAAGTTGTAACATTTGTAAAACCTGGCGGTAAAATTATCTGGAGACAAAATCCAGGGCGACAAGATCACGGAAATAAGGAATGTGAAGATATTGATTTCTTTCCATGGTCGTTTGTATGGAATCATCAACTTGCAGGTGAAAATGGATGCAAGGTGACTGATATGAAATGGGATAATGATCGTAGAATTTTTTCCATTTGGGTTAAGGAATGATAGCAGTAAGAGCCATACCTGGTGCTGGAAAAAATTTTATAGCTACACTACTTTCCAGACATTATAATGATAAAACTCTTATATACTATGATAAAGTCTTTAATGAATATTTTCACAGAGAATATTTAATTTCTGATAGTAATGGTCCAATAAAAGAAATATTTTGGGGTAATTCAAAATGGAATATTGTATCTGGTAAAGAAATAACAAATCCTATTATCACACATGAACATGAGTTAATAAACGATGATTTTGGGATGGTTAAACGATTCAACATTTATAAACAAAGCTCAGGTAGAATTGGTATATCACCTGAAGAGTATTCCAAAAATATTAATGAAAGTTTTTTTATATTTTGTAATGACAAAAAAACTTTAGATTTTTTAAAAAAATTAATTCACATAAAATCAAATGGTTATAGATCAATAATTGCATATTCTGAATTAGATAACTCCGTTACATTTGAAAAATCATTTAATAGTTTAAAACTTCAAGCAATGACAAATGGAGGAAAACTCAGTAAACCAAATAATATTATTACTCTAGCAAATGAACAAATGAATTATAAAGAATGGATTAATGTTTGGAAAAAATTTAATATTTTTTTAAAAGAATTTCCATATGCATATTCTTTTTCTAGATTTAATTTAAATTATCTTGGTATTTGGTTACAAAATAATAGATCTTGGGATTTATTTAATAAAGAAATTTATTTGAGTTTTATGAAAAATAATAATTGTCATGTAAAAAATAACATGAATGCAAATATAACTTTGGAAACTGAATTAAAAAAATTATTTGAAATAAGAGATTTACAAAAACAAACTAAAATGATTTTACACGAAATTAATTATAAGGATTTATTTCTGGATTTTAAATCTACAAATACCATACTTGATAATTATATGGATGAAATTAAAGCATATACCGAGCGTAACATTCGGCTGGCAGATGACTATGAGTCATTCTACGGCAAAATTTTGTAAAAAAGGGGTTTACATCCATACTCAGTTGTGATATAGTTATAATATGAAAAATGGAGTGAACTATGATTATTCTGACTGACTGCGATGGTGTTCTTCTGAACTGGGAATATGCCTTCAATACATGGATGAAACGCCATGGCTATAAAATGGTTAAAGATGGTTACCAACACTATGATATTGGTGAGCGCTACGGCTTAACCAAAAGTAAAAAGACTGAACTGGTTAAGTTCTTCAACGAATCCAGTGCCATTGGATTCCTTCCTCCCCTTCGTGATGCAATGTATTATGTTGATCTTCTCCACCGTAAACATGGTTACGTGTTTCACATGATTACATCTCTTTCACTTGAGCCTTCTGCTCAAGAACTTCGTATTGAAAATACTAAGAAACTCTTTGGTGAGACCGCTTTTGAAAAATTTGTGTTCTGTGATACTGGTGCTGATAAGGATGAAGCTCTTGAACCTTATGCCATGTCTGGACATTACTGGATTGAGGATAAAGTTGAAAATGCTGAACTCGGACTTAAGTTCGGTTTGGAATCAATCCTTGTGGAACATGGGTTTAATATGAACCATGAAGGTATTCCTCGGTTTAAGACTTGGAAAGAAATTTATGAATACATTACTGGAGGGTGGTAATATGAACGTATTTCAATATCTATTGTTGCGTAGTGAGTGGGAAGAACTGGTAAGGGACTTTAAATTTGTCGGTAAAGAAGGCACTATAGATAATCTAAGAACGTTTATTGAAAGCGGTCATAAAGGTAATCGCTTCCGTCCAGGGTATGATCGCGCAGTGGAAATCACACAGGAAATTCTAAGGAAAGCCTAATGGTAAGATGGTATGATTGGGTACTTGCTTTTATTATTGCCGATCTACTTATGAGTACCTTTCTTTATGCTTTAAATGCTGAAATCTGGTATATGTCAATGATAGGTTCAATTGCCTTTATTGCACTATACGATACCTGGAAATATTATTGTGAATTTCGTAAAGAGATAGAAGGTAGAAAATGAGATATTGTGGTATTTCAGAATTTTTTCATGATGCTGGAATTGCATTTATTACTGAACAAGGTGATATTGAATTTGCTACTCATGCAGAAAGATATAGTAAAATAAAATTAGACTTACATATACACGATGATTTATGGAGAATGATTCGTAAAGATGATTACACTATATTTTATGAAGATTTAAATGATATAAAATTCAAAAAAGAACATGCTATCGGTCATAGTCAAGGTCCTAATAGAGGATTAATCCCTGGTTCTTTTAATTACGACAACTCAGTCAATCATCATGTTAGTCATGCTGCAAATGCATTCTATACAAGACCTTGGCAATCAAAAGAAGATACTGTTATTATGACTATAGATGGTCAAGGTCAGATGCAAACTATGGGAATTTATGATTATAATTTTAATCTTTTAGAAAAAGAATATACCCCCAAAAGTATTGGTAATTTCTATACTCATGTTACTCGTATTTTAGGATTAAAGCCTATGCACGATGAATATGTTACGATGGGACTGGCATCGTACGGAGAGCCTGTATTATTTGATTTTTTTCTAAAAGTATATGATCATTTGGAAATAGCTAAAAACTATTCCGAATATGCTGCAGTAATTAGACGTGTTGCTGGAATACTAAAACGTAAAATTATTAATACTCCAAAAGAAGATGTTGCCGCTTCAGTCCAAAAACTGGCAGAAGTAAAAATATTGGAATGGGCAAATAAAGCTAGAAAATATGGATCAAAACTAGTATATGCTGGTGGGGTAGCCGAAAATATTGTAGCTAATTCTTTGGTCAGACCTTTATTTGATGATATGTGGATTCCCGCGGCACCAAGTGATGCTGGATCTGCTCTTGGTGCTGCTGCTCATATTTATTGTAAAAACACGGGTAAAGATCATATTAATTGGAAAGATGCTTATCTAGGATATGATATAAAACGTAATATTAATCCCAAGGAAGTTGTTGATCATTTGCTTAATTATACCTATTGTGGCATTGCAAATGGTCGAGCAGAGTTTGGACCTCGAGCGCTTGGTAATCGTAGCCTTATTGCTGATGTTAGATATGATGTTAAGGATACTGTTAATCAAATAAAACGTAGACAAAAATATAGACCTTTTGCCCCGGCGGTAATGGAAGAATTTGCTGATCAATACTTTGAAGGTCCGATGAGTGAGTATATGAAATATACAGCAAAAGCTCTTCATGATTATAAATCTGTCATCCATGTAGATGGAACATCAAGAGTACAAATTGTAAAAAAAGATTGTAAGTCAGTTATTCGGCCGATCCTTGAAGAATATTACGAAAGAACTGGTGTTCCAATGCTTTTGAATACATCACTAAATATTCGTGGTATGCCTATGGTCAATGATGAAAAGGATGCCGAGGCATGGGAAAAAGAATATAAAGTAAAAGTATTTTAATGACTAAGATTTTAAATTGGGGTATGACACCTGGTATGGGTGATGTCATGATGGCATTGAATTGTGCTCATAGATGGTCATGTGAAAATAAACAACCCATAATTTTAAATCTACATTGGTTTCATGATAAAGATCATTTACATCATCCAGAAGATCCGGAAACAATTATTGAAAGAACCGACTATATTTTAGGACTATATTTAAAAGCTGATGTACAAGTAAATCACATTTTTAACAGCGATCAGTATCATTTAAAGGAAACCTATAAAAGATATGATTGGTTAGAGCCTAGAGAAAATAAAAATACCAATAATTGGATGTTTGATCCTTCTATTAATTTACCTATAGATGAAAATAAAGTTGTTATTTGGAGACCTACATTTAATGCAGAACCGCCTAGACTTTGGAAACGTAGAATTCAAAATGATTATTGGAATGAATTAATAAAATTTTTAAATTTTATGGGTTATGATGTAGTAGAATTATGTTATAGAACTCCTATTAGAGAAGCTACATATCATATAAACACTTGCGATTTTATAATATGTTATGACGGAATGTGGCATTATATAGCTAAAAATTTTATGAAACCTATGATAGTTTCATCTCAGGATCGTATTACCACATATCATACAAGACATGCATTACGTTTGGGAACTAAAAATTTTGAAAAATTAATACATAATATGTATAGTCCAAAATATAGAAATGAAGGAAAATTTCTTTCCGTATATGATTTTATACATTATAAAGCAAATAAACATAAAGAAAAATTTTGGAATTGGTATAATGCAAATTGATAGAGCAGTAATTGAGATTAACGGTGGTTGCAATTATACCTGTCAAATGTGTCCGCAAACTACACCAGATGGTAAAACAGGAGCTCGTGGTAAAAATTGGCTTCGTAAAATGTCTCTTGATGAATTTGAGGATGCAGTAGCACAATGTGCAGAAGCAGGTTTAAATGTTGTAAATCTTGAAGGGTCTGGTGAACCTACACTCAATAGTAATCTTCCAGAGTATATTGCTATTGTAAAGAAATATGGGGCCAAGGCATTTATGTTTTCCAACGGACTCAAAATGTCCGGACAATTTATGCAGGATATAATTGATGCTGGAGCGGATTTCTTTCGATTTAGTATTATTGGATATAATGCAGAGACCTATGCAAAATGGATGAATAGTCCGTTCTTTAGTAAAGTGGTGAAGAACTTACATGAAACACAAGAATATGTTGAAAGAACTGGGTCAGGATGCACGATTGCTACATACCATCTTATCCTCGACAATGAAAAGATCAATTACGAACGAGATCAATACCTTAAGATTGTTAATTCGGCTGGCGTTAAAACAGAGATTTGGAAAATGCATAATTGGTCTGGTGTATATAGTCCTGAGTACGATCGTAAGGGTGCCATTAAAACTTGTGGGCGGCCTTTTAGTCCTGATGTGGTTATCCGTGCTGGTGGTCTTGATGGGGCCACTGGAGCTATTCATCCTTGCTGTCAAGTATTGGGACGAGACGATGAAGCGGTACTTGGCCATCTTTCTGAAGAACCATTAGAAAAGATTTGGTATGGTGATAAATATAATCAACTAAGAAAACAACACGAGATGGGTGAATATCCAGATTTCTGTAAATCCTGTGATTTTCTAATTGATGATCCAGAAGTTTTGATTTATACAAATCACGACAGAGATCTTTATAAGATGCATGGAACTAATTTTGATTTGAATGATTATAGGTAATACTATGAAAAGATTAATCTATCAGGTTTATGTTGGTAAGCGTAAACGACTATATGACCACTGCACAGCAAGTGTAGAAGCATATGCAAAAAGAATTGGTGCTGATTATATTTGTCAGCGTACACCTATTCTTATGATCAAACCAGATGTATTTCAGATGAATCGTAGTAAAGAATCATATGAAAAACACGGTGGCTATCTTCCAATCTATGAAAAAGAAAATGCTTTTGCCTATTTCAGAGACTATGATCAAATTGCTATCATTGATGGTGATATTTGGATCCGTCCAGATGCACCAAATGTGTTTGATGAATTAAAACCAGAAACAGATTTTGCTGGTGTGATTGAAAGAGAAATGCCTCTTACAGCAAATTACTTTAAAAAGATTACTGGTTATTCCAAAATGCAGTACCAGACAATTAAGAATGTTGATTGGAAATGGAATCAATACGGCGCTGAGTTCTTTAATATGGGTATGATGGTAATGAATAAATCCATTGCCAAATATCTGAACGGCGAAACTCCAATGCAATTTCTTCGTCGGCCTAGATTCAAAGGCTTTATTGATGGGTTAGGTGCGTGGAAATGGTCAACAGATCAGACTCTATTAAATGTTTGGATTCGTGAAGAAAAGATGAATCTACAACATTTGGATTGGAAATGGAATGGATTATTTAATGCCATTCCACATGATAAAATGAAACAGTGCCATTTCCTACATTTCTTTCATAAGGATATTATTCCGAATGAAGGTGAAAATATTGAAGAATTAATGAGATTAGTAGAATGAGATTACTGGAGATTGCAGCATCAAAGAAACGCGGGTTAAACTGGGATGCAGTCCGTGATGTTCCTATGCCAGGATGCTATGTGTATGATATGCGTAATCTACCCATGAAAGGTGTAGATGATAACACATATAGTGGGGTTTATAATGAACACTTTATTGAACATCTTGAGCGTGATGAAGGCATTAACTTTATCCGAGAGATGTACCGAGTACTCAAGCCGGGAGGTGTAATTCGTACCGTTTGGCCTCCTATGGATTTTGTTGAATGGTTACGATCTCCACAAGATCTATCCAACCACCCCTTCGTACAACATTATTATGAGTTTTATGTAGTGAGACATAAGTTTCCGCCGCCAGGCAATGAACATAAGTCCAAACAAGAACAATGCGCTTTGGGTCTACTACATCAGAATGGTGAACATAAGTATCTTTGGGGTAAGCAAGAATTAATGAATGTATTCTCGGAACAGGGTTTTACTAATATCCGTGAATATGAATATCAGCGTAGTGGATTTCCTGCATTTAAAAACATTGATACTCCAGGTCAAATCCGCGCACTTCATTCTGCGGTGGTAGAGGCGACCAAGCCGTGGTAAATATTATTCTTCAGCACTTTGATGGCGAACTAAGGGAATTGGATTATTTGTCAATCCAAAATATTAAGCAATATGCTCAAATGGTAGATGCTGAATATAAATTAGTAAAAGGCAAACCTTTTAATCAAAATCTTACAGCACCCTGTCAAAAGGTTTATATGATTGAAAAGGAATTTGATGCATACGACGATGTGCTTATGCTTGATATTGATATGTTTGCGCCAAAAGGAATGACTGAAAATATATTTGATTTACCTGGTGTTGGATTATATCATACCGTACAACAAAGACTTCATAAGCAATTAGTACAATTATACCCTATGCTTGGAAATATCAACGCTCCATACTGGGGTGGTGCGATCTATAAGATGAATAGAAGCTTGAGACAAAGGTTACGTGGTGGTTTAAATACAAACCAATCTTGGATGCTGAAATTTAATAAACTATATCATTTTGAAGATGAAGGTATTATGCACGTCCTTGCAAATAGAGCAGGTGTAAAACCTGAAGGGACTTACTTAGATCCAAAGTGGTGTCAGTGTAGTTTCCTACCGAATCCGGAAAAGGCAGGATTTATTCATATCCGTACTAAAATTACTCCACAAGGACCGAAAAGAGAAAAGATACAAAACTATAAAGATTTAGTAAATTCTGGAATTTTATCATGAAAAAATTTCAATTTAAGAGTCTACCAACACCAAATAGAAAAACAGGCTATATTATTGAAAGTTTGCCAGATAAATTTCACTCTTTAATGGATTTGTATGTAAATATGAGGCATACCGATGAGTTAACAAGCCAATTAGTAGGTCATTTAAATTCATCATATACAATTGATCACACAAACAAAATAAATCATGAATTTAATAATTATATTATTGATTTATCTTTAAAATTAGATATGTTTCTTGATTCAAAATATGAAACATTAAAAATTAAAAAATTTTGGATTAATTATCAAAAAAAATATGAATTTAACCCAATCCATCTTCATGGCGGCGATTTTAGTTTTGTAATTTGGTATAAAATTCCATATATTGCGGAGGATGAAGAAACTTTTTTCAAGTTAGATAGTAAAACAATAAATGGATGTTTTAATTTTCATTACGAATTAGAAGATACTGTAGAGAGTTTAACTTTAAGGGTTGATAAAACATGGGAAAAAACTATATGTGTTTTTCCCGCCAAATTACAACATTCGGTAATGCCATTTTATACCTCAGATGAATATAGAATTACTTTTTCAGGTAATTTGGAATCAATATAACAGGAATTTGATATGAAGGTTTTTATTATTGGTGCTGGATTTTCAGGTTCCGTAATAGCTCATGAACTTGCTAAAGATGAGCATAAGATTACAATTATTGACCAACGTGATCATATTGGTGGTAATGCGTATGATTATGTAAATGATAAAGGCATTCGAGTTCATAAGTACGGACCGCATATCTTTCACACCAATTCACAACAAGCCGCAGAATGGATTACCCAATTCGGTGAGTGGGTAGAATATAAGCATAAAGTAAAAGCACAATTATCTAATGGTGATTATGTTACAATTCCTGTAAATAATGAAACAAAAAGAATTGTTGGTGAGGAAAATATTGTAGATACCTTTTATCGCCCATATACTAAAAAAATGTGGAATAAAGACATTGAGGAATTAGATCCAGGAATTTTAAATAGAATTCCTATCCGTAATGATGATAATGAATATTACTTTCCGAATGATAAGTATAACTTTATGCCAAAAAATGGCTACACAGCTATCTTTAAAGAAATACTAAATCACCCAAATATCACATATCATTTAAACACAAGTTATGATGATGGTATGGAATATGGATTTGACTATACATTTAATTCTATGCCGATTGATGAATACTATGATTACATTTTTGGTAGATTGCCTTATAGATCCATTAGATTTCACCATATAGATATTCCTATGGTAAAGGTATTACCGACTGCCGTTGTAAATAATACAAATGATAGTAAATATACTCGAACCACAGAATGGAAAAATTTTCCATATCACGGGATAAATAATCATTGGACCTCATTAACATACGAGGAACCCTGTGATTATGTGGATAATAATTATGAAAGATATTATCCAGTAAAAGATATTAACGGAAAGAATAGAAAGCTTTATGAACGATATAAAGCCATTCCTACAGAGAATATGGAATTTATAGGTCGATGTGGTATGTATGTTTACATCGATATGCATCAGGCAATTAATTCGGCATTGGCCACAGTAGAAAGATTTAGAAAGAGGTTTAAATGAGAAACATCATCTATCAATATTGGAAAGGTCCAATGAAACCTGGTGTGAAAGCAAGTACCAAGCTAATGAAAGAATATGCTGATCGTATTGGTGCTGAATATCGGTTTGATCATAATATCGAAATGGCAAGTCAAGTAGTAGATATTCCGATTTATTATGAACCGGCAAATCCTCTTGTTGATGGATTCTTTGATAAGTATGATAATATTGCTTTGGTTGATATTGATGTATTTCCAGTTGAAGGCTTAACTCAGAATATCTTCGAAGAACTAAATGGCGAAGATGCTGGTATTTGTACCGAGCCTATGCAACCAAAGTTTAGACAAATCTATAATGTAGCTGGTATTACAAATAGTAATGATTCCAATTGGGCTGCACTTCTAAAGAAACAATGGGGAATTGAATATTCACGTGACATTGATGGTCGTCCCATGGTTTATAATACTGGTGTTGTTATTATATCCAAAAATGGTTTGGCTAAAATGAAAAAGAATTGGCCAAAATTCCAAGAATATGTTAATGTAGTTCGTAGAGCTGGATTCCCTAGATTTTATCTTCTATTCCAAGATTACTTCTCTGCATTCATTCATATGCGTGGTTTTAAATTTAAAGCATTGGATAATAATTGGAACTCTTACGTTCATAAGTTAGGATCCCACCCAAATGCTACTGTGAATGATACTCGTACCGCAAATACTAAATTGGTACATATTATGTTTAGAACGGCAGATGATTGGCCAGAGGAATCTCTATGGCAAATTACAAATAAACCAGTATCTGAATGGCAACTACCTGTAAATAAAAATTGGCCGAACGAAGGTTAACGATTTACATTATAGAAGTTATTTGATATTATACATTTGAGGATATGAAATGATTAATGCAGATTTAAGTCATGTAAAATCGTTAAAGGAATTCAACAGTGAAATCCGTAGACAGCAAGAAGAAGCTCACGGAGCCGATTATTGTCAAATTCATGATGCAATTAAAAAATATATGAAAGAGTGTAAAAGCTATATGGAACTTGGTACACACCAAGGGGGTACCGCTTCTGCAGCCATGCTTTGTAAACCGAATCGAGTATATCTTGTTGATATGGATATGTCAAGGTACCGTAAGTTTCTTGAACCTATTGCATCAGACTTTTGTGACAAGAACGATATTGAACTTATTGTAAGAGAAATAGATTCAACTAGTGTTGCTACAATTAATATGACGGATATGTTGGTTATTGATTCCTATCATCATCCGACACATATGCAAAGAGAATTAAATATTCACGGGCCTAATGTTCGTAAATATATTATTGCTCATGATACCAGTATTATAAATGGTAAACCCAATGATTCTCTTTATCAATGCTTAAAAAAATTTGCCTCTGAAAATAACTGGGAAATTATTGAACGCGGTATTACAAATGTTGGTTATACTGTATTAAAGAAAAAATAATATGACAGAGGAAATAATGTATAAGCTTGATCATGGCCATAATGATTTTATAATAAAAGCATTTATTATTTCATTAATGAATAATTCTCAAGCACAGTACACAACTCGTAATTTACTTCATTCTATAAATGTTACGAAATCACAAATACAACCATTTATTGTTCCTGCTACAACACCTGAAACAATTGATTTAGATATTATATGTAATTTTAATAAAGAATATATTAAAACTTTATATGACAAAACAGGAAAACTAAGATATACTTGGCCAAAAACTCCGGCTGAGGATGGCATTGATTTTTCAACTGGAATTTATAAAAGAGCATATGCTGCAGCAGATTGGAGAAAAGTTGCTGCGTGTTCAATAAGTCATATGAAACTTTGGCAACATTGTATTGATTTGGATGAACCAATTTTAATTTTAGAACACGATGCCTATTTTATAACAAAATTTAAATATATTAAAATAGCAATGTGTGGTAAAAAAGATGGAAATCAATATTATGGACATGATGAAATTGAATCTGCAAATTTAAATCCTGTAGGAGAATGGACTGGGGGTATTTGTGGTATAAATGATCCTAGAGGTGCTACAAGAAAAAGCGGCATATTTCATATGAAACTTGAACACACAATAGGAACTACATCAGACCCATTAAAAAATGGTCTTGCTACAGTCCCATATGTTGATGAACCTGGTGACATACCATTACCTTCTGGTCTTCCGGGTAATTCTGCTTATATTATTAAACCATGGGCTGCTAAAAAACTTCTGGAAAAAACTTCTGAAATAGGTATATGGCCAAATGATGCATTAATGTGTCGGCAATTTTTTCCTTGGTTGCAACATTATTTTCCTTATTTTACTAAAGTTCAAGGCTCTGCTTCAACCACAACAAAGTGATTATATTATGAAAACACAGGCGTATGTTATTACCATTATGGACAATGAACGATCTGTAGCCGCAGCCAAGCGATGCATTGAATCGGCTACTAGGTTTGGAATCGAATGCCACCACTTTCAAGCAATTACACCAAAGGATAATATTCAACAAAAATTTAAAGATGAAGGCATTAATCCTTCACGTTTTGATGAACAATATTCTCGGTTGGAAAACTGTATGTCAGCATTCTTTTCACATTACTCAACCTGGAAAAAGTGTGTAGAACTAAATCATGAAATTACAGTATTTGAACATGATGCTGTAGTTGTAGATCGAATTCCAGATTTTATTAATTTTAAAGGCTGTGTTAATCTAGGTAAACCATCATACGGTAAATTTAAAACGCCAAAAAAGGTGGGCGTAAATACTCTTACATCAAAGATTTATTTTCCAGGTGCTCATGCATATCGGCTAACGGTTTCTGGAGCTAAAGCATTAATTAAACATGCTAAAGATAATGCAGAACCGACTGACGTATTTCTTCGGCTTGAAAACTTTCCTTGGCTTGAGGAATATTATCCTTGGCCAGTAGAGTGTAAAGATTCATTTAGTACTATTCAGCATACTAAAGGTTGTTTGGCAAAACACGGCTATACTAAAGATTATGTAATAGAGGAAATCTAATATGAAAGCAGTAGTTTGTGTATGGTGGGGTAACAAATTCTCTGTAGATTATGTGTATAACCTAAAAGCAATGGTAGAACGAAATGTGACAGATCCAGTCCGTTTTGTTTGCTATAGTGATAGAGCTATTCCTGGGGTTGAAACCGTCAGACTGAAACCAGGATTTGAAGGTTGGTGGAATAAACTTCAGCTATTTGATCCTAAACTACACGTGGCTGATCACGTGGTTTATTTTGACCTTGATACGTTGATTACTGGTAATATTGATTTTCTATTTGAAAAGAATTTCTGGTTCATGGGAATTGAGGATGTTGGTGCCGTAAATCCATGGCAACAGCATCTGAAAAATGTTCTACAAACTGGGGTTATGGCTTGGGATTTCCATGCCAACTCTTTCATCTATACTGATTTTGTAATGAACTATGATATTCTAAAAAATAAATTTAGAGGCGATGGTGAATATCTAAATACTAAGATTAATCCATATCATCGTAAACTACTACAGCATGAATATCCTGGTAAACTAAAGTCCTACAAATATGATATATATCCTGGCCCTCCGAAAAAAGATGTCTCAATCATTTGTTTTCACGGTCGGCCGAGTATTGTCCAGGCATTGGAACATTCAGTTACAACACCTTTGGCGACATATGAACCTCAAAATTGGATTAAGGACTACTGGTATCACTAATGGGAAGAGTTGTACATATTATTGGTAATGGTGATTGTGCCACATTCTACAGACCTGCACCAGGAATTAAATTAACTTGTAATATGCCTGCATTTGATATTGCGGATGTATATGGAACGGTAATGGTTGATTTTAAAATGATGAAGGCTCTTGCCGAAGGGTCATTAAAACTGGATGCATATGATTGGATTCTAGGTTTCAGACCAAAGAAATGGATGGAGATGCAACCACAGTTTTACATGAAATATGCCAAGAATGTAAAAGAATTCTATACACATTTACCATCATACGTAGGTAACTACACAGAATTTAATTGTGGTCATATGGCGGTCCATTATGCGGCGAACAAATTAAAAGCAGATGAAATACACATGTATGGGTTTGATTCCATCTTTGATATGAATCTCCGTAGTGTCACAGATCTTTATTTGTTCTCTGACCGCAGCCCTTTAAATACCCACAGACTTAACAGCAATTGGCGACCAATCTGGGAACAAATGTTTAAAGAGTTCCCAAAGACAAAATTTGTTCTTTATCACAAACATAATCAGATTAAAATTCAAATACCAGACAACGTCATCATTGATACCAGTAGAGTCAAAAAATAGTTGTTTACATTATAGTCTAGTTGTGATAGTATGAAACTATGTTATATGAAATCCACACCGGCAAAAAATACTCAAAGACCATAGATGAAGCTATGGGCTTTATAATTGATCATCTGGATCTACCCAATAATGTTTGGGTAGATCTTTTTATTGTATCCAATAAGGATAATTCCTGTGGTGGTGCAGTTGATATGGAAGAAGATGATGATGGTTATCACCGCTTCCATGTGGATATAAATAATAAACTATCTCGTGATGAAATGATAGTAACCTTGTTCCATGAAATGAAACATGTTGAGCAAACAGCAAACGGAAGGCTCGATCAAACTATCTGGGAAGGTAAAGACTATAGTAATGTAGCATACCTTGATCGACCTTGGGAAAAGGAAGCATACGAATTTGAGTCTAGAACAATTCTTCTCTACCGAGACAAATTGCGACAAAAAGTGCTTTGATTCCATAGAAACCAACATTAATCTCACAGTACCCTGGTTTCTTATGGCAGCATATGCCTATTATGTGGAAGATGATCCCATTCTTACAGACGCACAGTATGATCGTTTGGTTCACCGAATGATTGATAACTGGAATAAGATTGAACATAGGCATAAAAATCTCATAACACTTGACGCATTAAAAGCTGGTACTTTTATAGGTAAATACCCAAGTATAATAGCTGGGGCAGTAAAACAAGTAAGGAATATTTAAATGTCTAGCGATAGCGACGATCCCTGTGATGATATAACAGGTAAGAATCTATCAAAATGGTTAAAGAGTAAAAAATAATGATTTACATTTAATCCAAAATATATTATTATATCATGTTGATTTGGAGAATACTATGAACATTTTTGTACTTGACTACCATCCAGTTGCTGCAGCCAAGCAGCAGTGTGACAAGCATATTGTAAAAATGATCCTTGAATCTGCTCAGATGCTATCCACGGCACATCGGATTCTGGATGGTACTAAAACCAAAATTACATCTAAATCCGGTAAACGGACTGTTGACGGATGGCTACTATCCGATAACATGGATAGTATTATTTACAAAGCGGTTCACACAAAACATCCCTGCACTATTTGGACAATGGAATCAGTTGCCAATTATATGTGGCACTATGAACATTTTGTAGCATTGTGTGATGAATATACATATCGTTATGGTAAGATTCACGGCACAGAAACAAAACTTCGTGATATTCTAAAAACACCACCTAAAAATATTCCTCAGAAAGGTCTTACGCCATTTAAATTGGCAATGGGTGTGGCACCTCAGTGTATTAATCACAAAGATCCTGTTGGTTCATATCGTGCATTTTATCAAACCAAACAGGAACGATTTAAAATGACCTGGACCAAACGTGAAGTTCCTTCATGGTTTAAAGCAGCATAGGATATAATTATGAAATATTATCGTATTGAACCGACCCATAAAAAATCAGTAATTGAAAATACCATCTTTCGTAGGAAGGATGAAAATGGCAATTATATTTTTCTTAAAAGAGAACTAGGTTGGCGCTGGGGTTCATTTCTTTTTTCAGTACCTGAGACTGACGAGGAAATTAATGATTATATTAGTGACCAGGGTTATGAAACTTTTTTGGAGTGGGTAAACGATTATGGGTTTGAGGATCAGATGGAATCCAAAACCAACGCTGAAATTATCACAAGTAAATTGCTACCAAGTGAATCGGATGAATTTGTTGATGTAACAGATGATTATTCCAATGCAACAGTTATTGAAGCATGGGATGGTATCTGGGAAGATTGGATTGCATATTCATTTAAAACTGAACTCAGTTATGATGAAAAGGAATCCATGGCAGAACAAGCTTCCGAAGCCTTTTATGAAAATAATGAAGAAGGTGTGGAAGAACTTGGTTGGGAATACTTTGATACTACATTTGAAATTCAGTGTAGTGTATCAATAACACCTTGTGATGAAGGCGGTAACCCACTAGAAAATGCTTGATATTAAAGTCCATGGATTCTGCCCTTTTGATATAAAAGAAATATATCTATCCGAAGGTCTTTATACCCATAACCATATAAAAGGTGATTATACCATTGAGATTATAGACGGAAATAAAACCGTCTATATTACTGACTTTGCTGGCACTCAGACTTTTAATAAATTACCTAGAAATTCTACACTGGTTGTACAGAATAATGAAATAATCTATCATAAAGAAAATATAGAAATATCTAGTCTTTTTTACAAACCACCTCAAGGTATAAAGGTAAGAGGTACATATGATGAGTTATTTCAAGCCATTGACGACGCTGTAAAATTACGCTGTATAGACGATCCTTGGATTACTATGAGTTCAGGTCATGATAGTGGTACCATAGTAGCATCGGCTCTCAGTCAAGATTTAAAATTCAATACTCTATCGGTAAAAGCGGTAGAGGATATGAAGGTACTAAATCAGAGACTTTGGTTAACCGAAGGCATCCTTATTGATAAATATGATGATACCAAAGAAGCACACGAGGTTGCCGCAGATGGTTTGGCACAATACACATGTAAGACTTTGCTCTTAGGTCTCGGCGCTGATGAATACCTTGATACACGAGACTATCAACTAGCTACAACATTCTTTAGAGAATCCAGTCACTACTATCACAAACATGATATTCAGCTTAGATATCCATTACTGGATCCACACGTCTTTTTCATGTATCATTCCTTAGAATGGCAGTTAAAAGACGATGATAAAAAGCCACTACGTATGTACATGCAAAGTAGAAATTTTCCATATAGAACCGAAGGCAAAATTTCTTTTCATTTTTGACTAAGTGATTGCTTTTAAACAAAACAAAGTTGTTTACATACCCGACTAGACGTGATATAGTACTACTATAGGCAATGGAAGGTTATATCATGAAACTCAAAGAACTTCGCAAGATCGGCAAGGGACTTGGTGTTAGGATCGAAGCTGACCGCGACGACACGGGCTGGGGTTATTGGCTTGTCAAGGATGACGGTTCGGGTGAAGGTATATGGAGTGATGAGAACTTTTGTACTAGTTTATATGAAGTTTTGTATAAATTGGAAATCTATAAGGCCGGAGTCAACAAATGATGGAATATTATGAATTTGCAAAAAGCCTACGTGGCATTGCTCGTCGAGCTGATACTTTTGGTCATGATCGTCAGCGCATTCTTGAAGAGCTGATCTTTGCTGCTGAGAACCTCGAGAAGGTTGCAGAGAATCTTGAAATGAAAATGATCATTCAAATGCAGAATGATTGGGTGGAGGCAAACTAATGGGAACCGTAGCAGCAGTAGCAATCTTTCTTGTGGTCCTTGTTGTTGGTGGAGCAATCCTGGAGGTTTTCTATGAGTGACAAGCTACATGAAGCCATCGTGCGTGCGGCGCTGGAGAGGGCGGTAACATGCTGCGAAGACGAATTGCGTAACACCGCAATGTTATTGTCCAACCCACCTAAGTCTTCTGCTGCGTGGGATGCAGCTAATTCTATCCGCCGTGTCGCATCCAACCCCGCAGAGGTGGCGGCGATCATCAAGAAGGCAGCAGAGGAGGATCGGTGAGTGTGATGAGTGACGATCTGGTGAAGCGGCTGCGAAATACAGGAAGCATGTCTCATGCTCAGGTGTGGGAGACTCTCGAAGAAGCAGCCGATCGGATCGAGGAACTGGAGGCAAGGGAAGAAGCTATCGTGACGGCGGCGCTGTTTCAGGCGGCTAATTTGATGCTTGATGGGCGAGCATACGCTGTCGAAGAACACGGCGAGCGCAGCCTTGTAGTCGCAGATATGGACGCAAGACACGAGGCCATCCGCGCCCTCGCATCCGACCCTGCCGAAGTGGCGGCGATCATCAAGAAGGCAGGGGAGGGCCGGGGATGAGCAAAACGCTGATTATCACAAATGGGCCTCTGACTAGACGAGCAATAAACTACATACGGTTCGCGCCGTTAGGTCATGTCATAGTGTGTAGACCTGTTGAAGAAAAAATTTCAGGTGTAAGCGTGACCTCGTTTATTTTAGATGAACTCGCAGCAGGGAAGAATCGGAGATGAGTGACGATTTCAATAAATGGCGTGAACAACTAAATGTTCGTATTGCTATTCAATCAGAGCTGGATCGCATTAACGCTAAGCCTGTTCGTTCAGACTTTGAAGATATGGTTGAAAAAGATATTTACAATTCTGGTCCATTTGATTATAATAAATCATGGAAAGAACACGTACGACTCTATTGGCTGGAGAAATTGACATGAATAAATACGTTTTGGTTACGGCCATTTCAACCCATCGTATGCGGTATTGCATTCCGTTGGATGATCTTCAAAAGATGAATGAAGATATGCCTGTGGATCCTGCATGGGCTTGTGATAGTGTTGTAATGAATGAAGTGGATGAATTCTCTCAGGAACACCTTGGTGAACTCATTGTTGACTATAATGTTCTTACTGAGGATGAAATCCTAGAACAATTTGATAAAGACAATAACTATCTGACTACGTGGTCAAAAGAGAAAAAGCTTGAACATATCCGTAACTGGAGGTTTGATAACCGATGAACATTCATCATCGCCCACAATTTAATACTCAAACTGCTTGTGAACTCTATTCTGAAAAGGATGGAGTTCCAGTGACATATGTTTGCACTACTGCACTTGGTAGTGGTACTCAGGCAGTTGATGTGTTCTATCGTGAGAAACCACACCCTGAATTCGGTAATCGTTATTTCGGGTTGTATCGTAATCCATATGCAGGCTACGCCGAAATCATGATTACCAATGCAGATATTGTTGAAGATCTTACGTTTGATATGATTGAAGTAAATGATCAGTGGCACTACAGTCAACATCGTCATGACTTCTATAGTGTTGGTGGTACAAGCATTGATGGTGGTCGAGCATATATTCGTTTGGTTGGTGATATCAATGTTCCTCGGGCAACTCTGAAAGTTGTCAATGGTCAATTTGAAAAGGTAGTAGAAGATGTCACGGTTTGAATCTCCAGTTTTTGAAAAAGGCTATCCAAGTTTTGAAGCAGTAAATCGTGTTGAGGTAATCGACAACACCGGTCGTGCTTATGTGAAAAACAACGTTCAGGCTGTTGTGCCAGACTTGCAAGATGATGGTAAGACTCTGAAAATCTTTTTGACGTACGAAGAAGATGAAGAGATTTGTAATGATTAAGCATTTCTGGAAAGGTTTCAAGGAAGGGTTCACGAAGACTTCAATTAAACTTTTTCCTCTAACAACGTTTGCAATTGGACTATACTTAGGGAAGTGGTTACTATAATGAGCCTAACAAGTAAAGCACAAGCATATGATGTTCTTGTCAAAGAGCTATTTGTTCTATTGGATAAGACTGAAACAACTGACGAAGGATTCGCCCATCGTCCTGTAAAAATCTATTGTACTCGTGAACAAGACCGTTTACAACTGAATCAGATTTTGGTACAATTAAAGCATACGCTTGAGGATTGGGGATGAGCATTACATTAGACTTTGATGATGATGGTATCTGGCTGATTGAGGAAACCAATCAAGGCCCATTGCAGATGGGCCACATTCCTTGGCGTGTAATTGCAATTTATTTAAAAGAGTATTTGAAATGAGCGGAATTGAAGATCTTCAAGAACAGATCTGGGAACTGCAAGCTCAGGTAAGAGACCTTGAAGCAAAGCTTGATCGTATTACCTATGTGCCTCCAGTTGTTCCAATGACACCGTTGAAGTCAAACAGCACCACGTGCACTAGATGTGGAATACGTTGGGAAGGCGTGATGAGTTACTATTGTAGCAACCTTGATTGCCCTATTCAAATGCAAGTAACATCGCAAATATAGGAAAGCAAAATGAAAATCTATATCGGACCATATCGTAGTCGTTGGATTAGCACCATCCACGATCGTCATATGATGTTGAAGTATGGTCTTGAGTGGACTGATAACAAAGACTGGGAAGACCGTGCTTGGGAACGAGTAGAAGATGTTTTTCAGTGGATCTACAACCACACCATCAACCTGTATCTCGACAAGGTAGAACTAGAACGTAAAATTAATATTCGCATTGATCGTGAAGATACTTGGAGCATGGATCACACTCTTGCTCATATCGTTGTTCCGATGCTCAAGCAACTGAAAGAGACTAAGCATGGTTCTCCTTATGTTGACGATGTAGATGTTCCTGAGCATCTTAGAAACAATAGTCCCAACGATAAAGAGTTTTGGAATGGTGACATTGACGACAATCATCACGCTCGTTGGGAATGGGTTCTTGATGAAATGATCTGGGCGTTTGAGCAAAAGATCCGTGGTGATTGGGAAAGTGATTACTACGGTGAATGGATCGAAGATGATTCTAAAGCATTAGGAGGAAGCTTTGAATCATGTGATCGTGAAGGAATGAAAGCTCATCAAAAACGTATGAGCAACGGCTTCCAACTATTTGGTAAGTATTATGAAGCACTATGGGACTAAATTTTTTTTCAAATAATTAAAAAAAAGTGTTTACATTTCATTTTAGATGTATTACTATACTACTATAGGAAATGAAAGGAACCCTACATTATGGCACATATGGTTGAAACAATGGCTTATGCTGGTGAACTTCCCTGGCACGGGCTTGGTGAAAAGGTATCCAATGATCTGACTCCTGCACAAATGATGCAGAAGGCTGGCGTGGATTGGGAAGTACATGAAGTTGAATCGTTCATCGAGTTCAATGGTGTTCGTAAATCCACAGGTCAGAAATCTCTGGTCCGTGGTACCGATGGTAAAATTCTTACAAACGTTGGTGAGGATTGGAAACCGGTTCAAAACCAAACCGCATTTGAATTCTTTTCTGAATATGTTCTTGCTGGTGATATGGAAATGCATACGGCTGGTTCGTTGAAAGGCGGACAGGTTGTGTGGGCTCTTGCCAAAGTTAAAGAATCCTTTGACCTTTTTGGTGGTGACCAGGTTGACTCCTTTATGCTTTTCTCAAATCCTCACCAATACGGTAAGGCAATTGATATTCGGTTCACTCCGATCCGAGTGGTTTGCAACAATACCTTGACAATGTCTCTGAATATGAAATCGGATCGTGCCATCAAAGTTGGTCATCGTACCACTTTTGATGCTGACTCGGTTAAAGTAACTCTCGGCATTGCTCACGAGAAATTTGCAAAATATAAGGAAATGGCTGAGTTTCTTGGTTCGCGTAAAGTTACAGCTGAATCCTTGCTCCAGTACTATGACAATGTGTTTCCCCTGTCCTCTGGCTTGGAAAAGCGTAAAGAACTCACAAAGGATACTTTGTCTCGTAGTGCTCGTCAGGCTTTCGATGTTTTGGAAACACAACCTGGTGCACAATATGCTGAAGGTACCTGGTGGCAGGCATTCAATTCCGTAACCTACATTACGGATCACGTGCAAGGTCGGAATGCAGAAAATCGGCTTCACAGCCAATGGTATGGTTCAAACCAGGCTCGTAAGGTTCAAGCCGCAGAGCTTGCAGTAAAAATGGCGTTGGCAGCGTGAGCTGCCAACCAACTACTCTTAATCTATGGATAATGAAATGATTGATTATAAATTTAATGAAGGCAAATATATTCAAGAGATTCAAGAATATATTGATAGTACATATGGACAACACTATTCCAAACACAAGATTCAATCAACAGAAGTAATCATTGACCGTGGTCACGGTACAGGTTTCTGTATGGGAAATGTCGATAAGTATTCCAATCGTTATGGAAATAAAGGCACTCGTGATGATGCTCGTAAGGATCTTATGAAGATTCTGCACTATGCAATCATTCAACTTTATATTCATGATAATCAATTGTGACATAAATAATACACACAATAATTTTTAAATTTAGTTGTTTACATTTACCATGTAATATGATTAAATATACTTGTAAACGTTGAAGCGACGTGGACACATTCTGGACCTGGGGGCGGTACCCAGCGACTCCACCATAGATACACTGTTTAGGGTATTCAGTTACACGGGGACAGGCTTTACGCCGTTTGGCAGTGTATCTTTGATGGGGTCGAAATTAGGATCGACAGGTGTGAAGATAGAGTGGAGTTTACCGGATGACCTCGTATCGGTCAATTAAACTAAATGCAAACGATAACTTTGCTCCTACAGGTTACGCCCTAGCGGCCTAATGCTGGTGGGTTGGCAACTTACCTAGAAACAGAAAAGTTGCACTTTCATTCAAACAATAGGGAACTAAAATGAAAAATATTCTTCTTGCAACTGCAGTACTTTTTGGCGCAGCGTCTGCTGCTTCAGCTTGGGAACTTGGCGACACTGGTATTAACATCGGCGGCGAAGTTGATTTTAACTACACTACTGGTGTAGAGGATTATGCTTTGGATCTTACTACTGGCGCTGGCTTCTCAAAGTGGGGCGTAACTTTCAATGCAGAAACTACTTGGGATCTTCTAGACCTAAACACTGACAATGATCTTTTCACTGGTGTGGATTTTGATGCCGCATATCAGTATGGCGCTGTAGAAGTATACGGTGAAGTTTCAGCTGATGCAGACTTTGAGTTCGGTGACGTAACTATCGGTACTCGTCTAGCATTCTGATTTTACCTTATTCGGTAAAAAATAAAGAAAAGGCGGCTAAATGCCGCCTTTTTTATATTATTCGGTAAATTAAAGACCTGATAACATTTTCTGAGTTTCAGCCAGTTCAGGATCTGATACCAAGCCATATTCTGCTAGAGGTCCGTTTGGTCCTGCCATATCATCACTCATAAAGAATTGAATGTAATCTCTTAAACCAGGTATTACATCTAGGTGTGCATTCTTTATATAGAAATAAAGTGGACGACTTACAGGATATTCACCACTAGCAATGGTTTCTGCACTGGCAGATACGCCGTTCATTGTAGCAGCATATAGAGTTGATGTGTTATTAAGTAAGAAACTTAGACCAAATACACCAATACCATTGGTATTATTTTCCATTCTGGAAAGTGTTTCGGTATAATCACCATCAATATCTATTGCAACACTGTCTGTACGAACTGTAACACATTCAGCAGTAGCAGCCTTGGCATCACCACCATTTTGTCTCATAATAAGATCGTAGGTCCCTACCATCTTACAGCCTTCTTCCATTACTTTAATATCAAACACTTCACGTGTGCCGTGTTTGGTTCCTGGAATATAGACTAAGATGTCACGGTTAGGAAGTGATGGGTCAACCTCTTGCCAGTTAGTAACAGTTGATCTTGCACTGATAGCAAGGTAGATGTGAGCTGGAGTTAAGTTATTAAAACCTTGATTTTCATTACGGCTGGCAAATACGATGCCATCATAACCAATACGAACTTCTGTGATTGGACCAATTGCTGCTTCACAAGCTGCCCATTCTTCTTCTTTCATTTTAGAACTACTGTTAGCAATATCAACAGTATTAGTACCTACACCTTCACAAAGTCTTTTACGACCGGCACCAGAACCACCACCTTCTACAATTGGCGTTGGAAAATCAAAGTTTTCACCAAATGCTTCCGCAACAATAGTTGCATATGGGAGAACAGTACTGGATCCAGTAATTTGGATATTATCACGAGCATAAGCGGTAGTTGCTGCAAGGGAAAGTGCTGCAGTTAGTAAAAATACATTTTTCATTGGAACCTCTTTTATTGTTAGTAAAAAATTCTAACAAATTATATATCTAGAGGTTGTAACAAACAGGTAACAGTTTTGTAATAATTAGATTATATTTTCATCTCCACGTAACAACTTCATCTAATTGTTCTTGAGTCCAATTTTTATAGTAACCTTGGCGTTCAAGTATTTTACTTGCATTTTTTAATTTATCTTTTGACTGGATAAGAATCAAAGCCCATTTGCCCTGATTCATTTCAACATCGGAAATGACTTCTTTATTATCAGGGTGATCCTCAAGTGCTATGAGTCCTGCTGGAATTAGAATCTCTTTATTTAACCTTTCTACCGTATCTACTAGTGTCATAGCACTTATAAGCTGCGGTACCAGTCCTATTACAAGCACTTCCTTGATTTCCCATAGGGCAGGATTTTTATATTTTATACACAGTCTATCTAAATCGGATACGCTTTCAGCTATTTCATATGTAATTTGATGCCGAACCACAGCTTGTTTTGCAAACGGACATGGAATATTTTCCAATTGCTCATTGTACACACTTACGAAATCGTGTATCCAGTTCTCTACATCATGCTGTAGTTCTGCAACCTTATTCATCAGGAAAGTCTCTATATAGAAAATGTTGGATTGTTTCTACATCCACAAGATGGTTAAAGCCAACATGTTCACCTTCAATATTTTGTTCATTTCTAATAACACTAGTCATAGCATCATCTAATTGTTGCATATTTTTAAATTCCATATCAATACGAAATTCTGGTAGATCCATACTACGAAATCCAAGTTTCATACGAGTAATACGATAGGTTTCCATTCGACCCATCTCTACCATTTTATCCATAAATTTTTTCATAAATGCTACAAATTCATGAGCATTTACATTTTCGGTATGATCAGCGTAAATTGTATATACATCCATTATATCGGTCCTAATTCCTCATAACCATTAATTTTTTTATATTCTGCAGCTTCACCGAGATATAAGTACTTATAACCTTTACTCTTATATACTGCACATTCATTCTTAAGAGTTTTAATTCCCAAGTTTAATTTTGGATTTTCATAGTCCCAAGCAAATTGAATTGCCTCAATATTTTCTTTATCGTGTTTACGAATAATACTAAATGCAACTAATTTTCTATTATAATAATATCCTATTACATCATTTGACATATCAATATATTCACTGTCAAATATGGGCATGACACTTTTAAAATTCTTATATCGACAATATTTGGTATAGATAGAATTAAGTGTATTAAAATTTAAATCGCTATGAGGCGGCCATAAATTTAATTTTTTCCAATCTAAATTATCTTTATAGTTTGTCTTTTCTAAATTAATTCTGGAATAAATCATGGGAACTCCAATGGAAAATCGTTATAATATTTGGAACAAATGGGATCCATTAAAGGTCGTTGTCCTTGGTGATACTTATAAGCCTGAATTCTATAATGGAATTAAGGACAATAACGTAAGAGATGTTCTTCTTAGAATATGTGAAGAAACTCTTGAAGATTTAGAGTATTTTGAAAAGGTATTAAAAGATTTCGGGTGTAAAGTCTTAAGACCTAAAATGGATCCGAATGATAATATTATGAATTATGTTGACAATAAAGGAAGACTAAAGGGTAGCTCAGGTGGTGTACCACGTCCTCCTCTATTTCCTAGAGATGCACAATTTGTACTAGGAAATAGAATTGTATATACTAATAATGAATTTAAAAATTATTGGATAAAATTATTGCATAATTATAATAATAAAGATGTTATAGATTTAAGAAAAAATATAAAAATAAATATTAAACCTCGAGATTTTGATAATAATGTAATCGACGCTCCAAGTTATACTGTGGTTGGAAAGGATCTTTATATAGATCAAGGTGATTTAAAAATTATTGAACTTCATAAACAAAAACTATTAAGTAAAACAAAAGACATAAGATTAAATTATTTACATCATGGTGGTCATAGCGATGCATGTTTTCATACTATAAAACCAGGTGCAATTATAAGTTTAAGAGAAATTCAAACATATGATAAAACTTTTCCTGAATGGGATGTATGTTACTTACCAAATCAAAGTTGGGATAAAGTTGATGGATTTTTACAAATAAAACAACATGTAAGAGGAAAATGGTGGGTTCCAGGAGAAGAAGATAATATTGAATTCACATTATTTGTGGAAAATTGGTTGGATAACTGGGTCGGTTATGTAGAAGAAACTGTGTTTGATGTAAATGTTTTGGTATTGGATGAAAATCACGTTTGTATCAATAACCCAAATAATAAAGAGGTAAATGCATTTCTTAAAAAACACAAAATGGAAGGAATCCATATCCCGTGGAGACATAGATTCTTCCATGATGGTGGTTTACATTGCCTTACTCTTGATCTATATAGAGAAGGATCAATGGTAGATTATTTTCCTGAAAGAGGTAATGTTGGCGTAATTGATTACGGATTTGATTAATTCCAACTACCATCCCAGTTATAGAAAATATGAATGCCAATCTCTGTTGAAACTTCCATATACTCAGTCCATTCTGGGGCTTTAATATATGTGGCATGATAAAAGAGAGATCCTTCGGTGGGGTCATCTTCTTCATCATTATATACGGTTTCGGCAACACTTAAAGCTACAGTATAACTATCATAATCTTGAATACGATCCGATCGTCCATCACGAGTCCAACTAAATTGAGCATTTTGCCATACAACAGAGCAAACATCATCAGGAAAATATTCGTGTTCAACTCGATTCATTGTAACCTGAGCTACTGCAATTTGACCTATAACAGGTTCGCCTCGAGCTTCGTGGTAGATATTTAGAGCCAAACACTCGATGTCACGTGATTGGACCTCTACTGAAGCCTTGGCCCAATCCAGGGTCACAACTACAGCACCTACCATTACAAGTCCTGTAATTGTATTTGATAGGATATTCATTTCACTGCCTCATAGTATTTTTATGATTATATTCTATCACATTACTTGTTATAAGTAAACACCTTATTTAATTAATTTGCAAGTGGGTTATCTAGTGCTCGTTGAATCCTTTGTTCTAAACGAGTCTCTAGATCTCGTATCTGTCTATCTGTGTCTGTAGCTAATGAATCACGCTTCTGATCAAAGTCGGACATCATACGATTACGAATTGCATCAAATCTTTCCTCAGCAGATCTAATTTCAGTACGAACCTCTTGTTCACTTGTTCTGAGTTGATCCCTTACATCGGTTTCAAGTTCTCTCATTCTATCTTCGGTTGCACTTACAATATTCTCTAGTTGTGTAACATCCTCTGCAATACCAAGTCGAATATCTCTTGTATATTCACGTGCTTCTAGAACAGAATCCTCTGCTGCATTTACCCTTTGATCTAGTACCGAAAGTTGTTCCTGAAATCCGGAAAGATCTGGAGCTACATAGCTTTGGATTTGTTCCTTCATATCCATATAGTCCTGGTACACAACAAATGCACCATAAAGAGCGCCAATACCAGAGCTGATAAGAGTCATGGCTGCACCAATGGTTACAGCCGTGACTTTAATTCCGAATAGTCGAAACTCTTTATTCTTTAGGTTTTCAATCTCTTCATCAAATTTCTCGAGACCTTCACCTAGATCCTTCTCAGACATTTATTTTTCTTCCTGTGCTTTCTGCACATCGGCTTTATCAACAGTGCCATTTTCCATAAGAAGATTCCGATTTGCCATATGTGCTATTTGTACATCAGCTTTATTCTGTCCGTGATAACGAACAGCATGACCTTCATTGATAAGTATCTCAGTTACTCTCTGTCCATCTGGTGTTAAGAAGTCACCAAGGATACGACCGAATTTGCCTTTCATATCCTCACCGTCTGGACTTATTTCGGTTTTAAGGATAGCGGTTTCACCTAGAAGTTCTTGTAATCTTTTCTTACTTGCTAAACCAAATATTTTTTCTACTGGATCTGATGTTCTTGATTCAGGGGTATCAATACCCATGATACGAACTCTTTCTCCTGAAAGAATAATATTAAATCCTAAATCAATGTCAACGTCAACTGTGTCACCGTCAACTATTCTTTTAATCGTACAATTATACTCGTATGGCATTTTTTACCTATTCTGTTGTGAATTGCAATTCTCTTAGTTGTTGTAGTTCTGCTTCAAGTCTCATTATTTCAAGTCGCTTGCGCTGAAGTTCCAGCTCATAAAGATCATTACAATTTACTCTTTCTTTTGGTCCGCCAATAGGTATGGTAATTCTAGCATATACACCAACACTTCCTACCGATGGTCCGTTTATATAATTATTAAATGAATCATATTGTCCATTATCAATTAATCCAGTCACACCAAATTCCAAATTTGTAGCCGCACCAATTGCATTAGAGCAATCAAGATCACCAGATCTAACACTATCACTTTGATAGTTTTGTGGAGCACTTGGTAATGCTAATCCTAAAGTATTACTTTGTGCAAACGCTATACTACCAACAAATATAAATGGTATTGCATATAATAATTTCATAACTCATCTCATCTTACTCTTGAACAAACTCTAGATGTAATTGTAGTACTATCACCATTTTGTAAATTACGTGAATCGGTGCAAATATATTCGACTTTATCTAAATCACTATCTTTAATGTAAACATCAAATATTTGTCTTTGATTATGTAAAATCCTAATTGTAGAATTTTTTGTAGCAAAAGGTATTCTATTCCAATTTTCTGTATATACACTAATTCTATAAAATTCTATTTCTTCTCTGGCGTTATATAATTCCAAAGATGTTACAGATATGCCATCCATAAAAGATGGACGAAATTCTGGGTAGGTAGGTGTTAGCTCGTGAGCCGATACCGACCCACAAGCTAACCCAAATATCAAAGCACTAATAATATGTTTCATCAGTTTTCCTTAATTGGCAATACATTCTGCTGTTACAACGGCAGTATAGTTACCACCAGGAAATGATTTATCAACACCATATGTTGCTGATGATTCTATTTCAAACCAAGTTGAACCTGCTGTGTGAAGATCATATTCAGATACGTTATTATATGTAATTTTATTTGTATCATAGTCAGACATTCCTGGTGCTGATACTGATGATACTGATACCGAACCAGTCCATGTAACCGTATCGGTTAAACTTGGGCTCGATGAAAACTCAGTTGGTGTATAGAATTTTGCAGTATAGTAATTTGCAAGTGACACATCGACACGTATAATGGGAGTTCTACCTCCGTCAGCAGCAGCCGTAGTTAATTCATCTGGGGTTGGTTGTGCATAAACACCAGTTCTGGTAGTGACAATCGTACATTTAGATTGCACAGTACCTACGATTGGTGTTGTTGTTGCGTATGCAGTAGTACTTGTTAGAATAAGTGCTAGTGCAAAAGTTATTGGTTTAAACATTTCTTTTTCTCCAAAATGTTATTAGTCATTGGTATTAGCATAACCAAGTTGATATTGAGAGTCAACCATTTGTTCATGTAATAATTGCTGAGCAAGTCCTACTCTCAATGCCTGTCTATTCTCTGGTATTTCCTTAGGTTCAAATTGTAATCTATCATTATATACTCCACCAGGAATGATCATTTGTAAATATGCATTAAATTGATTCATATTTGCAGTTGCTGCTAATGATGCCAAATCCACAGCACCTTCTCCAATTGCAATTGCATTATCAGCAGCAGCTAATGCCTCTTGTAAATCAATTTCTTCATCTTCATCTTCGTCCTTTTTTTCTGTATCATCACTTTCTTCATCATCTCGATCAACATTTCTATTTAGGGCTGCTTGTACAAATTCATCATCAAGAGGATTCCATATTGATGCTTCGTTCAATAAACCGTTATCAAGTAAATATTGATACATTGCTAAAGAATAACCAGGGCAAGATGGATCTGATATAGGATTATCGCACGTATCATAAGTATATGAATAAATTATTACTGGATCCTTTATAACTCCATCGCCTTCAACTTCAATAGATCCGGTACCAAAATATTCTAATGGTATATCCGGTAAGTTAAATCTATTAATAATGGTATTACCAGGAAGACCAGACCAATCATCTGTATTACGATATAATAGCCCACCATTTATTGCATCTTGATTTTGAATATGGACCTGTGAATCTGTGGTGGGATCCTTTTCAATTGTATAACGATAAAATACACCACCAACCGTTAATCCTGTTTCCGGTGGTAATAAAGGAGTCATTTGCCAACTCAAGCCATTTTGAGCAGCATTATTACTTAATCCGTTTATAACTTCAGAGTAGCAATAAGAGGAGGAGGCTGCCAACAGCGCCACCACCAAGCCACTTCTTTTGAGTATCGTCAAGTTCTAAATCCAATCTTTGATTACTTTCAGAGCCAGGTATTCTATCTGGATCTGCTTCCCATGCATCTCTTGCTTGTGAACCAATTAAACCTTCATATGGACAAGGTGTTCCAGCATCAATCATAGCCTGGAAGATTCTTTCATCCTGACACATAACAGAAACGGCAGCAACTTTCATACCCATGTCAAACATAGTCTTTGCTAATTTTAATCTTTCACAGTTCATATCACGAACTGTAGCTCCTGCTGCCAAACCTAAAATTTGTGTTTGTACGGCACCAGAAACACCAACGGTACAAATATCAGAGTTTGATGTATTAATATTAGGAGCAATTGCAGATGGTGGGGGAGAATTCACTGTTGTTTCCATATTACCAGTAGTATTAACATTACTATTAGTATTTGATTCAGTACATATAAACCCTGCAGGGCATTCTGGAGTGTTTTGTGCGTATACTGCTGTGGAAACAAATAATGCTATAAGAATAATAATAGATCTTAGCATATAATATACCTTTATACTATAGAATTTTAATTGCATAATATAAAGAATATTCGAGTCGTTTTACTATTTATATATATACTCTGAGTTAAGTGATTCCTATATAATGACTTTGTTAAGTTCAGTATAGGAGAGAATTATGGTAAAAACTATAGATGAAGAAGCGGTCGAAGGTATCGACCTAAATGGTGACGGTCACATCTCAAAAGAAGAGATGGCGATGCATTTAGAGTTTAAAAGAAAAGCTTTAGAAGATAAAGACGCTCAAAGAGATGCCATTCGTAAGATGGCATGGTTTGCTTTAATAGGTTTATTGATTTATCCAATTGGTATTGCTGTTACATCTTTATTAGGTTTGGATACTGCAGCACAACTTATTGCTGATATTGCTCCAACTTATTTTGCATCAATTGCAGTTCTAGTTTCTGCATTCTTTGGTGCTGATGCTCTTAATAAGAGAAATTCATCTGAATAATATTTAAAAAATAAGGGACCGTTATAGGTCCCTTATTTCTACTAATTTTGAATATTTTTGTAAATCTTGTTTTCTATTATATTTGTCACAACTTATATTATAGTTACAAGAAATACAAGGTAATAAATCTCTGTTACCATTGACTAATCTTTTACGATATTTGTGTAATTGTTCATTATCTTCAATATAATCTACTATACTTTGTTCGTAGATATTACCAAGAGATATTTTTTCTTTCCAATCTTCACAACATAATCTATATGTTCCATCAATGTCAATAAACATTTTATGGAATATTACATCACATCGTTCATCTTCTGGATATTTATTGGTAGGAAATGATCCTGCTCTATTTGTAGCATTCGGAAACCATTCATTTAAATCTTTAGCTATAATCTTTATATTTTTATAATATCCATACTTATCATAAATATCCTGTGGATTACAATCATAGCAATTATAATGAATATCATGAAAATGCTTTAAAATAAAAGATTCATATTGCTTAAATCTTTTACCATTAGTATGCATTTTTAATTTCCAATTGTAACCTACAAATATGGAAACATATTCTTCAAACTGTGGGTGTAATGTAGGTTCACCTCTACCAGTTATTGATAATACTCCAGAAAATTTAGCTGATACCATTTGATCCCTGATTTCTTTTGCAACATCAAGGGACATATGTTCATTTAAATTAGGATATGATAGTGATCTAGGACAAAATACACATTGAAGATTGCATAATTCTGTCGGATTAATCTCTATTTGTTTTATTTCATGGAAGAAAAGCATGATTTTTAAAAGTTAAATTACCTGCAATTACTGTTTTTCTTTTATCGTATAGATTGGGGGTGGATCTATGAATCCACCATGAAGGAAAGAAAACCATTTCACCTTCATCCGCGGGAAAATTTTTTTTCCAAAATTCTGTACTATTTTCATTATAAGGTAATTCCATATAATACACTACACCGAAATGTGATCCAGAATGGATATGCCAATGGTGATCTACATTTGTATCATACTGTGCAAACCATGATTGGAGTTTATAATTTTCAACTCCAAAAATTTTACAAAAATCTTTTATGTAAGGTCGAATGAGACGATTCCATTCATCTGAATAAGGCGATTTTCTTTTAATATTTAATTGATAATCAGTTTTGGAAGGTTTCATAGGAAGTTGTTTTATATAATCATCATATTCACTAAGAAACCATTCCTTAATAAATTCATGTTCTTTTATTTTTACTTTATAGAAAAAATCGCTATCCATCTGTTTTAACAATTTTATAAGTTCCTTGTGGTAGATTCCAAGCTTTCATAAGTTCAAGATACATTGTAGATGTAAGAGTAACTATTTCCCAAAATTGTTTTTTTTCATTCCACTGTCGAATATGACAATAATCATCATACAGGAGAATTGAAACGTCATCCAATTCTCCTGTATCATCCAAAATGGTAATTAAGGATTCATCATCCTCCATTTCAATTGTAAACATTGAACTTTCTCCTGATGCCCAATCTGGTACCCAAGGATTACTATCAGTGTACCCTTTACTAATTCTTATATCTCTTCGAAGCTTATCATACATCGACATTATATTTAGATTATTCTATATCCTCGAGTTTCTTAATACCAAGTGCCCAGTTCTCTGCTGCATCTTCTACATATCGCATGGATTTATTAGGAAAATCTTCTACAAAAAATTGTTTACCGTTGTTGTCAAAATATTTAAGATAAAACATTTCTTGTTTATAATCTACATGAAGTTCACAATAACCCTTTCCAAAATCAGAATAGTATGTAGATATCTTTTTACCCATGTTTATTCCTCCGATTCAATTTCCTCAATTAACTGGTCTCTTAGCATCCGTGCATTTACATCCATTGGATCTTTAAGACTATTATTTGCAAACTTATATGCTAGTGTAATACGATCCTCTCCTGCATATGCAGCATGCCAACAATGGTGCTCTGGTTCATCCTTACGACCAAAATAAAAATGTCGGCATTGCCATCCTGGTACATCTTGAATAGTTACAATTTTATTATTTTGTTTATCATAATATTTAAAGTAACCATTACCTGTTTTAGACCAAGTAAAAAGAATCTGATAACAATTGGCATTCCAATTTGTATGCCAACCTACAAAACCCTTAGGTGGATAATAATTTGAAAGTGCTGCGTGTGTAGCACCAATTTCTGTAGTAAAATCTTGTCTTACTTTATTCCGTAATCCTAAAAACTTTTCAGGATTTGCTGTAGCCATACGTGAAATTGGTTGTGAAAAATGTTGCTCAGGAAATCCACTATGAGTTTTCCAATTTAACAACATCTGATCAAGCCATTCTCGGTCACAATAGTATTCAGGATCAGTTAATGCTTTTTCCCCATCATAGGTATGATAAGAATTATTGTTATATCCATCAATTGAAAAAAATTCATCAACAAATGCATTTAATTTATTTAAAAGATTTTTATTACGAATAACTACTTCAGTCATGTACAAATTCCTCAATCATCGGAAAAATCTTTGTAATGGCTTCAGCACATGCTCGAGCCAGATCAATGTGTTCTTTTTGCGTTCCGTTACCAGAGCGCAGCTCAATATAATGAACCCATGAACGAAGAGTTCCATTCACATAGAGTCTTGAAAGCGTATTACCTTCTGGAAGAATTACTCGTGCTTGTTCTTTAGCAATACCATTATCTATGGCCCACTTGTAAGCTTCCTTAGCAGCATTAATAACCATTTGCTGCTTAATTTCCCAATACATTTTTAATTCGCGATCATCAGTTTCAATTGAGTTCTGACGATTCTTTTGATCTTGTAGACGAGCTTCTCTCAGAACAAAATCGAGATCAGAAGTAGGATCAGCATAACGCTGGCTAAACTCTTGAAAACTAAAAGACCGATGGCGAAGGAATTGCCTTGCGATGTCTCTGGTCGTTTCGACTTCGATCGTTGCGCTTGCCATCTCGAGTGGAGACCAGTGCTTGTGTTTAACGAGGTATCGAATGAGTTTCTCACCTGTCTCCGTGTTAAGTTGGTTCGATGGATTGGAGACACGGGCGCAATACGCGATGAGATCTTGGACATTGCTAAAATCATCCTCAAATTCTTCTGCGGGTTGTGTATATCCAACTAGACGAGCTTTCATTATACTTTACCTTCCAATCTCTTAAGCCATTCACGACCGCTACGTTTCACACGAATCTTCCGCTTATTAGTTTCATTCTTATTTGGATTATCAATAGTAAACCAAACATCCTTGCCTTTACTGAGTGCATCCATTTTACGAAGCAATGTAAGCGCGGGATCTTTAATTTTTGTACTAATTGAACTTTTACGCTCAGCCTTTGATGTGTAGTTTTTACCGCTGGATTTTTTACCTTTAGCCATTTTATTGCTCCATAATTAAATTGTAATGATTTTTAATAAGTTGTTTTTTACCTTCACTCATACCGTAATGTAAAAAGTATGAATTTTTTAAAGAATGTAAATCTCTATTTGTAGCAAAAGTATTCCATTCATAATCTATATGAAAACTTGGTATTTGCATAATAGGTATTAGTCTTGCCAACATAGGTTCATCATCAATAAGATGATATTTATTATGCCATCTATAAGTAAGATGAGAATATTGATCTAATGATTTATACCAAGGAGTTTTATCATAAAAAGTATTCGGCCATTTATGCAAAGGGAACATATGATTATTGGTTTTCCTATTAAATAAAAGAACACCTGAATTTAGTGGCCTATTAAATTTATAAGAATCTATTTCAAGATAATCATTTACTATTGAATAATTTACACCTAGCCCCAATTTATCCTTATATTCATCAATTATATTTTTATTAAAATTATTTACTATAATATCACTATCTAAATAAAGTACGTGATCATATTCTTCTAGTTTTTCAACAAATTTATATCTTTCAAAATAAAAGTTATTTAAAGCAAAAGGTTTATAATTTTTAGATTCATATAATTCATTATGGTAATCAAAACCAAATTTATCACAATATCTTTTTACACTTTCAAAAGAATATTCATAATGATTAGAATTATAATTGTCTGGTATAATATAACACTGACACACTAATACTTTAGACATTATTACACCATAATTAAATTGTAATGCTGTTTTATATAGGATTTCATATTTGCTATATAATGTATAAAGTGTATGTTATCAGATAGTATATCACTATTTGTTCTATTTGTAAACCTATAATTATATTTGGAATGTAAATGACTTACTGGAATATTATATATTGATATTAGAAAAGTTAAGAACTTATCATCATTATGAAACCCAGATTCAAACTTACCTATAAATGACTCAAAATCTTCTAGATTTTTCCACCACTTTATGCTGCCTCTTGATTCTAAAAAAGAACCAAGTGAATATACACCATTATCAAAATACTGGTCATTTTTAATATAAGGAAGGTTCGCTATATTATTTGAATCTTTATACCATATTACAACGCCGGTATTTACACCAATAACTGAGTAATCATTTTCACCTAAAAGTTTATTACCAATTGAAGTATTTACTACTATTGACGTTTTATTCTTTTTATACTCCTCAACTACATTAGGTGAATCTGGTTTAATTAAAATGTCACTATCAACAAATAAAACCGCATCATAATCTTTTAGATATTTTATACAACGGAATTGTTCAAATTGCGGTTCTGGTATAAAAAAAGGTTCCCATTCTTCTGACGTTGGGTTATCAAAAATATAATCCCAACCCCACTTTTCTGCATATAGTTTACAGGTATTACTACTTAATTTCCAATATTCACCATAATCATTAATATATTTGTCTTTTGTAGCAAAAGACAATTTACTTTGATTTAAATGAAATTGATAAAGTAATACTTTCATTCAATTTTAAAATCCTTAAATCGTTCACTTACATTACCCTTGTCAAAAGCTGGGGTATCATCAACTAATGTTTGTTCACCCATATTTACATCACATAGTCGCATTTTACTTCTATCAACACCAATGACGAACCGCTTATTCATATTTGGATCGTTATATCTATTTTTAAGTTGTTTGACCATAATCTGACCTTGTTGCTGTAGTTCATCATTGGAAACTAGAGCAAACATTAGGTCCGCCGTTGCGGGTAGTCCAAAAGACTCGGACGTATCCTCAAGCCCAGGATCCGAGTTAGCATAACCAGAACGCGTCGTTTGCGTTGCAGAGACAATCGGTACATTGAATTCAACTGCAAGTCCTCTCATTTCCTCGGCAATGGCTTTAATATATGTATAGGAATTAATTGATCCTCCCATACCTTTCATACGTGATGATGCACAGATATTCAAATAGTCAATAAAGATAATATTTGGGATAAAGTTCTTTTTTAGTTTGAGTTCATTTAGTAGAGCACGGAAGTGTGAGGTATTTGCTTGTCCAGTAGGATATTCTTTAATGATAAGTTTACCATTACCCTTACGACTAATACTTGAGACTCTTTCCTTAAGCATTGATTTGGATAGAGTTTCCAATTGGTCAATAGGTACATCCAAGAGATTGGCATCAATACGTTCGGCAATTCTTTCCTCGGACATTTCCAATGTAATATAAAGTACCGCTCTACCTTGAACTAGGGCATTAGCAGCAACGTGACACATAAAGAGAGATTTACCAACCCCAGTACCAGCAAGAGCAATATTAAGAGTTTTGTTTGGTAGACCTCCCTTCGTAATCTTGTTAAAATAGTCAAGATCAAAAGGAATTCTTTCTTCTTGCTCATGGTAGAAATCGTATCGCTGTTCAACGTTTTCAATATAGTCGTGACCGATGTTGGTGTCAAACGATACCGCCAGGGCCTTTTGAAGAATGTCCGGTAGCGCATTTTTACTCAAGGCCTCGTGTTTACCATCAATGATGGAAATTGATTCCATAATGGCATTATAGACCGCACGGTCCTGACACCACTTTTCTGTAGTATCTATAAGCCACTGGTCATTTACATCTTCTTTAGTGAAGATATTAGGAATGATTTCCATGGCATGACGAAATTGTTCATCATTAAACTTATCACTATTATCTAATTCAATTTTAAATTCCTCAAACCGAGGCAATTTATTATATTTGGCAACATATTTGCCGATCTCTTTATAGAGAAGTCGATACACTCCCTCAAAATAATCAGGCTTCACAAAAGGAAGAACCTTACGCATGTAAGGTTCGTTGGTCAGTAGATTTCTTAGAATGGTTTGCTCGAGATTAATATTCATTCTTATTCTTTATCCATTGGTATTGAATTTTCTAATATACTATATAATACCATACCAGCATATTCTTGTAAACCCTGGTCGTCCTCATTTAGATCAGGGTTTGGTGTTGATACAATATGGAAATTAAATTTCAGATGTTCGCCATCTTCTGCTACCTGTAATTTATCAAAATAGAATACTGTTTCGACAAAGTCACCTTCAAGAATACGAATATCCCATGATTCTTTACCATCTCTATTTACAGGAATATATTGATAGTCTTTATTCTCCATTAAGTTCATTATATAAATCCTCGCACCTTGAAATACCAATAGCTACATCCAAAATATCCAAATCTTCGACAATAGTGCCATTTAATGTTTGAATAATAGTTCTAGATGATCCTCCTATATCACTAATACTCATATTCTGAGTTGCAGATACAATCATATCAATATTAACAAAATATCTATCACCATTAATATCAGTACCGGCTATATACCATAATCCTGCTAAAAGCATACACTCAATCATTCATCAATCTCCTCAACAATGGAATCCATATCAATTAGAGATTGATAACCAATTGAGTATTGTTTCTTTAGGAATTCCTTAAAATCTGTTCCAGTCATAATTGGTTGCCAGAACTCTTCGGTAAGAGTATCTTTTTCTCTGTATTTTTGACCAGTAAGCTCACCTGTTTCTCGGTCAACGTGTTGATACCAACCATTGGAAGGTTTGGCAACATATTGTCCTGCAATTGCAACCTCAAGCAATCCAGACCAACGTTGAACACCACCTTCCCAAGAAACAGAGATAGGAATCTTGGATTTTTCTTTTACATAACGAGATTTCTCTACGTTAATCACAAAGTGATAACCTTTGATTTCAGTGCCCTGTTTATCTTGTTGACGACCAAGGATCCAAATATTATCCGCTGAATAATAGATACCAGTACCACCAGATACAATATCTTTAGGAAACAAACCAATTTCTTTATATGTGTGATTAATTGCAATAAGCGGAATGTTTTTCATAGTCAGATATGGTGTGCACATACGGAAAAGACCTTTCAGAGCCTTTGCACGAGACATATCCGCAACCGATTTTTCATTGATTGCATCCTCAAGTTCTTTTTTGGATGCCAAGTTACCAATAGAATCAATAACAATAATTACATTATCTTTACGATCCAATTGTTCCAATTGACCGATAATATCAAACTTTAGTTCCTCAACATTAGTAACCGGTGTATGAAGCACACGTGCCGTATCAATACCAAATTGTTGGAAATAAGATTGCGGTGAACCGAATTCTGAATCATAAAAAAGCATAACAGCATCAGAATACTTATTCAAATATGCTGCAGCCATAAGAAGGGCAAATGATGTTTTAAAGTGTTTCGATGGACCTGCAAGAACAGTAAGCCCAGATGATAGACCTCCATCAACGGAACCAGATAGAGCCACGTTAATCATAGGCACATCGGTTTGAACCATATCCTTTTCATTAAAGAATTTGGATTCAGATAGAACAGAGGTCTCTTTTACCTTACTATTCTTTTTTAGTTTGTCCATAATACTCATAATTTATCCCTTCAACCAAATTTAATATTTTGTGCAATTTCTCTATCATCAAGTTCATATTGCTGACGATATTGATTATTAATTTTAATCACTTCTTGCAGCATTGTAAACCCTTTAAATTCCTTTGAGAATGCAGCGGTATCTTTTGGGAAACAAGCACCACCAAATCCACGTTTACCATCAAAACCAGGTACTCTCATATGGGAACTACCGATCCTTGGATCTTGTTCCATACCCATAATGATATTGTTGAACCCTGCGCCTAGTTCACTTGCAGCATCGTAGAGCTGATTGAAGAACGTTACCTTGGTTGCAAGGTAGGTATTGATTGCATACTTGATAAATGATGCTTCAACAGGGGCTGTAAAGAAAATATTATCCATATTACACATGGAAAAGAGTTTATAGATTGTTACAGCGGCATTATTTGCTTCTGGAGTCCCACCAAAAATGTGAACATCAGGATGTACAAATTCTGCAAATGCATTTTTCTCTGTAAGGAACTCAGGATTATATACTACTCTATGTTCAAGTTCTTTAAATTTAAGCGTGACCATAAGATTTTTGATAATACTAGGAGTTACAGTTGATTTGATAATAATCAAACATTGAGTATGCTGTGCTAGTTTCAATACTGCATCTTGTACAATTGTAGCATCAACTGCACCATTTGGAAGCATGGGTGTTGGTGCACAGATAAATGCAACGTTAGGTTCCCATTTAATTAAATCATCAATGGTGGTATTATAATTAGGATCTACATAAAACTTTTCTACCAATGGATGTGAAAATCCATAATCAACTGCTTTACCAACAAATCCGTGACCGACAATTCCGAGTTTCATTAATTTACTCCGTAATAAGATTTATACCAGGTAACAAACCTTTCAACACCAGTTGCAATATCGGTAGTTGGTTTATAACCCAATTTCTGTAGTTTAGTTGTATCTGACCAGGTAGCTTGTGTATCAGCAGGATGCATAGGAGCATAATCCTTGATTGCAGTCCGACCTAGATTCTTTTCAATGTGATCAACAAATTCCATAAGTGGAACTTTATCACCATAGCCAATATTATAAATTTCTTTTTCACCAGCATTATTTTGGTCAAGGCAACGATATGTGACAATTTTAATACCTTGGACAATATCATCAACATATGTAAAATCACGAATCATATCGCCGTTATTATATAGAGTGATTGGCTTACCATCCACAATGTTTTTAGTAAATGTGAATAGAGCCATATCTGGTCTACCCCAAGGACCGTAAACCGTAAAGAAACGAAGTCCGATAGCATTTTTGAGAGTACTTGCCATAAACTGACATTCGTTTGTGGATTTGGAATAACCATACGGATTCAATTGGTAGCCGGTTTTTTCATCCTCTTTCCAAGGCAATTGATTACCAGCCATGGTACAAGAAGTTGAAGCATAAACTACGTGTTGAACATTATTTGCGGTACATGCATCAATAAGATTTTGTGTTCCGGTAATATTATTATCAATGTATACTTGTGGATTTTCTAGTGAGTGACGAACACCAGCATAAGCACCAAGATGGATCACAAGATCAGGATGATGTAGTTTCATAAAATCATGAACATCACTCTTATCTTTTAGATCACATTTGGCAATACCAATTCCAATTTCGGCAAGTTTTCTGGCTCTAGCACGTTTAAGTGCTGGATCATAATAATCATTAAAATTATCAAGACCAATCACTTCATGCCCATCTGCATGCAAACTTTGTGCCAAATGAAAAGCGATAAACCCGGCACCGCCGGTAATTGCAATTTTAAACATAATGGATTCCTTGTTGTGATATAGGTATTCTATCACAAATATACATTGTTGTAAATACTTATTTTGTTAGAATTAATGTTGTTTGTGAATCGTGATAATCACCACTTTCATAATAATCACGAACCGTAACTTCTTTACTCATATAACCATTTGGTAGTTTTCTGTAGGTTACAATTTCCCTACGAACAACACCTCTAATATCTGCGTCAAACGCGTTTTTAAAAGGACCTTCAGTCATTTGTTTTCCCCTTCCGCTACTCTTTTCCTTAGATCACTTGAACTGAATCTGTGTGCTCTATTATTAAAATATAATTGAATACCTTTACGTTTACAAACATCTTTGCCGGTAAAATCCTTATCTCTATATTCAGAGCCCATAATTTTTACGTCAATATTAAACATTTCCAAGATGTCAACAACATCTGCTTCTGATTGGTAGCAAATAATTTCATCGACATATTTTACACCTGATAGTTGAACATAGCGCTCAACCAATGTTTGTACGGGTTTATTTTTCTCTGGTCTATCAAGTGATGGATCTACTTGGAGACCGCAAATTAGATAATCACAAACGGTTTTTGCTTCACGAAGCATTGCCACATGACCAGCGTGAAGTAAATCAAAAGTTGAAAATGTAATACCAATTTTCATTGCACATATTTCCTTAGAATAGACCAAGTTTCTTGCCAATTTTTAATATGATGGATATCACCACCAGAATTTATAGTTTCCAAAGCAAGGGTGTAATCGTTGCCATCTGGATTCATTTTATCACCAAAAAAAATTACTTTATCATGCGGGCTGAAATCTTGAATAATTTGTGATTTATCAAAACCTTTCATAACAATATCAATTCCGGTTTCCCCAGCAACTTTAATATCATATATTTTATCATATATTTTAGTTAATGTAAATACAATTTTTTCTCTTTCATTTTTATGCTCGTCCCACTGCTTGTACATAGCTCTATCTTCCAGTGTTGCCCCTCGGCCGAGAATACTAAAATTGCAAAGTCCAGGTCGTATTTCTATATGATTACCTGTTTTCTTATAAAATTTACTATCCTTTAAAATTCTTTTTAAATCTTTTAAAAGATGTTCTTCCATATTGAATGAGTTTGTATAAAGATTATTATCTTTTTCCCAAACATCATTACCGGAACATTGATAAACCTTCTGACATAAATTATATAGAGAGGTACCAATTTGCTCAAGCGTTTTTATTTTATCACTACCAGTAACTAAATAAACTGGATTTTTACTAGCAAAATCCAGCATCCAATTTTTAAAATCCGGATCTATGATACCTCTTGATGGTGTTAAAGTTCCATCTATATCAAAAATATAACGATTCATTTTTAATATTAATCCTATACATTTCTATATGCATACTCCAATGCGTTTTCAGCCTCAACATCCAAGGCTCGGTTTTCATATTTACGTGATGTATCCATATCCAATTGCCGAATTAAGGTCACTATTTGTTGGGATGTAATAGGATAATTCTCTTTAATTGCATTCATTGCAATGGACACCATAATCTTATATAGCATACCATAACGACCGGTGCCATCAATGGTAGCAATTGAATTCCAGTCTCTAATAATCTTTTTGTTTATAAATGGGCAATCCTGATAACCATTCCAATAGATACTGGTATTTTCCATTGCCGATTTACGATGTTCAATAATCTGTCTGCGCCATTCGTCTGGTAATCTATCAAGAAAGTTTTTGGTAGATTTATCTTCGTAGGGATACTTATCTAAAAGATCATCGACAGCAATAGGCCGGCCAGTATTAGTGAAGAAAAAATTGTAAGCATCAGCATATTTCGCAGGGATGTAATACATTCTTGAAAAGGTCTTAGTTTGTCTATCTCCGATTGAATCAAGTGCTGTGTTAAGTGCATACCAGAAATGTTTAATCTCCGATCCCTTAACATCTCTCTCAAGTCGGAAAACAAGTCGGAACTTTGGATGTACTTCATTACTGCTAGCTGTTGAATAACAAATGTAATCCCAATCACCAAACCTAGAACAAAGTTCATTTTTTAAATCCCCATGAAAAACATGATTATCAACATCAATAGCAGCCCAACCTGCCCAAGCAATAACATTTTTGTTTGCCCGTGTGGTTCCAATCTGATAAGTAGCCGGAGAAATAAGTTCCGCATCCTTTTTACCTTTCAATGGTCTCTGTGATAGTTTATACAGAAAATTAGTAAATTGATCCCAAGAATCAATATCAAGACGACGATGCGTCTTGTTATCATACATGTTTTTAAAGATCGTTATACTATACATAATATAAAATTCAATCCGAATTATTCTTCGGTTTCATCCACCCAGAATAGTAGACTATTTGCATTACGATCAATGGCTGGATACCAAATTGATTTCTTACGTTTCCGAGGTGGTATAATATTAAGTTGATCCACCAATTTGGCAAAAGCCTCAAGATCCTCTTTAGTGCGGAATCGAACCGTAACCTCTTCAAATGCCTCTTTATCCTCTTGGACAAACTCAGGCATATCATCCCAATCATACGGCGTGGTATTATCTTCATCATCCAAAATCAAAAATAGATTTTGGGATACTTTATCAACGTTATTCGCTCCCATTTTTTCCTCTTACATTATTAAAGAAAATTTTAGAATATTGTTCCTCGGTAATTTTATTAAGTTTCATACCATATTCATTATTACCTTTACGGATATTTAGACCCTCTTTTTTGATGGGCTTTTGAATAAATTTAGTATAATCAACCTGGTGGTGCCAACGTCCCCACTTTTGTGTAACCTTTACAATATCTGGGTGTTGTGCCGCAAGTGAATCGGCAAATTCCCTACGATTATCAAAGTTATCCTTATTACCAACGTTATACACTTCCTCAGTATTACCACCTTTCATTGAGTGTGTAGCGGCTTTACCACAAAGTGCGAAGTTGAAAAGGAATGTACACCAGTCATCTTTTAGAATACGAATACTGAGATCGGTATCCTCATTATACTTACCACGCCAACGATGTGAAATATCATTAGAGTTTAAAATACAACTGTAGATACGAGTATTTAGATAGTATGGTGGTCGTTTAATATCCGAAGGGCAGAAGAATGCATAGTTCATACCAGATTGTTTTACATTGGTATAACGATCAGTAAAGTCCTCAACGGCACGAATGACGGCACCTGTAGTCACTGGACGTTTTTTATTTCTATTCAAACGATAGAAATATCTCATATTATCATCCATAATCCAGTGACGTGCATGTCCTTCCTTGATTGAGTGTTCCCAAACAAAGTTTCGTGCAGGGATAGAACCACCCACACGTCCTTCGGTATCTGGATGTGCATACAATGGGTTTTCTCTAAACCCAGGTGGAAGTGTTAGGATTTTCTTAGGATCAATGACCGCTGCATATGCATCATATTCGGATTCCTCAATAACAATCCGATATGGAACATTGATTTCCTCAAGTGTTTTTGAGGTCAGACGAGAGTCCGCCCGACCTTTTGAAATGATATAAATTGGATATTTTGGTTGTGTATCCATGGTAACCTCACATTGAATAGATCCATTATAATATTATTTAGCAAAAATGTAAACTACAAATCTGCTTCTTTTACAAAAATTCCATCAATCATTCTACCCTTGCGGTCCTTGATATCATCATAGGCAACCTGTAGACATTCTTCCATGGATAGGTTATTGCGGGTCATAATATTAATAAGAACAACCATCATATCACCAATATCGTCACGGATATCCTTACCCTTGCAGATGCTATCAGATAGTTCACCTGCCTCTTGGATCAATTTCATATATTGGTCCTTATCAGTGCTGCCATCAATAAGATTACGATCACGGTGCCATTGGGCAATTTTTTCAACGAGTTCCATAGTTTCTCCTATACAAAGAATGAGTCAAGGCTTGCCGATGGTTCTACTTCCCATCCGATGGCATCCAGAATAAGTTTCAGTGGTTCAATAAATGTTTTTTCAAACTGAGTATCATAATCAACATATTTTTCAAGCTTAAATTCCGCAGGTAGATAATCAGGAAAGGCGATAATATTTTCCTTGATTGGGTTGGGCATTTTAAGATAGCAGAATTTGATTTTTTCGCCGTTTTGGATTGGCATAATTTTTTTATCCAATCCTCTTTGTTTCAGCTCGTTATTATATAGGAGACTACCCCGGACGTGAATTGGTGTGCCTTTTTTGTAAATTGTCTTTCGGTCAAACCAATCACTCACATTGGATACACCACGGGGAAATGCAACCATATGTGGAGGATATTGTTTAAATTCATTTTTAAATTCAAGGATAAACTTTTGTGTTTCAGCCTCAGATCCATTTACAATAATTTTAAAGGCATCTTTAAATTTGTCTCGGACGATTTGTGGTGTGGATGATTTAATCGCCTCAATGCCCATAATCTTAAGTTTAGGTTCGGCATATTGCACACCCTCATTGTTATGAACATTAAGGATATATCTCTTTTTGGCAGTCCAGATACCACGGTCAGCAATGGATTCACGTTTCATAACCATCCGGTTTTTATATGCATTTGTCTTTTCAAACAAATCGGCATAGGCATCCAATAGAACTTTTTCAAGATGTTCGGAACAAATCTTATCCAATGCAGCAACTGGATTTTTGGGTTTGAGTTTTTCAACTAACGGACCTAGATTAAGATATAGCGAATCCGTATCAATGGCAATAACATAATCAAAATCATTTGTTTTAAGAATTTTATTTAATTCATTATTGATTGCTCTTTCCGCCCAACGGATTGCCAATTGACCTGAAAGTGTAATACCTTTTGCCAAACGAATGTCAAAGTATCGGAAGTGCTGATTACCAAGAGCACCATACAAAGAGTTCAAAAGAATTTTAATTGCCATTTGGCGATTTTCAAGTTGATTGATTTTACGTTCTAATTCAACTGATTTATTTTTTTCATACTCTTGTTTTGCCGACAACATGGCATTTTTAATTGTTGTCCGCTCGGCATAATACGATTCAATGATTAAGGGCAGAATACCTTGGAAATCCTTACGATATGTAGATCCATTTGCGGCTACAGCAAATTCACTTTCAACCTTTTTATTTAGCATGAGATAATAATCAACATTATCTGGCTCTGTTTGACCCACCAATGTTTCAGGCGACATGTTGTATTGAACAATAAGATTTGGATAAAGTGAATTAAGGTCAAATGATACAACCCACTCGTGTTTACCCACCTGCGGATCTTTTACATAACCACCTGGGTAATCACTTTTTGATGTGTGTATATTAGGCGGAAGTGCAATTTTCTTTTTATTCAACTCACGGTAAATAATTGAATCCCAAATGGCAGTTGTACCAAATGTGGTTTCCAGGTTCACACCAGCCTTATATGCCATGGTCAAAGCAAGGCTGATAAGTCCCATCTTTTCCTCTAGACGATTCACAAGTTGAACGTCCTTGATGTTATAATCAATAAATTTTTGGTGGTTGGTTTGATACAGTGTGTATAGGTTACCAACCTCTTCGTACGAGAGCTTACGGTCGCCTAGCACCACATTAGCCACGTGGTCGAGCTTATATGATTCAAGAGTACCATACGAATAACCAAACTTTTTGAATAGTTCTAGATAATCAGCCTGTTGAATGCCTACAATATCATACCCATAGTTTGTTTTATTCTGAACGGTAATATTGTTTTCATTTACTCTATTCCAAGGCGAGAGTCTTTTGGCCGCTTCCTCCGATCCAATTTTACGAATACGATTTACAATATATGGAACGTCAAAAAATCTACAATTCCAACCGGTAATAATATCAGGACGATTATCGCACCAATATTTGTGAAACCTGGCAAGCAACTCTTCTTCAGTAGCACATTTATGATACTGGATTAGATCACCATACATTTCAACTTCACATTTGGTGTAGTCATAATCACCGAGACCCCAAACGTGATAAATGGATGATTTGCTGGATTTTAATGCAATTGAAATAATAGGTTGTGAAGCTTCCTCGGGTCGTGGAAAACCATCATCTGATGCAACCTCAATGTCAAAATTGACAATATTAATATCGTTAATGTCCCAAGGAATTTCATTGGGAAAGCGCTCTGTAATAAATTGTTGAACAAAATTTGTATTACCATATACCTTGAACCCTTCGACTTCCTCGTACCGATTAATGAAATCGGTTGCTTCACGCATGGATTCAAATTGGATTGGTTCAACCGGTGTGTTATCAAGTGCAATCCACTCGGTTGGTTTATTTGCTTTTACAAAAAGTGTTGGTTTAAAGTGAACTTTATTTTCAATGCGGTATCCACTTTCATTATATCCGCAATACAAAATCTGACTACCGTAACGATTTACAGATGTAAAAAATTTCATATGTCCTACCTATGATACATAAACCTATCTCGTGTATATTATATAATACAAACGAGTCAATGTAAATAAAAAAGGCGGCCGAAGCCGCCTAATTTTATTCCTTGGTAGAGACGAAGGTGTACATCTCTTTGGCTTTTGCCATTAGGTCATCCATCGAATACATCTGGACGGCTTTCTGGTATTCTTCAACTTGAAGCTTGCCCTGCTCCATCATCTTGGTGGCTGCTTCAATATTAAGAGCAGTAACTTGGTCAAGATACTCTTTTGCAAGAGTAATCATTTCTGCACGGATTTCAAAAGGATTCTTTGCCATTATTTACATACTCCACGGAAAGGCTTCATAGCACCTTTCATTTCAACTGACATTTTTTCTACTGATTCATCCATGCTCTTCAGTTGTTTACTGAAAAAATTGAATGTATACTGATTGAGTGCATTTGAATATGACTTCCAGCCTTCAGTCTTAAGATCAATAAAAGCATCCATCATCTTTACGTTGTGTTCAATGAGTTGGTTAAAGTTGTAAACCATTTCTTTTTTCTCCTGTGTGTTTGAGAGATCTTCTCCGTAGTACGGAACGTGTGCCATTTTTACTCTCCTGTGTGTTTATATTTTAGAAGTATTCTTTCAATACCTCTATGTGATCATGATATTTAGCCATTTCTTCAAGTTCTTTTTCAATAGCTTCCATAATATCTGGGTGTTCACCTACGCCAACTGGATTAGCAAGATAAACCTCCACATTCATGCGATGTTTATTAATATGTGCCATGGCATGATCGTGAATAACTTCAAGCATATTAGATCTAGATAGTTGCATAATGTATCCTTTCACTTTAATAAAGTGAGGGGCTAACCGTTGGCCCCTCTCGGATCTATTAAGCGATCAACCTTTTGTTTTGTTCTCAGAATCTAGTTTACGTTCTAGAATCATATGGAACAAATCAATCTCACTGTAACTAGCAAAATCTCTATTTTGTTTTAGATATCTTGCCAATTCATAAGCTGCTTGTTTTTCTCTTGCTTCTACATAAGCATTAAAGAGAATAACAAAGAAATTACCCAACCGTACTAGAAGACCCGCCAGTGCCGATCCAAGGGGTTTCAGTGAGTAGTTGTTTAGTGTCTGTACTAATTGTGTCATTTGATAATCCCTCGTAATGACCGATTTCGATTTTACGAGGCTTCAGTTCTTCAGGGACTACATATTTCAATTCAACTGACAATATTCCGTCTCTGAGATCTGCTCCGTGTACTTGAACGTGTTCGGACAGCCTAAAGGTGCGTTTGAACTTCTTTGTAGAAATACCACGATGAATGTATTCGCGACCTTTGCTAGTATGTTCACCCGTAATTGTAAGAGTACGATCCTTAACTTCTATTGAGAGCTCTTCTCGAGAGAAGCCTGCAACAGCTAATTCGATCAGATAGTCTGTCTCACCAGTTTTAAGAATGTTGTGAGGAGGATAGTGATCATTAGCATGACGAGCTACATGTTCGAGCTCATTAAATAGATGATCAAACCCTACAAAAGATGAACGGGGAAATAGTGATGTAACGCCTGTCATAGTTATCTCCTTCTACAAGCAAGATTAAATTTCGAGCCGGAGTATCCGCACTCGTTGTTATTTATATAGTAATTCCATTATATCATGTTAGGATTACAATGTAAACCTATTTTTATTGATGAGACAACAAAAACTAATTGTAAATCTTTCTGTTGTACCTACCACCTTATGTTCTATCGGACTTGGGACGAACATTAAATCTCCTGGATTCATTTCAATTGTACTACCATCTTTAAAATACCAAGTAGTATTACCTATAATATTCATTGCCACTAAATGATAATCGTCGTAGTGCCAATTATAACCAATTGCATTATCAAATCCTATGAATCCTACTACATTCAGCTCACGACTTTTAAAAGGTTCAAATTTCTTTAAATTTTTTGAAATATTTTTTATTATTTGAGGGCAATTATTTTGTTTTTGTAAGAAATGGACCTCAATCATATCAATTTCAGATCTATAAACTTTATCGTTTGAATTATCCAGATTATTTAAAAAATCCATTACCTCTGTCATATCTTCAAATGAGTTGTCTTTTGACAAAGTTATATTTCCTAATAATTTAGGTCTTTTATTTATTAGTAATTCATGTAATATATTAAAATCTATATTATGCATCTATATAACTTGATGGATTATGTTAAGATTACAATGTAAATTTTTTATAGATAAGGATCAACTCTAACTTTTTTCCACATTTTTAATGATTGATCTATAAAATCAAAATCTAAATTAGATCCATATCTATTTTCAATAAAATATTTTATTGAATTATAATCGTTATATAAAATACAATCAAAAAATGGAAAATTTTCAAGAAATGGATATCTATCAAATTGCTCTTCAATAATAGGAGGTTCGTTTAAAATATTATCAGGAAACATTCCTATAATTCTATTTACTTTACGAATTAAATTTCTTGCAAATTTTGTTTCAGGATTTAAATCTAAAAAATTCCAATATTCATATTCAGATAACTTTTTCATTTTTTCAGGATCAATTGTCCAGTGATTTGAAAATATAAAAAGGATATCTTTATATTTTTTATAAATTTTTGGTTTATAATTAATAAATAAAGGCCAGGGTTTTTCCAAAAATATCATATTATTAATTATTTGACATTTATATAAATCTATTATACTTTGATACGATAATAAATTGACTGTAGGGAATTGAGAATATATTTTAATGGGAGGTTTATATGCACTTCTAGAAAAAAAAATATTATCATTATTACCAATTTTTCTTGTAACAAGAGAATCATTTGATAAAATATTTCTTGTTTTAGGACAAGAAAGAGTAATCATACTTTGAAAAAATTCACCACCTGCGCCACACTCATAATTATAAAAATCAATTTTTTTTGGTATTTTTAATAATTCAATGTCATAATTCTCAGACATAAAGAATCTCAAATATATGTTGATGGGTCAGGATTATTTTCAACCCCAAATGAAAATCCTACTCGAGGGTCTATAGGTTCTACTAAATGATATGTACCCCTTGGCACCCAAATCCATTTACCCGGCATAAATTTTTCCTTAAGAATACAACTACCTTGATCTGGTGTTATATTTGTTTTATTTGAATCGGATTTCCATATACTCCATTCGATATTACCAATAACTTGAAGATATAGAACATCCATTCGATCTTTGTGTATATCAAAACTTTTACTATACTCAGTAAAACCGCAATATGCATGACATGAAATATGATTTTTATAAAAAGTATTTTTTAAATCTTTTATAATATTTTTTGCAAAATCTGGTGTAGATTTCCGAGCTTCCATTTTGGTTAAACCTAAACGTCTATTTTTAGGTTCCCATATTTTAAATTTCTCTGGTTGAGTATTCATATATGATATAAGATCATACATATCATAGTTCCAGTCTGGGGTTGTATAACCTATAACTATCTCTCGATTTCTTATTGATTTTAAGGCATTTTCATTAAACATCATAGATATGGCTCTATTCTTAGTTTTTTATAATCAATAAGTGCCTTATCAATAAATTCATAATCCAAATCAGGGCCATAACGATTTGTAATATAATTTTTTATTGAATTAAAATCTCCGGTTGCCATGTAGTCCATAAAAGGAAATTTTAATTTTATATTACTAAATGCTGAGTGATTAAACTGCATCTCTACTTTTTTAACATTTGTTATAAGTTTATATTTTTTACAAAAATTTAAAACTAAATTTCTACCTTTTTCAGTTTGAGGGTCTAAGTTTATAACATTCCAGTATTTTTCTTTTTCAAATAATTTTAATCCAAAATTTTTAGATTCAAAATTTTTGGTTTTAATTAATAAAGGAAGTTCTATCCAGTGTGTAGATAGTATAATATTAACACCTTTAAACATATTAATATTTTCCTTAAACTCGTCTTTATTTCTGTTTGGTAACATAGATTGAAAAATACCTTGAAATAATAACATTTTACAATAATTAATTCTATCTAATGGACTCATGAGATGTCCTAACATTGTAAGTAGATCTACTTCATTATAAAACTCATTATTTATATTAAGATTTAGAAATTTAAAATTTTCATCATATGTAAAATATTGCGGTCTATTATATCTCATTAAACCTTCATCATTTTTTAAGCCATCAAAATATTTTAATTTTAATATTTCTCTTGTTTTTTTGTGTGATAAAGCTATAAGAGATGTAAAAAATTCCCCACCACTACCTGGTGCGTAGATATAAAAATCTATATTTTTTGGTATGGAAAGTACTTGATCTACTATATCCATTTTTAACTATTACCAATATTATACTTTGGACAAAGCTCCCATTCTGATTTTTCTTTAAAAGGAATAATTTTAATTTGTCTTAGTGGTGCACACTCTAATTCTTTTTTAACTGCAAAGGAAATTAATCCCCAGTCACTTAACAAAGTTGCAATTGTATTTCTACGGCTAATATCATTCTCTTCTAAGTTTGCTTTTTTACCATCAAGTAAAAACAACTCTTTAAAATGGACAATAAAATATCGTCCTTGTTTATGGAGAATATGACAACTTTGGAATAGTTTTTTATCTTTACGAGATGCAACACCAATCCTGGTCAGCGTCTCACGTACCTTTAAAAAGTCATCAGGTTCGTTCAGTATAATTTCCAACATATCAGTTGGAGACCATTGTACTATATTATTTTGTTCTTCCACCTTTGCTCACCTTTTTTCTTAGTTCTTCTATTTGGCTAGGCGATAGAAGTGTAAGAGCTTGGCGAGCCTTTTCATTACTGTAGCCATAATACTCTTTAACCACATCAATATCACTAACTAGTTCAGGTTTGTTCCATTTAGAGAAACGTTTCCGTTTCCTAACAATATTTATAAGGAAGTGAAATTGTAGTTTTTTGTCAAGATGATGATACCGATTCATTTCATTGGCAAAGAATACAGTGTCCTGAAAATAAGATAGTGAACGATTAGTCATAAAAGGATTATATGCTTTTTCGGCAATATCATCGTGCATGATATCTTGTTTGGTATCATTAATTGAATTTAGATATTCAAAGGGATTCATGCCTGTACAGCTCCAAACTCTAAAGCTCTAACCAAAGTTTGCATTCTCATAACATCCATTGTAATATCATGCGCGGGATCATGAGCAATAAAAAGTGATTCTAATCCTTCTGGAATAAAAGAATTTTTAATATCTGTTCCCCAAGCCATACCATCAATAAAAGACCGGGTATCTCTATTTTGCCAATGTTCCCAAGGTATTACTTGACTATATTGTAAACCAATATAATCAAGAATAATAGGGTCAAAAGTATTACCACGGGAAAATACTTTATCTATTTTAGTATTACCGATGTATTTACTAATAAAAGGGATACACTCAGATAGCAATTGATCATTGGTCGATGGTTTTAATTTAGCTCGAGCCTCAGCAGATTGTTCTCCCCACCATTTTAAGGTATCAGGATTAATTTTTCTTCCATGATTTTTTACCTGATCCTCAACATTAAATTTAATAAGCCCTACGTTATCCAAAAGTTCTGAATACTCATAAGGTTTATTATCGGTAAATTTGACAAAATCAAATTCAAGAATTGCCATTGATATAATGGGTGCATTAATTCTATCGGTTGATAGTGTTTCAAAATCAAATATGTAGTTCATTAATACCATCCATTATCATAATCAATTTCATAAATTTTTTTTAATTTTTTTATAGTATTATCTGATAGAGCATTTGTATTTAACTTATTTTTGGAAGGATTTTTATGAATATTATCTATTCTATCGAACCAAATATAATTATCTTGTAAATATTCTATCATATTTTTAAATTCTTTTACATAATAAATTTTATCATACACATTGGAATTGCCCATCCAAAATGTTTGGGGTAAAAGGTGGTGATCAACCTCATTAATTTCCAAATTTATATTAATCAAAAATTCTTCTATTAATTCTATTGATGGTTCTATTATATTCAGCCGAGTTTCTAATAAGTATTTTACCGCAGATAATGCTCTATCAATAGGATCTCTTTTTAATGCAATTTTATAGGAATTATATCTAAATAACAATAATCCACTTTTTTCATCTATTTCTTTTTTTTCCATTAATAAATCATATACAAATTTTCTTTTACTAAAGGTCATAGGTGAATCTATACCATAATGTAAGAGACTATATGCATATTTTAAAGATGTATTTGCATTCTTAGGACATAATCTTATATCAATTTTATTATCAAAATAAAGTGTACGATACCCTTTTAAAGGATTATCTCTTATATCATTTGATTCCTTAGTAATCTCTGGTGTTTTTTCATACATTATGTCAATTATATTTGACATTATAGAAATTCTACCCCAGCCATAATTTCGGTCATACATGCAACCATATTAAGCTCATGATCGGCTACAAAAGAATCTTTGTATTGATAATCTGCAAGGATAAGAACCAATTGTGGAATTGAGTGTGGTTTCACATATTGGAACATATTATCATAGAGTGAACGCATAATAGCAGCGGTATCCACATCCATATTATTTACAACCCAACCACGCATTTTCTTAAAGTCTTTATCTTTAAGATACATAAACAGATCATTATAATTGCTAATGTCCTCTTTATGCGCCGATTCACCGGTACTTACTCTTCTCTGCAATTCATTAATTACACGGCGCCAATCTGGTGCGTGTTTCATAATAAGATTTGCAATATCTTTCTTACCGTAGTCAACATTCTCTTGATCAAGAATGTACTCAATTCTTTTCATAAATTGAGCGGCAAGTTCTGCCATTTCCTTTTTGGTGGTATTGAATTCATACACACCACACCGAGAATGGAGAGGTTCAATGATACGATTTTTAAAATTACAGGTAAGGATAAAGCGACAATTATTACTAAATTCCTCAATAAACCCACGGAGAGCAGGTTGTGTTGATTGAGGGTTAAGGTAATCAGCTTCGTCAAGGATTACAACTTTATAGCCGCCTTGAAGTGAAACTGATGAGGCAAATTGTTTTACCTTACCACGGAGGGTATCAATATTACCTTCTTCGGATCCGTTAATAATAATATAGTCAAGACCTAGTTCATTACACAAGGCTTTGGCAACAGTTGTTTTACCAAGACCTGCTGTGCCGGTAAAAAGCATGTTTTGCATCTCACCAGAATCAACTACTTTTTGGAAGGTATCCTTAAGAGGTTTTGGTAGAATTGTATCTGCAATTTTACGAGGACGATATTTTTCTACCCAAAGAAAATCATTAGACATTATAAGCCCTTTTCATTATATAGTGCATACATCAATTTTATATCATTTTCTTATACTTGTAAACTCATTTATTACGTCATACATTATTTCTTATGCACGTTAGTATTGAACAACTTTTACAAGGATTTAAAGGCTTTTTATTTTTTATGCCTTCTTTATATTTTTTTAGGATATTATTTTTTTCATAATAACTTATAATATCTTCTTTAAATATGTTACCTAATACTCTGCCCGACCAATCATTACAACATAAATTATAATTACCATTCCAATCTATGTAAATTTTATTATCTATATAATAACATTTTTTACCATCGTGATAGGTTGCGTGTTTATAATTAAAATGTTTTTCATAAATGGGATTTTCTATAGATCCTGCTCTATTATCAAGAAAGGGATAATTACTATTTAAAAATAAGGTTCCATTTATAAAATAGTGACGGACAGTGCCACCTTCTTTTTCATTATCGGGTTTCATAAAAACAAGTTTATTTTTAGAATTATATGTTTTTATTTCTGAAATTGCTTCTATAAAATCTGCATCATTATCAGAATATACTGCCCATCTTATTTGTTTAATTTTATGGGAAATGTGTTTAATTTTTTTTAGTTTTATCCCATTAGTATAAAGAACAATATTATCTATATTATATGATGATATAATCTCAATTATCTTATCAAATTCAGGATGTAATGTAGGTTCACCTCTACCTATAATTCTTAAACTTCCATTGGTAATAAAATCTTTAAAATTAGGTAATTTTAAAATTTGGTTACAAATTGCATGAATGGTATCCGAACTCATATTTAAATTTTGATTCGGATACCATGTAGATCTAGGACAAAATCCACATTTAAGATTACATAATTCTGTAATATTTAATGTAATTTCGTTTATCATTAACTATTTGATGCGTTCTCAGCCTGCCATGCTTCTGCAAGTTGAATTAGATGAGCAGCTTGATCCCTCAATCCGCCGATGGTAGAAAGTTCCTCACCCTTAAATGCACCACGTTGGGTAAGAGTATCAATTACTGCAATTGTACTACGTGCTACACGGTTGGAAAGATCGTAAATTTGTGAATGATTTTCTTGATTTGCAATTTTAGTTGCCATTATTAAGCTCCATATTTAGATGATTTTTCCAAGGCAATCCAATATTCAACCTTAGAATCTTTGTTAATAAAATGTGAGATAAGTTTAGATGAAATTTCCACTTGATAGTCATTAGGAATGAGTTTTAGATTTGAAATTGTAATAATAAAATCAAAATCAGAACCTTCATAAGATCCATCAACATCAATAGTGAAAGAGTTCGAGGTCGGATTATCCTTATCAAATACGGTCAAACTAATTGCACCATTATTTGGTCGGATAGAAACAACATCATGACCAAGAGCAGAAGCCGCTCTCTTGAGTTTATTTAGAGTGTCATTTGTGAGGTTAAATCTAACCTCAGTCGAAGGCATTGCAATATCCTTATTGGACGTGGTAAGATAATCCGTATCCGTAAAGAAATATTTTACCTTTGACAAACCTACGTTGTCATTTACAACAACATATTTATCATTGAAGGTAAGTGAATGTTCATCAACAAGACCAAGGACATTCAAAAACTCATTAAGGTCGTAGATACCAAACTTTACTGGAAAGTCAAGATCTACAATTGCCTTACCAAAGATATTTTTACCTTCGGAAAGTGTTCGAATGACGTTACCTTGTTCGATAACAATATTAGGATTAATTGTTGCAAAGTTTTTTAGCACTTGCATTGCTTGTTCGTTCAGCTGCATAATATGTTCCTCACTTAATTTTGCTGAAATTTTTATCTTTTACAAACTCAATTTTATTTTCAAATTTACCGTCCAGAATATCCCCTTTATGCGAAATAACAAAAACATTTGTATTATCATCAAGGCTGTAGATAATTTTCATTAGATTGTCCACACCTTCATAGTCAAGAGATGAATCAAATGTTTCATCCAAAATCAATAGATTTGTAGCAATTGAATTTTTCATTTTAGCTACCTGGCGCCAAGTGAATAGTAGAGCCAGGTCAATGCGTTGTTTTTCACCTTCAGAGAACGAATCATACGAAAAACTATCTCTATGTCTAGATCTGATTGATTCCGTAAATGCTTCATCCAAATGGAAGTGTACAAAAAAGTCAAGCGTTTGTAAATATTGATTTACCAATTTATTGATGACCGGAAGATACTGCTTCACAATCTTTGTTTTGATACCAGTATCTTTGAGCATTTCTGCAATAGCTGCATTATATTGGTATTGTTCACTATGCTTGAGCTTCTCCTCAAACCTAGAGTCTTTTTCATCAATAAATTTTTGTAGATCATTTTTAGCCAGAGATATGTCACTGGTTGTATCTGTAAGATTTTCTATTTCATCGTGAATCAAATTAACTTGAGAATTGATCCGATGAATGGTTTGTGAATTATTGTTCAATTCATTCTGCCATGTATTTATATCGGTAATTCTATCTTGTGCGGTTTTTAATTCTGATGCAATATTTTCAATCTCTGTGTTAAGTTTTGATAGAGCATCTTGTAATTCTTTTGCTCTATTTTTAGCATAATCCAATTTGGATTGTCTTACACTCTCATCAATCTTTTGTGTACATGTTGGACAATCATCATTCTCTTCAAAGAATTTAGCATCTTTAACTACAGTTTTAATATCTGTATTAAATTGTGTTTGATATTGGAACAATAAAGATTGTTTCTTTTGTAGTTTTTGAAGTGTAAATGGCCAAACCGCATTATTATGACTAATTTTTATAAGTAACTCATCATTTTGACGGCTGAGTTCCGCAGATTCATCTCTAAGAGTTCTGATATGTGCCTCTTTTTGTTCTCTAAGATCCTTATTAATCCTATTAATATCGGTAATGTATTTCTTTTGAGTTTCAATTTTATTTTTTAGAACCTCAATTTGATATTCCACATCACGGATTTTATCTTTGAGATTGGAATTTTTCTCTTTAAGGATAATATTCATCTTTGAGAAGATACCAATATCCAATAGATCTTCAATGACATCCCTACGATGTTGTGCAGGCAATTGCATAAACGGAATAAACGAAGATGAACCTAGAACAACAATCTGATGGAAACTTTTGTGATTAAGTTTTAGAATGTTTTGTTCTAGAATCTTTTGGTATTCTTTATTATGTGACTCTTGATTTAATAGGACGTTATTCCTATAAATTTCAAATACAACAGGTTTTAAACCACGGATAATCTTATATTCAAAACCACCAACGGTAAAAATAACCTCAACGGAACAATCTTTGTTGTTAATTGAATTTACAAGTTGTGGTTTATTGATATTACGATGCGGTTTACCAAATAGAGCAAATGCCAATGCATCCAACATAGTGGATTTTCCGGCACCATTGTGTCCTACAACCAGATGTGTTTTATGGGTAAGAAAATCAACTTCTGTCCAATTATTGCCTGTGGACAAAAAGTTGCGCCATCTCAAACTTTTAAATATAATCATGCTACTTCTAGGGTCTGTGCCTCAGTCATTAGTTCATGCATTTGAAGTTTAATCCGATCCTTGTCAAGTTCGGTATCAACACCATCAATATAACTATTGAGGAGTGACGTGGTATCTTCTAGCAGAATTGTGTCATCATCCACTTTTTCACCAATGAACTCATTAAAGTTCTCTTGGATTTTAAGCTCGTGTATTTTACATGATTGTATCTTATCAACAAACCGGTCAAATGTAAACACGTCACTTTTGTTTATGACAACAATTTTTACAAATTTATTTTCAACCAAAGAGAAGTCATATTCCAAATAATTAAAATTTGTATCATCATAATGAATACGATGGAACAGTGTGTGTGGATTTCGGATCTTGATAAGTTCCTGGGTCTCTGTATCAAATACATGGAAATATTTGTCGTTATGTGCATCACTCCAGAAAAATTCCATTTGGGATCCGAGGTAATGGATATTATTCTTAGATGATTTTACATGGTAGTGACCAGTATATACGGCTTGGAAGCGTTCAAAAATTGATGGATCCAAACCATGTGTACTTTCAACACCCTTTAGCATTTCAAAACCAATAATATCAAAATGTCCACCAACGTGTGTTGCCTTGGTTTCTTTTAGAAATTGCATGGTTGTCTTTTCATTTTCCTGATTAATCCAAGGAATCAAAGCAAAAGTTACATCACCATATTGGACATTTGTTGGCTCATGGATAATATTCACCACATCGGTATAATGTCCAAACAATTCTTTTAATGAATTTAGATTATTAGTATTTTTATAATAGGTATCATGATTACCTACAAAAATGTCCATTGTAATTCCATATTCTCTTAGTTTCTTAAGAAAATGATTACGATTACGATTCAATGCACGGAAGTTAATAAATTTTCTATTGTCATAGTAATCGCCGAGGTGGAGAATATGCTTAATTCCATTTTCAATTAAATAAGGAAAAAATATTTCTTTATAGAATTTCTCTGCATTATCAAGAAATATATCAGAACTATTACGAACACCACAATGGGTATCATTCAAAATTGCAAATTTCATTCTTCAAAAAAGTCCATTAAATCAGAATCTACTGAAAGTTGATATTTTTTTCTATGCTTTTCTTTTTTTACAAATTCTTTTAGATCATCATCTTTTTCTTTTACCTTATCAATACGATCCTTAAGTGTGTCAATAAAGCTTTGCATTGCTTGGATTGATACTGGATCCAGATCACCTGATACAATATAATCCTCAATACCAGATTGAGAGAGATATCTTAGTCTGACATCCTGATGCTTTTTCTCTTTTGCAATTCGACGAAGGAATGCATACCAGGAAATTTGGGTAAAATAAGCAAAGGCATTTGGTAAACCAGTTCTTGTTGCAGCATCAATATTATAATTTTCAATTGCTCTTAAACAATTTTCAACTGCATCCATTACCATTTCTTCACGGTAAGTATATCTAATGAAATTAGATTTATGTGAAAGACCTTCGGCAATTCGTAGGAAAGATAATGCAATATAATCCGGTACAACAGGTAATGGTTGTTTTTTCTCTTTTGCTTCAGCAATTAGAGTGCAGTATTCTACCACTGCTTCGGAAAAATCCTTATTGTTTACATAATGAATGCTTGCTCGTTTTTCTTTTGCCATAATAAAATCCATTTTGTTTTTTATATTGTAACACAAAAATATTGATATGTAAACAAAAAATAGTTGTTTACAAGATTAGAAATGTTGATATAATAACATAGTACATGTTAGAGATGGGTGGTATATCACTTTACCCAGAAACCAGTACGAGGATCAGAAAGTTGGCCATCGGCATCATCATAGTCAGATACCCATCTATAACCATCTTTTGTCAACCGATCATTACGTTCGGAAAGAACTTTTCCATTGGCTTGATCTGACATCCATGTGGGAATAATATGATCATAGTCAGGATCAGGTGTATCTCTCAGATGAACCTCAATCACTTTATCATCTTTGAATTCGACATTTATAATTCCTACATCAGATAATTCATTTAATGCCCAAGGAACATAAGGAACTTCTTCTGTACGATACCATTCTCTAAATTGTTGCAACATAGCTGGATTTGAAAGTCCTTCCCAGCAAGAAACAACATCCCATCTAGGCTTGTGATCATGAATAAACTTGAATGTGGCAGAGTAATGAGTTCCCTCAAACCATTCACACCAGAAGTAGCCGGCAGGAACAGCTTTCAAGTCGCCAGCCTCAATGAATACTTTCTTAGCGCCTACACCCATACCGGAAAGATTATATGTGGGTCTAACAACATACCACCCACTAGTCTTGGGTGCTGTTCCGCCCGGTCCACATTTATATCCTAGCTTCTCAGATACCCATAGCTTGTTAAACCAGTTGTGGTGATGGGGATATTGTTCCCATGCTTCTTGATCAGTTCTTATCATTAATGTAATTTTCTGCCCGGAAATTGGATTAGATTATTTGAATCACTATCATTAAATGTTTTATCCGACATATATTCTTCTAATACTTTTTCCAATTTAGCAATTTTATCTTCCAATTCTTTTTCATTTTCATCAGTATCATTTATTACTCTATAATAATGTACAAGAAGTTCATCAGCAGGTGTTGCTTCCGCAATAATATGATCAGCATTTAATACTTGGAAATAGTCTTTTTTATCTTGATATACCAACCAAGGACGAAATTGATAGTATCTATTTTCTGTTGGATTAAGAGTATTTACCATGAAAATTTTATAGGCATTACGAACTATTAACCCATTATGATCATCATCCTCACTTGGCCATTCTACAACATCACATACTATTTCATCACCATTGGATAATTTAAATTGTCTAATGCTTTTATTAAAATCTGATCCACTCATTCTAATTCCACCTGTACAATTTTATATTTGAATTCTTCTTTTGAGTATATTTTTACACGTTCCGCAGAATGTATAAGAGCAAAATTTTTCTTTTGTTTCCAATGTAAATCATCTGCAATATCAAAAAGTTTTGTTACTCTTCCGTCATCTGATACTCGTAGTCCACGGCCGATCGACTGAAGAACTTTAATTTGGGACTTGGACGGTGACGCAAAAATAATGTTATGCAAATTCCGTATATTGATACCAGTACTAAAGGTCCCTAAACTTGCAACAATGATAGCATCTTTTTGTGTCTCAACAATTTTTCTTATTGATTCTCTATCCTCAGCTTCAACATCACCAGATACAAAAAATATTTTTCTATTCTCATCAGCTTTTTCACGAATCATATTAAACAAAGGTTTTCCATGACCATCAACTCTCAGATATAATACGAGTGTATTACCTGTCTGTGATAGGGCTAGATTACGAATAAATTTATTTCTTTTCTCATGATTAATTAGGAATTCAATTTCCTTTTGGTAATCATTATTGGTATTTATCTGTCTAGTTTCACTGGTATATTTAAGCATTAGAATGGTAATATCAAGTGGTGCTAGTGTACCTTCTTCTTGTAACTTTTTGGTCATGGTAACCTGATATACTGGACCAAATAACCCCTCCAACACCAGCTTATGCGTTTGGGTGCCGTCTAAAGTACCTGTCAACCCGAATCTATATTTTGCTTCGGTTGATTTATTCATAATGGATGATAGTGATTTTGATTTAAAGCCATGACACTCGTCACCAAAAACGGCATCAAATTGTTCAAACCACTTTTTAGGAAACTTATAAATGGATTGCCATGTGGAAATAATAACTCTTTTATTTGTAGTCTTATCTTTACCTGAATAAATCTTATGTACTTTATTTTCAGAATCATAACCGTAATCAGCAAAGTCTTGCCAGAGTTGTTCAACAAGAGATGTTGTTGGAACAATGATTAGAATTTTACCTTTTTCTGTACCAAGTATATGCCGCATCAACAAATACATAATAAACGATTTACCAGAGCCGGTAGGCGATACCAGGATCGCTCTCTTACGTTCTAAGCCGATTTTTACTGCATCGTGTTGGTAATCACGGGTATCATATGGTAACTTTAGTACCTTATAGAACTCCTGTAGCTTATCGGAATCTATTTTGGTGATACCGATAGGTAAACCATAATCGGTTTCCTCGGTATCCATTGTATAGCCACGTTCAGAACAAAATTTAACTACATAAATGTAAAGCCCCGCATTTAATTCACCTGTCATTTGATTAAACAAACGAATTTTACCATCCCATACACGTGCTTTAAAGGCTGGCATGAAACGATAACCAGGTACAAAGAATGAAAAGTAATCACTCAACTCTGCAGATATGCCTCTATCACACTGGATAGTAAGCATACTATAATCTTTAAGCTTTACAACTATATCAACCATTAACCACCAGCTTCAAATTGTTTCCATCTTATAATATTGCCGATGGTTTGATGGCGCCATTTAAGATTATCTACTATTTCAGTCAGAGTACTTATAACCGTTTTCCAGTACTCAATTTTTTCTTCTGATTTTTGAATTTCAGGGTCTGAATTATAGTAATAATCCATTTCACCTTTTAAAATTCTAAGACCATCAAACGGATCTGGTGACCAACCTTTTGATTCTAATTGTTCTTGATCCATTTTACCATTATAATATAGCCATTTATCTCGAAGCAATACTTTTTGGTCACGCTCCGTTTTTTTGAGCATAAGTTTTGCCTCCGACAGAAGCCGAAGATACTTTGCATGCAATGTTGGTGTATTTTTTGAAGTTTCATCCAACTTCAGATTATTAATTTGGCAGTCTTCTGCCCACATATCCAAGATAGTGTTCAAGTCGATCATAATAAACCTTCATAAATTAACGGAATTCAAAATAAGAGTATCTAAAGCTTACTGTGTAAGTTAAGAACTGGTCACCTGCAACGGTTTCAAAGTTAATACTACCTAAGGATGTAGGCATACAATCAATATATCGTATTTCTCTTGAAAGGTTGTTTGAACTATTTAGGATGGATAATGTTACGTCTGCATAAGTTGGTGGTAGTGTACCATAGTCAATAGGTTCACCAGGTTTACCCATTGGTCTGGTTTCATTTGTTTCTACAACTCTTTCCATCCAGTTATACATTTCTTCATATGAATTCATCTCTTCGTCAAGAAGAACCTGGACCGAAAGTTCACCAAAGGTAAATTTATCACCAGCAAACGGAATGGAACTAATACGCTTATATGCAACATCAGCAGCATTCACGCCAACATCAGGGTGTGTAAATCCATTACAAAAGAATTGTAAGTTAGGAAAATTCTTACGATTGATCACCATCTTGAAACCAGTAGGCTGCAAGAAGTTGGTTGTGGTCAATGAACTATTATTACTGGTAGGTGATAGATCTACCGATGCATTGGGGTTAAGAGATGGCATGACGTATCCTCTGTTCCTTTCTACTATTTATATAATTATATCACATCACACCATAGATGTAAATAATGCAAAAAAGTTACAAGTGATTGAAATTCCATAAAACTTTTTTTGAAAAAAATGCACGTAGGGGGTTTACATTTAAGAAGAAATGATTATATTATAACTATAGGAAGTGAAAGGAACCACACCATGATGACCTTCAATCAATCTGAAACTCACTCACACATCTACAAAGCAACCAACTCGATCAAACCCGTTGAGATCTATCGGATGTGTGATGGAAAGTTTATGATCTATACCCCCGAGGGCCGCCTTCTGGATGATTTTACTTCCGCCGGTCCTTTTGTTGATTTTGAATCTGCTAAGCGTAATGCAGAGACAAATGTTGGAATGAAAATGAACTGGGAGAACTTCTGAAAATGCAACGTGCAGGTAAAACACATAAAGCCGCAGCAAGTGATGGGCTTCAAGATATGAGGCTCAAAAACTTCTTCCGTGAATGTAAAAATATTCTAAAAAATGCAGACGAACCTGATTCAGCATTTTATTTTGAACAATTAGAAGAACATATGATGACCGGTAAACCTCTACCGAGTGAATCAAAGGAAATTTCTAGGATTCTTGGAGTATAAAAATGGAAAAGATTATTCGTGATGGAATGGTAGCAGTTGCCGTATCCGGTGGCTTTGGTGCTGGTTGGTCCACTTGGAACGAAATTGATCCAATGGATGCACGTTTCAACCAATTGTTTTTGGATGGTAAAATTGATGAGATCGTACGTATCTGTGATGATGAAGCCCTTGGTTATGCAGGTGGTGCCAGTGGTGTAAGGATTGAATGGATTCCTATTGGTACTGAGTTTATCATTACTGAGTACGATGGTGCCGAAAGTCTTGAAACCAAGGATAGCTTTGACTGGAAAGTAGCATAAAAAAAGGGCGACCGAAGCCGCCCTAGTTTGTGTGGGAGGGGTTGATTCCCCTCCCTTTTTATTAGCAGATTACTGCAGAATGTTGTCCACGCGAAAGATTCTGTAGTACTGGTTAGTCTTAGCAGTTGCAAGACCGTTTGCAGGAGTGGAACCAACGAATGGGTTGGATACCATACCGTAACGAGTCTTGAAGCCGATTTTTGGCTGGAAGTCTGCTTCACCAACCGCACGTACCATAGTTAGAGGTACATATGGGCAGTAGAAGAGACCAGCATCGTATGCGTTAGTACCTTTGTAACCAACAGTTACATAGTCAGCAACCGCATATGGGTCGATGTACACACGAGTACGACCGTTAAGAACACCAGCAAAAGTGTTGCCAGTATCATCAACGTTTAGGTTAGTTGAAAGAGCTGGAGTGTAGTCAAGCATACCAGCAGCTGCAAGTGCAGAAGCTACGTCTGATGAGCAAAGGATGAAGTTACCCTTACCACGACGAGTTTCTTTTGCAATTACGTTAGCTTCACGCTCGATCTGCATGATCAGACCCTTGAACTTTTCTACTGACCAACGGCCGTCGGCATCAGTTGAAAGGTCGAAGATACCCTGAATAGCAACGTTTGAAGTAAGAGCACCAGTCTTAGCTTGGCTGTTGATAGTGCGAACAACTTCACGGTTGATTTCTGCAAGGATTTCAGTTGACAGAATGTTTGCTAGTTCTGTCTCAGCATCAAGGCCGTGAATTGCCTTAAGATCCTGAGCAAGTTCTAGTGAGTATTCTGCTTTCAATGCACGTGACTTTGCAGTAACAGTTGCACGTTCAATGGTGAAGCCCATCTCATTGAAAGTTGAACCTGAAGCAGATGAACCTAGACGTTCTGCATCTGCAGTTGGCATACCGCCAGCAACATCTGGACCAGTACCACGAGCATCATCGATAGATGAGTCAACAGTACGAACTGGATCAGAGTTTGAAGAGTCATCCGCAAGACCTGAAAGACCTGATGGACCTGAAGTCTGAGTGACTGATGAGTCGCCTGAGAATGCAGTGTTTGCTTCATTGAAAAGCGCTTCAGTTGCATTGGTATTACCTGCTGAATAGCGTGACTTCATTGCGAAGATCAAGCCAGTTGGGCCAGTCATTGGCTGCACACCGCAGATGTCGTATGCAATCATATTTGGCATTGCACGACGTACGAGTGAGATAAGAACTGGATCCCAGTTTGAAGCAGAAGCAACATTGTTTGCTGGAGTTTCTGCTAGGAAGTTCTGCTGGGTGCGCTGTTCCTGAAGAGCCTTCTCAGTGTTCTCTAGAACCGCTGCAGTAACTGCACGGCGGTGAGAGTCTGCGATTTTGCCGGCTGATTCTTCATTAAGAACGGGAGCCCATTTTTTAATTAGATTGTCATATGATTCCATCATTGGAATTTACTCCTTGGTATTATTAGTTACTTGATTTACGGATTGCTGCAAGATACTGAGCCATAGTTGCTGAAACTTCTACTGTATCAGTAGTGTCATCTTCTTCTACGCTTTCAGTGATTACAGCTTTTTTGGTGAAGAGTGATTCTTTGATGGTTTCAACTTTTCTTGAAAAGTCTTCATCAACATCATAACCTTCAACCATAGTTCTTAGCTTTTCTATCTGAGTATCAGCTAAACCACGTGAATGCTCACGAATGATTTCTTCACGCTGATATGACTCGATTACAGCAGCTGATTGCAGAAGTGCTTCAGTTGCTTCATTTAATCTATCAGATAGATCTTCTACTGAACTGTGAAGTTCGTCTACTAGGTCGACCTTGGATTCAGGAACATCAACATAGGATTCAGTGAATAGAGTCTTAAGACCCTTCATGAAATCCTCTGCAATTTCCGCACGAAGACCAGACTGGATTGCCAGTTTGTTTTCTTCCATCCAATTTTCAACCACGTAGTTGAGGTAGCTATCAACTTTTTCTACAAGCTCTGCTTTAGTTGCAGATACTTCTTCTTCAAGTTGAGTTGCATATGCTTCTTCAAGACGATCGATTTCTTCCGCAACTTTTGCCTTCACATTTGCTTCAAAGATAAGTGAAACCTTTTCCTTAAATTCTTCTGAAAGAGTTGCTTCTGATTCTACTAGAGAACCGAGTTCGTCATTGAAATCTATATCTACATCTGCAGATTCCATTTTCGCTGACCCATTCTTCGGAGCTGCCTTGAGGTGGCTTGGCTCTGAATTTCTTTTGTCACCCTTACGTGCAGGTGCCTGTTTGGTTGCAGTTGCAGCTTTGGCTACTGAAGCAATAGATTGCTCTTCTGCATTCTTAGGATCATGAGCTTCTTCGATCTCGTCGTCGAGCTCAACATCCTGTTCTTTTACTTGATCAGTCATGTTTGACTCCTTAATGTGTTTTCTTTTTCAGCAACGAGAGGAAATTTTTGAACTCACGAACCTGTGTCTCATAGAGATTAGTACGTGATGCAGTCTTAATTTCAGTCTCCATTTTTTCAATTACTTGAGGCTCAATAATGCCGTTATTCCAAATCCATTCTACACCTTCCATGATACCATTGACGAAAGCTGTCGGTGCAGATGGATCTTGTACGATATCAACCGTACTAAGAATAAAGTCGTCCTTGACGTACATTACGCCATTACGTTCCTCAAGACTACCCATACCACGAGTTGACACACCTAGTTGGACTCCACCTTCAAGTAAACCTTTTACGATATTACCCATTGGAGTTTCTAGTATACGTGCCTTACCCACAACATCATTGCCCTTCCAATCAAGGGCTTCAATCTTGTGGGATACCTTATCCAAGTTAATGGTAGGACCATCAGGGTGATTTAATTCACCTACTGCTCTACCAGTCTTAACTTGTTCTGTGACATATTTATTTACAGCTTGTTCCATAACAGGTCTTGGATAAATACGCCCATTTCTATTCTTTGATTCTGATTGCATAAACACGCCTTCAATGAAATGATTCTTACCACCATTTTCACGAGCTTCAGTAATAACCTCTAGATGTTGGTCATTATACTCTGCAATCAACTTCATTTCATTTTACCTTTGTATTGCTTCATAAATTCCTTAGCCATTTTTTCGGCTTCGGCTTGAGTAGGATATGTATCTAATTCATCACCATCAATAGTTACCTTTACTTTACCACCTGGTGCATTTGTGAATGTTACAGGGTAACCATTAATTTTTTTGGTTTCTGATTTAGATCTTAGATCTTTTAGTGTTTTCATCTCATACTCTTTATTAATTGTAATTATTTATATAAAATAAAAATTCTAAAGTTCTATAATCCAAGGATTTAAATCAGTTTTATTTAACTGAAGTTTATTACATTTTTTACTTTCAAAATATTCTAATGTTTCAGATCTATAATTAATAGGATTATCAACTATAATAAATTTATTTGAATAAATTTTAAGTTTATTTAATATTTCTTTTACTTTTAGTGTATCCGAATATTTTTTATTAATAGGATAAAATCTTGTTAAAATTATAAAATCATACATTTTATCACAATTAAATATTTTAAAATCGTTATTTCTTATATTATTACAAGTATATGTTAATTGATCATCAACGTCAAAGCTTTTTCGTAATTTAGAAAAATGTTCATTTTGTTGATCCCATTCAACTGATTCTAAATTTATTTTACCATAATTCTTTACATAATATTCTAAAAATCCAGCGCCCATTCCCATATTTAAATATGTATTTGATCTGGGTGTTCTTGCTATTTCATTATAAATTTGTCTACCAATAGAAAAATATCTATCTAATACTATAGGATTTGAATATTGAATAATAGAAAAATGTTCATCAGTAAAAAGATTTTGATTTAATAGACAAAAATTTAAATGATTAAGTGAAATATTCTTATAATCATTTTCATTAATCGTCTTCGTCATCTTCTTCTATGTTGTCATCTTCTAAATCTTCATCTTCTAGATCTTCATCTTCAAAGGCATCTTCTAGATCTTCATCTTCAATATCATCAGTATCTTCTTCTTCGCCAAACATTTGTCCAGCTACAACAATCTTTTGTTGATCAAGTGCATCTTGCATTCTTGCTTGCATAAGATCTGCAAACGTTAGTTGTGCAGTGGTATAATCTTTATCCATTACGTTATTAATAAAATCTTCAATGCTCATTTTGCCACCTTTAAGTTAATAGTATGTGTATTACCTGATTCTTGATCTTCTTCTTGATCTTGTTCAGGTTGTTCGGTTTCTGGCGGTTGTGCTTCTACTTTTTCCGCTTCCATTTCTTCTTTCATTTTCTCAATTTCATCATCATCTAAATAAAGTACTTTTCTCATAATCCATTCTTTAGAAAAATATTCTCCAACATAATTTTGAGCTTGTGAAAGAACATTTAATCTTGATTGGAAAATTTCCGCATCTTTTAATTCTGTAAAATGATTATCTCTTACAAAGTCAACAATAATATTTGACTTCCAAGATTCCCAATCTTCTTCAGTAATAATGTTTTTTAGAATTAATTGTTTCTTAAGAATATTTAGAAATAGATTAGAGAATCTTCTACGTAGTCTATCAATAAACTTCTGAAATTTAAGTTCATCTCTGGAAATTTCGGATGATCTACCAAGAGAGAATTGTGATTCTTGTTCAAGTCTATTTACCGGAACATTTAATGCACGATATAGTTTCTTTTGGAAGTAAATAATATCGTCGATCTGACCTAGGTTTTCACCACCAGGTAGCGTTGTAATCTCAGTTCCTTTACCACCTTCACGACGTGGTAGCCAGAAATCTTCAAGCATTGACATATGCTTACGATCATCTTTAATCTCACCTGTTGCAGCATCATATACAATTTTATTCTTATAGCGAGTCATGATATTCTTCATGTACTCTTCTGCTTTACCACGTGGTAGGTTACCAACATCAACATAGAAAATACGGCGTTCAGGAGCACGAGCCAGACGATAGATAACAAGTGAGTCTTCCATCATACGAAGCTGATTAATCGGCTTCAATGCTTTATGAAGATATGAAACTACTTTTCTACGCTGTTCATCAAGCAAACCTGACGTAACGTAACTAACTGCATCAGGAGAAATTCTAACGGCATTATGACTATTTGAATAATTATTACTACCGTTAATCTTATCTTGGAAAATATAAAATTCACTTACAGTATCTACAATTGATGCGCCAGTTTTAGGATCTTTTTTCTTTTTAATTTCTTTTACTTTACGGATCTTAAGTGCATCAATTGGACGAATCTCTTGGATACCAGCTTTAGGGTTAGATTCATTTATAAGAAGATGATGTACTATTCTTCCGTCAATATACCAACGCTTGAACATATCGGAACCATTGTCGGTAAATGATAACATATCAAGTATATTATCAAATTCTTCTTGGAATTGTTTTTTAAGCGATTCACTTAAATCATCAACTTCATCTAAATTTAGTTTTACAGGAGCTTCTAGTTCTGATGTTGTAATTGATTCGTTTACAATTTCATCAATTGCCATGTCCACTTCTGGATGCATGGATACTGCTCTGTATCTTTGAATTAATTCAACCGCATCTTTTGTATTATCACCATCAAAGTCAATGTATTGACCCCAATGGGAACCAGACGCAGTAACATAACCTGCACCATCTTCATCAGATGGAGGTACTATAGAAGGAATCTTATCTTTTACTTCACGGTTGGCTCTTCTTAATTCAAAGCCAAATAATTTCATTACTGGACCGTCAGCCATAATCTATCCTTAGAAAAATTGAAGTGGTAGGGCCGTTAAGCCCTACCTTATATCTTTATTTATCAGCTGGTAGTACCAACGGATTCCCAATATTGAACTTGGAATTCAACAGTAAATTCTTCAATGACGTCATTTGTTCCATAGGCAAGTTCAATTGCGGAAACGGCGGTCGGGAAACAACCACGGAAGTTGTAAGTCTTAAGTGTTGACCCATCTTTGTCAAGTTGTTCAACAATAAGATCTGCAGAATAATCGTTTACATTAGTAAGACCAGTATTCTGTCTGTGATTGTTCATACCGTTCATCCAGCGTTCCATAGCATTACGGACTGCAAAGTCGGTATCATTTATAATAGTCGGAGTCCAACTATCGAATGTTCTGGTTCCTGCCATTTTCAATTCTCTACCACGGAAAGGAATTGTGATAGTTGACATTGTTGAAGCCGGTAGCTGAGCAGCAGAGCAAAGGAATGATGTAATTTCTACATCACCCTGTGCATAAGCTGGGAAGTTAATGGTCGCTTTGAATAGATTCGGTCTAGCGCCACCACCTCTTAATTTGGACTTGAAGTCATCAACTCCTAGAATAGCCATGTTATTTCTCCTCTGACGCTATTATACAGTGCCGACAACTTCTTCAAAGTCCACACCAGTTCTAACAGCTACGAAGTTTAGAGTTACGTAGTTGATTGAACGTGCAGGCTTAATGAAGATGTTAGCAATGAATTCGTTTCTATCCACAACAGCAGCCGTATTATTTGTTTCGTCACAGACTACACGGAAATCAGTAATACCGCGTCTACCTTGGATTTCTCTCAAGAATGGTTCCACGATATTTACAAATTCCGCACGTGTGAATTCATCGTTAAATTCAAACATAACGTTACGTGCTGCAATTGCAATTGCTCTTTCCATAGTTAGGAACAAGCGACGAACGTTAATACGGTCGAAGGCTGATGGTCTAGCTAGGAATGTTTTATCACCGAATAGGAGTGTACCCTGTCCAGGAATATTTGCAACTGGATTAACACCTGCTTTATAGAGTGTATCTCTTTCTGCTTTGGTTGCAGAATAAGCAAGACCAGTTACACCAAGAACAGCACCACGTCTTTGTCCAGCAGGTGAGTACCAAGGAGCTGTTGAAAGATCTGAAGCAGCCATGATACCAGCAACTGATGAAGCATCCGGAATGAAGATATATTGATCATTATACTTATCATATACTTTTAGATAGTTATTTGAAACTACCAAGTATGATGAGCGAGTAAATTGATCAGTAGTAATGATTGATGTAGCAACTGGTGTTGCTGCATTTACAACTGCTTCTCTGTTAGGTGATGTTACAACAATACAATCCTTACGGGTTGTTTGAGCAGTTGATACTAGATCATTAACAACAGTAACCTGATTTGCAGAAGATGCAAGACCTGGTGCAATAAGGAAGTCAACGGTAATGGTATCAACATCTTCAAATAGATCAAAGCCTGTTGCGTACTGCGCAGTACCTAGAGTACTTGAATCAACACCGGCTGTAAGTGACGTTGTAATTACATCTGTTGCTGATGCAGAAAAGGTTTGATTTGCTGCGCTGGTACCAGCATTTGTTAAATCATCTAATGTACCTTCAAAAGTTGCAAGATAAATGTATGCTGATCCATTATTAATTACGTCTTTAACATAATTGGTTGAACCATCTGCATTCTTTGCATCAGATGCAAGAGATACATAAGCATATCTTTCAAGTACGGTACCAGGAGTTCCAGTAAATAGACCATCTTGGTCAATAACAACTACGTGGCACTCGTCATTTGCTCCGCTTCTGGCACTTGCATATGCTGAAGTACCAGGAGCTCCATCAAACTGAGCTACATAAGCCCATTGTGAAAAGTATGTTCCATTAGAATCTGAACCAACAGGACAGATTGAAACTTGTAATGAATTACCTAGAGCACCAGGAAATCTTGCAACCCATGCTCCGGTATTTGTATCACCAGAATCGGAACCAAAAGTTCCATCTAGTGAATCAAAGTGATTTTTATTTCTAACTACAACTGAACTTAAGCCAGCGGCATTTGCATTCCGTGCAGCTGCATCAATTTCACGTACAACGTAAAGTGAACTTGAATATCTCAAGTAATAAGCTGCTGACAAGAAATCCGCAGCGTTTGTAGTATTTGGTGTTGCAAAGGTCGAAGCTAGTGTAGTCTCTGTATCTACCAGAGTTGCCTGTCTAACTGGACCCCAGCGAAAATTCCCTACAAAAGCGCCAGTAGTAGATTGAACGTTAGGTACTACACCTGTTAAATCAATCTCTTTTACGACAATTGCTGGGGATTCAGAGGGACTAAAAATTGCCATATCTCGATCCTTTTCAGTGGTATTAATATGTTTTCATAATACGGTAAAACTATCAATTACCATTATTTATAATTTTTTAAAATTGGTCAAAAATCCACTTGACCAAATTTGAAATCTCTATCTACTGTCCATACAGTTTTTATATCACCAAGAACTTCTGTATCATTATTTGAAATACCATCTTCAATATATCCAAATGGGACTAATTCATCTTCAATTTCTTTTACTCTTTGAGCAAACATCATCTCTTTTAAATTTACAGTAGTTAATTCTTCAAAATTTCTACCTGTAGCAAAATAACCAAATAGAACTAAATTCATCATAAGATCATCATGATTACCTTCGGATGCTTCATATGAAGTACCTTTTGCAATAAAAGTAGACATTTCCAAAATTGTTTCTGGATCTACGATGTGTAATTTACGATTTTCAATAATATCTTTAATTGCAGAACATCCGATACGTTTTACCTTTTTATTCATTTCCACACCAATTCTATCTGATCTAATCATAGATTCCATGTGTAGATTTTCATACTCTAAATCATAGTAAAGTCCATTTACAACCACGGATCCTTGGTCATTAGATTCTACAATAACATAAGCTTCATTATATGCTTTTGCATACTTATAAATGATATTTGGAAATAAAATTGGTGAAATAGTATTATTACGATATACAGCAGATTGCTTAAAAGGTCTAACACTGATGTCAATTAAATTAAATGTTGAATAATCTTGACCTCGACCTTTACTCACATCAACAACCATAACATAATTATGATTATTTATTGGCTCATCATAAATTAATAAGCAACCACCTTCAAGATATGACCTATGTTCATGAGCTCTTTGTTCCAAAAGAATATGAGAAGCAATTAAAGTATCACCAGTACCAAAGAATGTATTTCCAAATTCTTGGTCAAATTGTAACTGAGAGGTATTTGCAATGGTTTGTAATTTCCATTTTTCATCTCGTCCAGGAACGTCCCACCAATCAACACGAAATGGTTTATATTCATTTGTTCCTTGAACAGCACCTTCCCAGATTTTATGGAACATATTACCAATGCCGTTTGCAGTGGATGTAATAATAACCTTGGTATCTTTACCGGACGAAATAACCGGATATGTTGAGGTGTAAAATTCAGACGCTCTCTCTACGAACGCAAATTCGTCCAAGTAAAGAAGGTTCACTGACATACCTCGGATCGAGGACCCTGATGTAGCCGCAGCTACTATACGGCTATTATTGCTAAACTCTATGGATCCCTTGTTTAATGCTTTTGTACCAGGTTGTAGAAAAAATGGTAAATTTTCCAACATTAATGTAATACGTGCTAACATTTCACGAGCAGTAGCGCCTTTATTAGCAAGAACAGCAATAGTTTTTTCAGGATGAAATAAAGCATACCAAAGAAGATACGCAACGGATGAAATTGATTTACCAGATTGTCTACAAGCTAATACAATATTAAATCTATTATCATTAAAATGTTTAAACATTTTTTCTTGATAAGGATATAGATTAAAAGGTACTAAACCCCTATCAAGAGAAATTACCCTACAATAATTTTTTGCAAAATATGCTGGATCTTGCATGCATTGCATATACTCATGTATTTCATGTGCGGTAAAATTTTGGACAACCCCATCACGTTTAACGTTTAGGTTGCCATTATATGAATCATTCATCTTTTTGGTATTGATTTATATCAATTACATTATCAGATCTATTCTGATTCAATAGGAATCTTTGTAGTTCCGTAGTTGATCCCACAAATAGATTATTAGTAGTACCACTTTGTTGTATAGGTAAAGCAGCTATATCTTTTTTATCAATATCTTTTTTCTTTTTATGAAGATCTAAAAGATTACCATTTACATCAGCAAGGGTTTTCATCATTGTAGAAAGAACTTCAAAAGCTCTTGGATGTTCAGTTGATCTAGCAACTTCCATCATATCATCCATAGCTTCGGAACCTTTTACCAAGATGTCATGATAAACTTGTCTAGCATATTCAAAATCATTATCTTTAATATCAGAATCAATCATGCACTATCTAAAGCTCCAAATATTAATGTTGTAAATCCATAATCGCTGTCTGGACTAGCATCGGCAGGATCAGGTAGAACTCGAATCTTTTCAAGGAATTCATCCGAATCATTTAATCCAGTGCCCATTGAATATAGATCAACATCTGCTTTACGAATAATTTTTCCATCATTAACAGGACCATAGAAATTAATTTTCATTTCAAAGTCAAGAGTATATATTATACTACGTCTTTGTTCAAGAGCACCTTCATAATCATCAGTAAATGAAACAGCTTGAAGAATAACTTGACTATCTTCTTTTATTGATGTATAATTTTCAATAGGTTTTATGGTAAGAGTATACTGAGGATTAAAATATGGTATAATTTGCTCTACAACTTGTAGAGCGTCATCATGAGTTTTAGCATAGATATTTAATTGAAAATTAATATTATATGGAACCGGTGCAAAAAATTTACTTTTAAATCCAGTACCTGTTGGACTGGTTAAACCAAAATTATTTGTTTTGGATAATTGTCTGGTTGAATCATAAGTAATAGCAATTATTTCAAAGGACATACGAGGAAGTTTTACCGCAATTAAACGTTCAGCTTCTTCACCTTTTGCCATATTGGCAATTCTATCAATAAAGTCCCTTTTTGGTGCATAACTTAATGGAACTTTAACTTGACTAATAACAGCTCCAGCCGCATCTTTTCTTAGAACATATAAATTATTGAATAAAGCACCAAAAACGGCTACAGATTTTCTGATTCTTTGATGATAAAAATATGTGCCGAACATTAATTTAACTCCAGGTTATTAATATATTTATCAAAATAAAAATCTATTTTAATATTTTATCACAGAAATAATCTTCTATCATTAATTTTCTATTATTATTATTTCTTCGCTTGGATAAACCACCGTGATAATGTATTAATGAACTACAAAATCTTTGACTTTGATCATATCTTGACATGTGAAAATTAAAATCATAATGTAAGTTTGATAGTTTTCTATTATTTTCTTTTGCGTACATATTTAAAATTTGTTGATCACCACCGCCGAAAGTGTTAGGAGCATTAAAATTACCATTAAGTTTATCTCTAGCCCAATGGTGTTTTAAATTACCCAAATAATTAATAAAATCTAAATAGATTTTTTTAGGAAATACAACAACACCAGAATTTGCATGACCGTCTTCAAACCAAGGGCTTTGTGATTCAATTGGATCTACTATAAGAGGGCCTGTATTCATATGATTTATATTAATATTTTCAAAATTTACATATTCAACAATATTTTTACTATTTGAAGTTGCTAATATATCACAGTCAACATAAATTAACAAATCATAATCATCACACCATCTTTCTATAAAAGGTATTAGTATACCATACTGAGGGTGATAAGGTGCTCCCCCTGATATAAATTCATATTCAACATCTATTTTTTCCGCATATTTTTTAATAGATGAAATTGAATAATCCCAATAATTTTTATTAAAATTTATTGGTGGATCAAAATATTGATATAATAAAATTTTCATTATGTAATATTAGGATCTCCAAATGGATTTGTTTCACTAAAATCTATAAAATCAATATTACTGAAGATTGAATTTTGATTATTCGGATCAATATTATTTCTTTCGCCTACAGCAGTTACAGTAGCAGTAGCAGAAGAAGTTGATCCAATAATGGTTCCAGTGGTAAACTGACCAAATGTACCATCATTTGATCCTATGTGCGCAATATATAGAATACTATCGGAATCATTCTTTTCGGTAACTTCACCTCTCATTACAACACCACTTGCAAGTGTTTGTGTAACGGTTTCACCAACAATGAATGACATTGGTGTTGTTGATAGAGTAAGGGCATTTTGATAAGCACCTACAGACTCAACCGTATCAATTGCATCAATTCCCGTATCAAAATCTTCATCATTGTATTCAAACAGGCTAGCTCTTAATCTAAATACTGGAAGATTTTTTAATTGATAAAAAGGCGATTCAGTTTCAACTTTTTGAATTTCAAAAATTGATCTAGATAAAGGAAGATAAATTAAATCTCCTTCCCTAGGTCTATAAAATTGAATTGGATTATTTTCTGATTTTACTAATCTATTCCAACGACGTCTTGATACAATAAAGGAAGCTTCATCACGAATCTCTACACCAAATTTTGTAAATAGATCACCTTCTCCATCAAAACCTTCTATATTTTCAATATACATTTCTATTTTATTATATTTTGTAAATTTAGAAATGGAATCATCATTAAAAATGGTATCTTTATTAGTTAATTCTCTGGGAAGATACACAACATCTTGGCCAAAGATCTTTAAAGATTCAATGACAATATCTTCATACAGAAGTTGTTCTGTGGTTGTACCTTGATTAAAATAATGGTTTGTAGCCATAATTAACCCACAAAGAAATCAGGCGGGAGTTCGTGTTCCAATCTCATATTTTCTCTTAATGTTGCTATTTCTGAAGTAGCATCATCGTAGAGTTGTCTACCATTTAATGTAACACCACCGGGAAGTTGCATACCCTCAAACTTGATAAGATTGGCACCCCACTGTTGTTTAATTAGCTGGGTTGTATAATCTTTTACAAACATATCATTATAGATTTTGGTATGAGTTTGTGGATCAATTATAGTGTACATTTCCAAAACAATATAATCATTAACTCTAATATCTTGGTCATTCATATCACTATACCAAAGCAATCTATTTTGATGTCTGCGATATGAAACCTGTGGCATACCACTTAATTGTCTATCAAGTAAGGAAATATATTGCTGCATTTGCTCGTAATAAGCAAGATCACCAATATAAGTTCCCATTTGTGCCATATCATTTAACATTAACTGATATTTTACATCAAAGAAACTTCTAGATGCTGCATATGATTGAGTAAGAGGTAACGCACGAATAACAAATAAGGTATTATCCGGTAATGTGATATATGCGTTATCTAAATCTGCTTGAGTAAATTGATAAGCATAATAGATTCTAGATGTTGCATCAGAATGATATTCCTGATAAAATTGTAATGCATCATCAACGCGATCTTCAATTTGATCATCATCGACGTTAATTTCAATTACAGGAGCACCTAATCTTCTTAGGCAATGATCTATAAGTCCTTGTCTTGAACTGACTACAGCCATTATATTAAATCCTTTTTTAAGTATTTATCAGTTCAATAATGTACCTGCCGCGTTATAAACATCGATACGATAGTAAGATCCATGTTGACCATCAAGTAAATCTGCATCAAGACCAGTACCGGCACCGTCGTTATTAGAAGTCCAATATGTTCCACTATATCCGGTAATACCTGCAGCAGTACCAGTTGTGTTTTGGTTACCAGTAGTATTAACTCCAGGCAAGTTAATATTGGCAGTACCATCAAAGCTTACCCCACCGATAGTTCTAGCCGTTTGTAATGCAGTAGCGGTAGAAGCATTTCCGCTTAATGCACCAGTAAATGTTGTGGATGTTAATACACCAGTTGATGGATTATATGTTAACCCAGTATCGGTTCTTGGTGATAGGTTACCAGTAGCAGCATTTGCAAATAAAGGATAGTTAGTTGCATCAGTACTATTATCTGCGGTTAATGTTACAGCTGATGCATATGTAGCTGAAGCTGCGTTACCTGTAGTATTCTGGTTACCTGTTGTATTAACACCCGGTAAGTTGATATTAGCAGAACCATCAAATGATACACCACCAATTGTTCTAGCCGTTTGTAGGGTAGTTGCGGTAGAAGCATTACCTGTAAGAGTCGCAGTAATTGTTCCTGCAGAGAAGTTTCCGGAAGCATCTCTTGCCACAACCTTTGAGGCAGTATTAGCAGATGTAGCATCTACAGCAACATCGTCAGCATTAACTATAATATAAGAACCGGCGCCAACATTTAGTGTTCTTGAGGCAGCAATTGTACCACCACCAGTTAAACCGGAACCAGCCGTAATGGTAACTCCAGAGTGAGCTACGTGTTCATCAGATACAAAACCTGATAGGTTATCGTGAATAATTTGCCCATCATTAGTACTGATTACACCTGCACTATAGGTAATACCAGTACCACCGGATAGATGCGCATCAACATCAGCATCACCATAACCAGGAGGAATATTAACAGTTGCTCCCACTACAGCCGTAATTTGACCTTGAGCATTAACAGTAATTCTTGGGATTGTTGATGAATCGCCATATGTTGCTGCAACCACACCAGTATTACTAATTGCAATATCATCTGCATTAACTGTGATACCAGTACCAGCACCAATATTAAGAGTTCTTGTTGCTGCAATTGTGCCACCGCCGGTTAAACCAGCACCTGCAGTAATTGAAACAGTAGAGTGATCTATGTGTTCGTTGGAAACAAAACCTGATAGGTTATCGTGAACAATAGCTCCATCATTTGTTGCAATAACACCTGTTGAGCTACTATAAGTTATACCAGTACCAGCACTAACCGCTGTTCTTGTTAATTCTTGTGAATATACTCTTGTTGCATAAGAACCACCATCTGCGGTAGAGATTGTGTATGTAGCAGTCGCAGAATCAAATGTTGTTGCTGAAACACCTGCAACTGAAACTTCACCAATACTATCAATAAAGCCGTTTGCATCTACTGTAATAACTGGTACTAGTGCAGCAGAACCGTATACTCCAGCGGTTACTGTTGTAAACGCGTCTCTATTAATATCTGCGGTAATTGTACCTGCAGAGAAGTTACCTGATGCATCTCTTGCTACAATTGCTGAAGCTGTGTTTGCATTTGTAGCAGTAGTTGCTGAGTTCTGAACTTTACCTGAACTACTGATTGTAGCAAGTTTTGTATCAGCAATTGCTGCAGAAGCATTAATATCGTCATTTACAATAGAACCTGGATTATATACTGTAGTAAGTTGTACGTTTCCAGTACCATCAAAGGATACGCCAGTTGCAGTAATATCCCCAGTTAGGCTAAATGTTCTACCGGTTGTAAGTTGTGTAGCAGTAGTTGCACTTGATGCATTACCGCTTAGTGCACCGTAGAATGTACCAGCTTGAACATCAGATAAAGTAAAACCTGGATTAGATGTATTAATTATAGTTGTTGATGAATCAATTGAGGAATCATAGCCTTCAAAGAATTTCCAACGGCTATCTGTAACATCTCTAAATATACCAGTATATCTTAAGCCGCCCGGTCCAGTTGGGTTATAGTTACCAATTAGACCAAGATCAAGATTAATCTCTACTGGATTAGCTACCCATTCATCTGAGTCTTTGTGTCCGGTAGAGTTAATAAACTGGATAGAGATACCATTTCTAAGTGGTGCAATTGTACCATCTACCCCAAGTTTCCATGTAGCTTGACCGCCATCTGATTCAAACCCAAGACCGTAACCATAACCTCCTAAGAGTGAACCATAACCCATCGTAGCAGAGTCTGAGATACCCCATTCAATGGTATCTCCACCACCACCTGCAGAATCGATTGCACTTATACGTACAAAATAATAAAGATCAGAGTCACCTAAATATTTTCCAATGAACGTAGCGTCATTTAAACCGCCTGCACCAGTAGTACCAAGAAATCCTGTTCCAACTGTATTACCATCAACCAATCTAATAAATTGACTTGGTACTGTAACAGACTGATTAACTGTAGATGTTGTTGTACCAACAACGTTTAAGTTGCCTCCAATTGTCCAGTTTCCATCTACACGGCCATCTCCTGTAATTCTAATTTGTTCTTGGGTATGGCTATTAATATCAACATAGATTGATCCACCACCGCCGGTTGAATCAACAGTAAGAGCAATACCAAGATCAATTGGATAGTTAGGATATGATGGTGCAGCAGATTGGAAACCACCACCAGGAGCAAGATGGAATCTATCACCAGATACAAGACCTGCAGTATTAATTCCTTGAATCCAACCACGTGCAACTATCCAGCCATGTGCACCATCAGCAATGTCATGAGCAGTAATACCAATTACTTCGTACTTAGCGGCATCAGCTGCATCGGCAGGATAAATCAAAGGATGGTGACCGTGAACTGGGTTACCTGGAATATGTACACCATCAGTATAAACTGGGGTACCTTTTGGAATTAAAGAACCTGAACTATTACGGCCTCTTACCAAATCTCTTTGGTCAATATAATGTGTAAATTCTGAGTCTGGACCGTGGAAAGCTAAACCTTTTTCATCTTCGTCATACCATACAGTACCTTCAAGGTAAGTAGGACGTACAAGCTGATCAATTGGTGTAAAGTAAGCACTTGAGTCAAGTGAAAGTGTTGAACCTTCAATAGATCCTGTTACTTTTAAACGATCTTCAATACGAAGATATTCAAAGTTTTCGTTCCAAGGATCAACAAGGATTGTACCTTCTGAAGAATCAACCTTAACAACTACACCTATATGGGCAGGATATCCATTATCAATTGTTACAGAAGTAGTTGTCCATTTACCAGCTGAGTCAGCTGAAAGGTAAATATCATCACCAGCAACTAATCCTCCGGTATTAACATCTCTTACTAAACCAAATTTGGTGACATAACCATGAGCATTATCGGCAATGTCCTGAGTAGCAACCAGGAATTGACCTGGTGCACCTACGTTTGCTTGCGCTTTTGTAATTGATGGGTGTAAACCATGTGCAGTACCAGAGACATAAACAACGTCACCATTATTAATTTGTTCGCCGGTTTGGTTATGAACGTAAACCAGTAATTCTTGACCTACGTTAATAGTAGCACCAACAAATCCTTCACGGGTTCTTGTTACAAAGCTAAGACCTTTTTGTTCATCTGAATCCCAGAATAGAGTACCAGGAATAGCTCCACCGCCTGGTGGAAAAGTTTGAGCATTAAATGCAATTGCATCAAGAATAGCTGAATCGCCGGTAATCTGCGCAAAGGTTACATCACTAGTTGTTGCTACTGCTTGGCCAATTGATATTTGACCGTCCGTAATAGATACGCCAGTGCCTGCAGAGATATGTGCTCTAACTTCAGACGCACTTGGACCAGTATAAGTTATAACACCAGTACCAGCATTATATGTTAAACTACCATCACCACCTGCATCAGTAACACTTACAGAATTTCTTGCTACAGTTACAGTTGTAGCTGAATCATAATAAAGATTGGTAGAACCTTCAGTAAGATCATCTGTAGTTTTAGCTGCAAAAGAAATATCAAAATCAGCCGAGTCAAATAAATCAAATGGTGATTCTCCTTGGCTAATAACACCAGTAGCAGAATCATATAGAATACCAGAACCTGCTACTAAAGAGTTTCTTGCTCGAGCAGTTGTAAAGTACTGATTATCACCTTCGGTTAGATTTGTAGTGGTAAAAGGTTGTAAATTTATGACAGTTGTATAACTACTATCACTTGTTGTTAGAGTTAAAGTACCATTGGAAGTATTATAAGATATTGATGATGTAAGTTCACCAATATTGGACCAACTACCTCCTGCATATACCTCTAGCTTATCTGTCTCGGTATTATACCTTAAATACCCATTGACAGGGCTATCATCCCTTTCAGCAGTGGTACCAGCAGGAACAATGATTGATCCTGTTGAATCAGTTAATTCAACTTTATATACATTAAGACTATTAAAGTTTGAATCAACTTCATTATTTGTAAGCGGTGATCCTTTTACAGATCTTAATGTAATACTAGTCACGCCTATTATACTCCCAATAAATTACAATTACTTATTAAATTAATTAATTAGTTAATTGTAATAGTCCAGGTAATAGATAGAGTGTCATCAGCACCTTTGTTAACAACTGGGAACACAGTTCTGCAAAGTAGAGTACCAGCTGAAGAGTCATTTAAGATACCAGCTTCAACAAGAGCACCAGTACCAGTACCTGCTGGGAATGAAGCTACATACTGAGTAGTATTAGTTGAAACAGTTGTTGAAGTTAAAGCTACACGAGCAGCTTCAACAGCCAAAGTAGTATCTGCAACGTCCGCCGCTGTATTATCTGTACCAACTGCCATATGTGACATTTGTGCAGGTTCTGCGGAATCATACATACGAGCTGCAATCCACTGTTTACCAGTAGTTACAACTAGGTTATCTACATTATGATTGGTTTTAACAATACCATCAGGTCCAGTCAAAAGAATTTGAAGATTACCTTTTGGTTTAACGATATCGTTTATCATTTTTATTTTTCTCCTAATATCTAGGGTAATTTGAATGGTTATGTGGTTATTTATATAAATTAGAAAGTGGTATTTGATTTTTCAACATAAGGTTGTAAATCAGACACATATATTTCTAAGAAATAATCTTGGACAGAAATCAATCCTGTATCACTAATATTAACGCTATCATCTGCAAAATTTGGTTTGTTCAAATTCAATTGGGGAAGATCGGTTGCAAAGGAACTATCAGTCAAGGATTTAGAAAAGTTTCTAACTAATATTTCTATAGGAGATAGAACTTCACTAGTTATTATTTTATCAATATTATAATTTAAAATTTCACTTGGATTAAGTGAATCATTAAGATTTTTTACAACCGCTAATGTATTAATTAAATCGGTTGGTGATTCTATGGAATCAAAGAAAACCTTATGTGATTCTAGAGAAATAAGATCAGTAGCTTCTTCTGAATCTGAAAAAGGTTTTGTAAGAGAATTAGCTAATAATTCTGATATAAAACTACTATCATTTAGAATTTTATCTAGCGTATAGATATGATCTTCTGAAATTGTGGAAGAATCAAAATTAACTTTATCAAATGATATGGTATTTACGTCTGATATAGACGATGAATCTAAAGGTTGTCTACCTACCGCATAAAGAGATGTAAAGAGATCAGATACATTAATGCTATCATTAAAGACTTTACTCAATCCATATGTAATACCATCATCAATACCTAGAAGATCTAAAGCAGAAGTAACGCTACTATCAACTAGTTTGGATTTAGATAAACTTAATCTTTCTGATACAGTTATATTATCATTAAGAGTTTTATTAAAGTTAAAATTAATAAAATCTATAGGTGATGCGGAATCTAGAATGGCTTTTAAGGCACTATAAACAAATTGATCTGTAGAAGGATCCGTTCCTTCTATAAATCTTTTAGAAAAATCATAATTTAAAATGTCGGTTATTACGCCAGTAGAATCACTAAGAAATTTTCCAATATTTAATATATTAATATCAGATGCTAAAGAAGAATCATTATAGAAAAATCTTCTTAAAATACTAACCAAAATAGTATCAAGAGTACCAGTACTATCAGTATAAGCATAACTTGATAATTTAACACCTTGATTTACATTAGATACGGTAAAAAGATTATTTTTACTTACATCTTCAGATTTTACAAGAAAAGGTGGTAAATTATTATTGATTCTATTGACCATACCTAGTTACACTCGTTATTCTGTAACACCAGGGTCAATAAAAGCAATTCCTTCTATTACCCTATAAATTTCTCCTGACGAACTTTCAATAATAACATCAAAAACATAATTACCATGTTTTAATAGAGCAGTATTTTCATCAGTTAAATTTAACTGAATTTGCCCAGCTGCACGATTAGGATATGTAATTGTAAAATCTGTAGCTGATACGGATTTATAACTTCTTTTCAACTGTGATCTTGCTGTATAAGAAGTTAAATCAAAAGCTCCGCCAGCTGGGTTGGATAGAGTGATAACATATTGAAAAGTGGATCCTTGTTCAATATATAATTCTTCATATTGTGCCATTTCGGACCTTTTTATTATAGAGATTTGTACTATTTATAATAAAAACTTTTCCATACCTTGATAAAAAAAATCTTCATGACAACCATTAAATACACATATTGGTATATTTTTATTAAAATTAACTAACGTTTTACCACCTGGAAATCTTATGAAATATAATTTCTCAGAAATTTCATTTTCCCGAATTGAATTTCTATAATAATAATCACTATTATTTAAACTTAAAAATTTTGTTGAAGATATTTCGTAACTTAAAAATCTATCAATACCGTAATAAATTTTTGTATATAATTTGTAATTATCTATAAATTTTTTATAAATTTCCTGATTTTCATTATTATACCAAATCATAATAGAAGAATTATATGCCGGGGTTGTTTTAGGATCATGGTTCAATTGTGCAAAAATGTGCCAGTTATCATCATCTTGTGATATTAGTATTATTTTATTATGTTTTGCTTTTATAAAAAAATAATCAATATTACTTTGTATTACTACGTCCAAATCCAAAAATAAATTAACTCCATTACCTAAATTATTTTTCCTGAATAATGTAAGTTTCCACCACCATTTTTCTAATTCTAGTGATATATCAAGTGGTATGATATTCACTTCATCATATATTCCGGTTGGATCTTCAGTGTAGCAATAAAAATTAAATGGCAAAGTTATATTACGCTTTGCCATTCTATAAAGTCTATTTACATGTTCTGGGGTGAATTTAGTTCCCCATTTTACTACAATTACGTTGTATTCCAAAGATCCAAAACCATTTGTGATTTATTTTCAATCATATTATCATCGTAAATAAAGTGAACTAGTTTTACCTGATCACCAAATTTATCTTTTTTCATTAAAGGCATATTATATTCATTATAATATTTATTCATTATATTTGGATCATATCTTTTAGAACCTTCGGTATGAATACCTAACCACTGACCGGGTAATTTATTGATATAGTATACTGAGTCATTGATAAAATCTTGCTCGCCTTTACCTGGTGTTCCTACAAGCTTACCATAATATTCAATCCAAAATTCTGGATCCGAATAGAACTTATCAATTACGGACCATATATTTGGTCCAGGATTTATTTTATAAAACCCACCATTAATAGGACAACCGCCATTTCTCCACCATCTTGGAAATGCAGCAAGGGTATTTTCTTGCACATTATAATTAATTAATTCATCTAAATTACCAGTAACTAATATATCAATGTCCATAATAATTGTTGGATTATCAGTTTCAAAAAAACTTATTTTATCCCAATGACCATTTGGGCAGTCTGATAATACTAAAAAATTAAAATTGCCAGAGTAATTCCTGGCAATTCCATTTTGTAAATTATCTAGATATTTTGTACTATACTTGTTACCAAAATGTGTAACACATATGTCGATCATTCAGTTTCAATTTCCTCAATAACATCTTCCCAGAATTGCTTATGATGTCTATCAAACATATATGAAACCGTCATTCTCCAACAATCAGTGGATGCCATGTGATATACAATATCTTCTGGTTTATCCTCATAAGCACCAAAATAAAATGCCTTACATTGCCAACCTGGAATATCTTGTACAACCACATCTTTACCTGTATATGGATCTATATGCTTCCAATAACCATTTCCATTCTCGGACCATGTAAAAATGAGATTATATGCAGAGGCATTTGCATTATTGTGCCATGAAATAAATCCTTCAGGTGGATATATTGCACATAATGCATTATGTTTTGTACTCAGTAATACTTGTAATTTTTCATTTATTTCAATATATTTTTTTGTAATTTCAATATCAGAAAATCTTGTGCTACTTTCAGTTGGTTTTATACTATATCCTCTTAATTTTTCAGGGTATCCATTATGAAATGATCCCATATTCATAATTTTAATTTTATATTCATCACTAATATAGTCTTCTCTATTTTCTTCTTTTGCACCAAGATAAAATTTTTGTAAATCCGTTTCTTTTTTATCCCACCATAAATCTATAAATTCATTAAGAATATTTAAAATATCCTTATTTTTTATATCCACTGATTTCATTATATTATTCATTAATATTTTCCTTTATAAGCATGTGATGAATAATGATAAATGATTATATCTTTACCAGATTTATTTTCTTTTTCATTAAAAGACGAATACCAATTCCATCTTTCATCTTCACTAAATATTTTTAATTTTATATCTTTATATTTTTCGTTAACATTAGTTAACCACCATAATGTGAATTGATCCCATCGCCTTAAATGTTCCGGATGTTTATCATAATCAGGTTTACCATCTTTTAAATCTGGCCACCATATACCTAAAAGTTGTTGTTTATAATAAATATTCCAATCATTCATAAAATCTTTTACTAAAGGATTTCTTATATCATAAACAAATACACCTCCATTTAATTTTAAACGGCCGTTTTCCCATATACCTTTTTTAAAATAATGTGCTCTTTCCTCAATTAAAGGCGTAAACATTAAGTCGTGACCATCTAACATATCAAACGCATTTTTTATATCTTCGTGAAATATTTCACAATCAGCATCAATATACATTGTAATATCAAATGGTGTTTGAGATAATGCCCAAAGTTTTTCTCTGTGATTATCGCCACAATAAAAAAGATGATCAGCAATAGATTCATTGCCGTCACAGAATAGTTTTTCTGTGACGAAACATACTTGTGCTTCAGGATAAAATTCTTTTAAAGATCTTATAAGATTAATACCCATCTTATAAAATTCTTTTGTACGAGAAGCTACTATTAAATAACCTTTACTCGGTTGCTTCTGATCCATTTTCTAGTTCTTCCATAACAATCATCATTGAATAGAGATTCACTTCAATTAGGTTTTTAGCTTTTCTTAATTTAGCTTTTAAAAGTCTATTTCTGGAATTCTTAATTTCATCAATTTCAAATGCTTGAATTTTTGCTTCAAAAAGCTTTTGTAATTCCGCTGCTTTTTCTCTTTCTAGTCTTTGTTGTTCTTTAGCTTCTCTTTCAGCGGCTTTTTTTTCGTTACGTTTTTGAGTATTTTCCGTAATTTTTTCTTCTGTAAGAGAATTTAGAATTTCTTGGAAGTCCGAATTTTCGGTGCCGTCAGGATTAAGTCGATTTACCGTTAATTGTTGTTTTGTTACTCTACCTTCAGCGTCTGTGGTCATTAAAACTGTGGTAATTCTATTTCGATCATAGCTTTCCCAAAAAGAATCATCAGCCCATTTTCTATCAATCATTATTATCTCCGTATAATTAAGCAGTTCTCACATATAATGTATATGTTTCTATGGTTGTTGTTCCGGAATTAATTGTTTCACCCAAATAATTTCCTAAGTAATTGCCTTCAAAGTTACCTTCATAGTCACCATCATAGTTACCAATAAAGTTACCTACATAGTCTCCATCATAGTTACCAACGTAATTAGCCACATAATCGCCAGCATAGTTACCAATAAAGTTACCGACATAATCTCCAGCATATGATGCGGGGCCTAAATAATCACCAACATAATTACCTATCCAATACGGATAATCTATACGGCCTGCATAATACGTAACCCTGCTTACAATTCTAGTTCTTTGATAATTAATAGCATTAGGATTAGTATAATTACCAACAAAGTTCTGTGTTCTATCTCTGGTATAAGTACCCACAAAGTTCTGTGTTCTATCTCTGGTATAGTTACCCACAAAGTTCTGTGTTCTATCTCTGGTGTAATTACCTATATAGTTTTCTGCTATAACTTGAGTATAAATTGCAGAATAATCTACATCAGCAGTTGTATTTTTAGTATCGGTTGCAGTTCCTCTAGATACCCAAGTACCACCAGAAACAGGAGCACCCTGGGCAGAACTTCTGAGTTGATATGCACCAATATTATTTGCAGAACTCATAATACGAGTTTTCATTCTTTGTCCCAAAGTATAAGCAATTTCAGTATTGCTCATTTCCTTAAGACCATCAAATGATGTTGTATCATTAAATATCTTAACACATTTAACTTCACTCGGTGGTGAGGCTATAGATTGTCTTTGATAGATATTGTAAGTTACCGTAGTTCCATCAGTTCTTGTATCTGAAAATATACTTGAAATATGGGTATCATAAGTTCCGCCGGGAGATGACGATGCCAAATAATAATCACCAGGATATGAATTAGCAAAAACAAGACCTAAAAGTCTATCAACTAAAGTATTTAATTCGGTATCATCCATTTCCTCAAAACCAGTTCCGTTCCAACGGATAGGTCTATGAAAATCAGCGCCAGCTTCAGTTGCAGTACCTGTTGCTTGATAAACTGTAGTAGTTGTTGAGCCTGATGTAATAGATGAACCAGGATGAGTACCCACGGCTTCATTAAAAAATGTATTTGTATATGAACCAATATTGGTATTACCAGCCGATGATGTAGTTAAAGCACCCGGATCAGAAGTTGTGGAAGCAGCAAGTTGTAAACCGCACTGATATGCTAACCAAGCTTCTTCACCTGTTGACATTTCCTTTAGGTCACCAGAGCCACCTTCAAGTTTTATTGGGGTTCCCATATTTTATTCCTTATGTATTCAATAAAACGCCGCTTGAATTATATACATCAACTAATCTACGATCAAGTTCATTAATTGCAGAAATGATAGATGTTTTATCAGTAGTATTTAGTGCAGATAAATCTAGAATACCACCACTATCGCCATAAACATCAGTTCTTAGTGCTATTATATCACTATCATATCCGGCTTGTAAAGTGTTAATTGATGATACAATTGATGCTGCTGAATCAGTCAGAAGAGAAAGATCACCAAGATTTGTAGCTATTTGGTTGGTTTTATTTCTCCAACTTATAATAGTATCCGAAAGATCAATATTAATAACTGACATTATAGCTTCTCTACAATTTTGCTTAATATCATTTTAATTTCTGCAACATCACTTTTAAGCTGGTTAATTTCTTCGCGCTCAACCTTTTTTAAATCTCTTTGATTTTTTCTCAGTTCTTTAATTCGGTTAACCTCGGTACTATTTATATTTAAAATTGCACCAGTTCTTTTATCTCTTGCTAACCCAGGCTGACCTTCAACTTTAATTAAATCCATTATTATGTACCTAGAGCAATAGTTCTGAGTGCTTTAAATCTTGGAACATCAGTTGATGATGTTGATTTCATTACAATCTTAATTTGATAAGTACTGAATGGAATTAATTGACCTACATAATCACCACCAATGGTATATCTATATTCTCTGAATAGATTTGGATTAGTATCCGTAGGTAGATTATTATGATTTGATGATGGTTCTACTTTTGATGCAAGAGTCCAATCAATTTCATTAATAACGCTATCAGAACCTGTTGGTAAAGTTCTATAATAAAGATCAAAATCTGTTCCGTTTGGTCTATTTACATCAACTAGAACTTTTATACCTGTAGCAGGTTCAGTTAATACAAACGGTACCGTTAAGTGTTTAGCAGATGCTGAACCAAATCCAGCAGTTGTTTCATTTACAAAATCAATTGGAACATTAAAGCCTACAGTAGCTGATGAATCTTGATTATCAATAATGTTATGAATAGTAATTATTGATGCTCTTTGTAGATCCACAGAAGGTGCCGCGTATGTACTTTTTGAATTTAATTCAACTTCAAGAGTAAATGTATTTCTACCTAATGAGGTTTCTTTTGCTTCAGTTGTAATTACAGCAGGATTTCTTAAAAAAGTATCATTTTTATTTTCAGTCGGAATAGGTCCGATTGTTCCATATGCAGTTTCAGATCCAGCATATGATTTACCTGAAGTTAATGTGGAGTACATACTATAAGTAGAACCAGTTGGTTGTAGAATTTCAACATTAGGTTTAAATGCATCTAACATATATTGTTGGGTTGCAAGAATACCAGTGCCACCACCAAAGATTGATGAATCTGCTGTAGAATCCATCTCAAAAGTATAACCGGTTTGGTCAATTGCTGTAATAACTCTTGATCCTAGAATACTTGAACCAAAAACACCATTTACAGTAGATGATGAATCAAATCCACTTGAATCAGTAGAAATGTAAACTGTATCATTTACCTGGAATCCATGATTTGAATGATACACTCTTAACGTTGCATCTGATGCAGTAAACTTAAATGGATCCGTTGGTAGAAGTTTTACCGGTGGTGGTGCTGCATTAAATCTTACCAGCGCATTTTCATATAAAAAGTTTGCTCTATAAATTTTAAATGTAAGATCTCGTGTATTATCAGCTTCAAATGTTTTCCCATTTGAAGATTTGAAAAATACCCCAGCATAAGGATCGCTTTGAATTCTTGCTGTTGTACTACCTAAGGCAAATTCACCTAGTTTTGATGAATAAATTTGATATGCATTACTTTTTGCATTTGAATTTACACAAACCGCATATTCTTTACCACCTTCTAAATATACTGGTTCTTCAAATTGGAAAATAGTTTCAGCTGTAGCATCAGTTGATGTTGTAATTGCACTTGCTGCTTTAAATACAATACTATTTTCCAAAATTTTATGACTATCAGGAACACCATTTACGGTTGGTCTAATATGAACTTGAACTGGATAATCCGCATTATCAGCTTTTGTGGCAAAAAATAACCCAACCTTTGTTATATAAATGCCGCTTGCGTGATTTACCATAAATGTTTGAGCAATCGGTTGTGATTTTTCAGATGTTTGAGCTGACATTAGCGGTTTCCTATTCTTTTAATTGCCCATCCAGTTACATAACATATAGGTTCTAAAATAGCACGTTCTATTGCGCCAACATAATCTCTTTTACCATGTTTCTGTTTCCAAATATCCGCAGTTCTATGTCTAGCAATGTGTTCCAGAGTTCTTCTAATTGCCATGTGACCAGGTTTCTTAGTACGATAAGCATACTGAATGAGAGGTAGACCAATTGCATGATAACCAATTTGATATTCTTCTGGTAGATCACGAGATTGTTCAAGCCAGATCTTTTGACGGAAAGAACCAAATCCATATGTTTCATTCATTGCGGTACAAATAATTTTATCATTTGATCCGCCGTTTGGTCCAGCTACATCTCCAGCTTTATCAGCCGCAGCAAATTCTTTTGAATAAGACTTACCATACTCTGTAGTTGATGGATAACCAGCATAACCGGCACCTACCCAGGATCCATCGGCGCTATACCAATTCATAGGACCATCATTACCACCATCACCACCACTAGAACTATTAGTAGCATCATCTCTTTTATCGTATGAAGGTTCAGTAGTTGTAACAATTGATGTATCAACAATATATCTTCTAGTATGTTTAATGGATTCTTGATATGTTTGCATTGTACCAGTTGAAACAAATTCAGTTTGAGCATAAGATAGAGCAGAAGTTCTATCAAGTGTGCTAATATCTATTAATACAAATTGTCTAGTTCCTGTTAGGAATTTAATAGAATCGGTATTTGGTACAAAGAAAATACCTTCAACAACACCTTGTGAATTACTAAATATTTGACTTGTTTTTCCGCCAAGGTCAAGTGGAAACTCTGTTGCATTTTTATATTTATCACCAGGATCAAGATAGACACTATTTGTTGGTAATGCAGCAAAATATTGGAATAAACCTGATCCTGCTCTTATCCAATTTGAAACATCAGTTCCATTATAGAATGGAAAATATCTAGTATTCGGTCTTAAACCTTGAGCTTTGAAGAATATAAATCTAGATCTTTGATATTGAATTGAGGTTTCATAAAGGATTTGATCACCCATTGATGTTGCAACAATTTCATCTTTCTTTACGGTACTTGTAACAGTGGTAGTTGTTCTACCCTCTTTTTTAGTTAATGTTTCAGAATAATTTTCTTTTAATTTACTTTCCGAAACACCAGACCAGTTAAAGCCCCAATCATTCCAAAGAGAATTATTTTTAGGATCAATTTTGGTTCCACCATCAATAATTTTTGCAGGAACTCTTTCTGTATCAAACCAAGTATCAGTTGATGGTGATAATTTAATATGGCCTACAGTAACACCAAGATTAAATTGGTTTACAGGAATTGCATCTGAAGCTTTATCATTTACAGTATAAAGAACTTCTTCATATAAAGGATATACGGTATCACCAATTAATGACACAAATTGTGAATTATCTGAATCATAAACAAGTTCCGAAGATCTAGTTACAAATGAAGGTCTTAATTCTCTGTTAAATGCATCGGTTGATGCTTTATATTCAATGCTATTTCTAGCACTTTGGAAGTGATCGGTAAAGTTATCAGCTGTTAAACCAATTTTTAGACGATTATTACCATTTGAATCAAGAACTTCAAGAGTTGCTGTTTCAAGTTCTAATAGATTAAGAGTAGTAATTTCCTCAATTTTATCCATACGAGTTTCAAGATCTGCAATGTCTCTCATTGTATATCGTCTATTATCAACATAAGTCAGAGACACATCACTATCATCAAGTGTATATGGATTAACTAGTAATCTATAAAGCTCCATTGAATTTTCTGGAGTTGATGGATATATGGGATATAAAGATCTTTCTCCAGCAATTGCCTGGAATGAACCACTTTGATCAATTACAATTCTATATGCTTGGCCTAGATAATAAGATACATCAGCTGTGATTAAATCTGTATTTGCAGGGATTTCCATACGAACAGCACCAGTACTGGTAAAATCACCAGCGGTATTCGCTTTTCTGGATCTAAAGTCTACTGCATTTCTTAGCTGGACAATTTCACCATTTCTTTGTCTGTGAGCAGGAATATCTTCATAATTAACTTGTCCGGTGTAAGAGTTAACCGCAAAGAAATCGCCTGAAGCACCGTGATCAAAGAAGTCAAAATCTACATATACGTTACCAGCAGGAGCACTATATCCGCTTCTTAGATACAATACGCCTTCAGCATAGAAATTATCTCTTTGACCATTGTCAAGAATATAGTAATTTGTAATTATATTACCTGAAGCAGACCCATCACGAATCTCGTTGATTCTATAGATATCTGCTCTTTCCAATTGTACACTATTATCACCTTCTGGTGCGATAGTAGCCGTTCTATTAGTTAGGGTCTTGGTCTTAACCGTTGCGGAACCCTTATTAATGTAAGCCGCCAATGAGACCGCAGAACTAGTGGGTAGAGTACCAAGAGTTACAGATGCATTTCCATTACCACCTGCGGTAATATTAATTGTTTGTTCTGCACCAGAGCTATCAACAGTTAATAACCAATTTGATGAATTGGCAAATGTTTCGCCAGGGGCGGATAGATTAAATTGAATTGTACCAGAACCTGTAGTTGTGCCTGTAAGTTTTCTCTGAGTTGTGAGAGAAATATCAGATAGGGCTGAAGGTCTAGTTTTGGATAAGTCAAAAAGAAGATTGTTATTTGCAGTATCTTTAATAACTGCAACACCATTCTCAAGTATTAAATCCGAATATTGTGCAGTACTTGTGCCAATACTTCTTACGGAACTAAATTGTTGGCCGGCATTCATTGATACATCAAAAAGATATATTCTATAAGTTGATCCGAACTTTTCAACTGCTCTGATTCTAGCAGAACCGATTGTTGAACCACCATGTGTTACCGCAGATCTTAAATTAACCGTAGCAAATGTGTCAATAGCTGGCATGCCCAGAAAGTTACTTGCAAGAACATAGTTACCATATTCGGCGGCAATTACGTCGTTATTAATTGTAACAGTAGTTCTTGGTTTTGCAATTGGAATACGTATTGGTGAGAATGTTTCGTATCTATAACCTTGAACATATGCAATACCAGGTGCAATATTAATATCAAGTTTGGTATTATCTGAATCATTATCCAGAGTTTTCATAATAAACGGTTTAACAGTATAATTACCTGATTCTTCAAATGTTCTTTTTGCCATAATATCACGGATGATACTTAGACTTTCATCGCCGGGCATTTTAGCTGCAGCTAAATTACCATCAACAATATCGAAGGCAGGAATAAATGTAGTATCTGAATCAACATTTGTTTCAAGAGCAAGAGTTAAGAAAATCTTATAACGATCAGCACCAGGAGCAGTTAGATTAGGAGTGTCATTTGAATTATCATAAAGAGCTGTATCATCAAGTGCTGTAACAATTTGTTCTGTTACAGTAAATCCAACTTTTTCTGTTGGTGTGCTAGTATATTTTGAAACAAGAATATCCTGAGAAGCAGTAAATACAAAATGACCGTTTACAAAATATACTGCTTCTTTTACAGAAAGTCTAGTACCACGACCAACCGCTGGATTAGCTGTGGTATTAGTAGTTTGAATTTGAAGATTTGTACCGCTCACATCACCATTAATAATCTCACCGGGAGTAAGACGAACAGGACTAGTGGTACCAGAAATTGAATTATTATTTACATATTCAATATAAATTGTAGCAGGATCTGAACCTTCAGCTTCAACAATATCTACAATTCTAACTTTAATTGTTGAAGTTAAACCTGTAAAAGTTTCACCAATAAGTGTTGAAAAATTTGTAGGTAATGTATAAGTACCAGTATTTAATTTAGCAAATTCAAATCTTGTATTAACTTGAACACCACCTGAGTGAACCGCAGCACCTTCTTTAAATACAAATCTTGCGTGTGCTTCTGCTTCTCTTTGGATGATTGTTTGTAATTGGGTTAGTTCTCTTGCTTGAAGAGCTCTACCACCTCTGAATAAGATTCTATAGTAGTTATCACTATCAGCAAAATCATCTCTATAAGTTTGGCTGAATGTGGTGCTTGTAACGTTACTTACCATTTTTATTCCATATCTTATAGTTGAATTACAATTTTAATATCTTCAGTTTGATCTACTGCTCTTGAAATAGCTGCACGGTTTTCAATATAAAGAATTTCGCCAGATCTAAAATCAATTGCACCCGGATCAAAAGTACCACTACTATCTAGAGTACCAGATCCAGCGCCATCGGTTTCACTTACAGCTTCACCACCTGAGAAATTAGTAAATCCAGTAGCCTCTGTTTGATGATAACGAAGAATCCCAGTTGATACATTATATGTATCAACGTATGCTTTAGCTCCAGATGATGCACCTTCAATGGTATTATCAGCGGTAAATGCTGTAGCAACTGGAGTTACAAATTTTAATGCTTTTGCCGCAAAGCCAGACGATTGTGTAAAATCCGAATCAGTAACAGGTACTTTTGGATTTTTTATTAAAGCTATTTGTCTGAAATCATTATCTGTAATAAAAGTATCATTTTCAGCACCTGATGGTTTGGTATTAAACATAACAGCTTTTGCACGTAGATCATTAATTGGATTAGCACCAAAACCACCTACAGGAGGTAGAACTACTCTTGCTGTTGCAGTACCGGTACTAAATAAAACAGTTGCACTTGTATATCCAGATCCATGAAGTATTGTTCCACTACCATTTGAATCCAATGAAATATTTACAACTGATCCACCAGAAATAATTGCAGTTGCTTGAGCACTATCACCATCTCCAATTATGGTTACCGTTGGTGCTGATACATATCCAGAACCGCCATTAATAATACGAACTGAGCCTATTTGACCTGGAATTGCAGCATCCTGAATTCCTTTTTGTTCAATATCAGCAGCAGGAGAGGAACTATCGGTTGATGTTATAAATTTTACAGGCATATAATTTGCAGTTAAATATTTATTTGCATCACCAGCTGTAAGAGTGTATAGAAACTTCCACATATAACCATCAGCTGTAAGAAATGATGATATAGATGCTCCAGTTGGTTTTACAGTTGATGCAATTGCAGCACCAGTATTATCTCTACCTTGTTTAAGACACATATAAACAGAGTTATCATCAGTTATAACAAAATAAGGTGTGGTTGGATGGCTGGAAGCATTATCATCCCAACCTGAATAAATTGTACCTGCTGTCCAGTTATTTCTTGGTACAACATAAGATACATCTTCCGCAGATTTAATTGATTGTAATCTAAGTCTTAAATTACGTTCTTCTCTTAGGGTGTTAGTTGGCGTAGGCGCAGTATCAGAACTATCCCAGTCTTGTGAATTACCAATACCGATATAATAAGAAGCTCCAGCAGTAGCTACTTCCGTGATTAAATTATCAAGGAGAACCCTTTTAAGACTGTCAGTAATAATACCTGTCATTTGTTTTTCCTGTTATAGTATTATGCTATGGTTGTAACGCTTTGGTTACCAATTAAGAACCAATTTGTCCCATCCCAAATAACTTGAGCACCTTCATTTTGTGCAATTGCAAAACTTGTTCCAGAGGCAAAATTAGATGGTGTAATTGTTGCAGTGCCGACACCTTTATTTGTAAAAATTTTAGTTTCTCCAACAACAGTACCATCAGCAAGAGAAACCGCAAGAGCAGTCCCTTTATTACAGATAATATAACCTGCACTAGTTGATGCAGCACCATCTACTGTAATTGTAGAAGAAGTAATTGCAAATTTATTTATCTCTACAGAACCAGTACCTTTACCGTTAATTTGAACGGTAATATTAGTATCGTTACCTGAAGCTGTAATTGTTGGTTTATTACCAGTTGCAGCATTGGCAAGAGTAATTTCATTTACGGCAGAAGCAGTAGCTGTAACTTTAATTAATTCAGCACCATTTGTATCATTAATTGATGTTCCTATTCTTGCTGTATTGAGAATAGGTGATGTCAGTGTTTTATTTGTAAGTGTCTGAATATGATCTGCAAATACAAATGTATCATTACCTGCAAGTAAAGGAAAAGTAATGGTTCTATCTGCAGTTAATTCACTTACAGCTACAATATATTGATGATCAGCAGATGTATCATTAATTTGTGGTGTTGTTAAAACTGGTGATGTTAAAGTTTTATTTGTAAGTGTTTGAGATGCAGAATCAAGTAAAATCGTTCCGCTAGCATTAGGCAAATAGATATCTCTATCAGCAGTAGGGTTTATTGCTGATAGAAATGTTTCATAATCATCAGTAGAGGAACCTTCAAAGACAATTGCCTCATCAGTAAATGTAATACCTGTTGATAATGCATCACTATCACCACCAAGTTTTTGATATAACTCAATAAAATTGTCATTAATTTTTTCACCGGCAATGCGGAGTGTATCTCCAGTACCGTCATTAGCTGAAGTACCTATGCCGATATTTTGCCTAGTCATTTAATAAAGCCCTTTAACGAATTAGATTAATATTATTTATATAGTTTCTATTAGAATCCAGTACTATCGGTACCATATAGACCAGCAAATGCATCTTGATCCATAGTTTCAAGACCGCTAGAGAATTTAATTGCTTTATTACCAAGTGAACTATCATCATCAAACGTTGGTGAGTTTGCATCAAGAAGTTCTTGAATATCATTATAAGAATTAATAAGTTGTTCAACGGTAATAGTTTGATAATCACGTATTGTTGTTGTAACAAGACGTTCAGCAGCTGAATCAGCATCACCCTCATCTGGTACAATAAGTGTGATAGAAGAAACTGAAATTGGTGTTATAAATGATGTTTCTTCAATTCCGAATAGTCCTGCATTACTATCAGCAAAAATATCAGGCATTAATCCTAGATTTAGATTACCTATCGATTCAATAACAACCTCACCGCCTAAATAAAATCCAGCCGGGTGTACAAAGGCTTTATAGATATCTCTCCAATTGGAAATAGGTATACCTGATCTAACTAATACAGACAATACCTGATATAAAGCTCCATTTTGAATAATTTTTAATGATTCAGGTCCTATCTGGGATTGACCGACAATAAACAAACTATTTTTTGGATATATGATATCAGGTTGAACACCATAAAATGCTCTAAAGAAACCTTCGGCAGAATATAGAGAACCTTTAATTCTATAAAAGTTTGCAAGTAAACCTGAAACCAATTGTGGATCAACAAAATAATCAGCAGAAACTAATCCCTGACCTATTTCATAAAATATTTGATTTAGAAAAGATAATTCAGTTGATCTTAAATCTCTTAATTTATAAAGATTTTGTATTTTATTATCAAAACCATAAGTAGCATCAGAATCCAACCAATCATAATAATATTCAAGAAATTTTACAAGATCTGGATATTCTGAAAGATAGTAAGAAGGTAATACTTCTTTTATCTTACTTTCGGTAAGATTTAAATCTCTTCTATTAAAATCTAATAAAGTTTGTTGTACCATTAAAGAGCTACTTGTGTCTTACCGTAATCAACTATACCTGATGCAAATGATCTGGTTGTATCAATATTTAGGACATAATTTCTAAGAGGAATAATTGTACTTTGATTAGCTGGAGTTGCAGTAATTCTAATATAATTTAATCCACCAGATATACTTATTGGTGCAAATCCAGTAATTGTTACAACGCCATTATTTTGATTATAAGAACCTATACTACTAACTTGGACATTATTATCTGTATCCACAACTTGAAGAGTATTTGTCCCAAGTTTATTTCTAATAATGCAAATTTTATTATTCAATGTAAATTGATTTGATGTAATGATATAATTAACATCATCTGGTGCTGCAAGAGCAACAGGAAATGATAGAGTATATGAATTTGATGTACCTAGAACCGGAGTAAATCTTTGTTGAATATTTACATCCATTCTTGAATTTAAAATGGCATCACTTAAATTATCAATTTGTGTTAATAAATTTGATCTTCTAAATGGTTCACCAAATACATTTAGATTAGTTGTAAAATAATTTGTAATAAGATTTGAAACACTATTCTCGGTAGTTTTTAATGTTACATTAGTTCTGTTCGGGTTAAATCTAAAGAAAGTTGAACACTCAAGAAATGTTGTAGTAGGATCAACAAATTCAGTATTAATTGTCATAATTGAGAGTGGTGTAATCAAGTTTGATTGAATACTATTTTTAATTGTAGTCTTTGCTGCTTCGGAATAATTATCAGGAAATTTTAAACTTACAAATACTTTTCCATATTCTGGTTCAGGTAAATTATCTTCTCCCCCCCATGCAATACAATCTGATACTACTGGATATTTAGTAAGAATTAAAGCTTTATAATCATCCGCGGTCACAAGTCTTTGCTGTGCAGCAAATGAAATTGGAGCATTTTGACGAATTGATTCAATTGATTCTTTGGCACTGGCTCCAGATGCTGCAGATGATGTTGTTACAATTAAACTATAATTTGTACCACCAATATCAATTTGATTTGATGCAACAAAGCCTGATGCAGTATTTGCAACTGCTCCATTTGATGAGAGATATGTAAGAACAATTTTATTGCCGGCAACAGGAGCTCTACCTGTTGTAATACCATCACTGAAAATTAATTCATAATAACCATTCGGTGCTTCTCTTAATTGATATAATGTTGAAGCTGTATTTACAGTTATTGCATCATATAAAGGTGTATATGTAAGAAAATCTGATGATGTTGCTGAATTAAATACATTTACTGTGACGGTTGAGGTATCAATGGTAGTATCAGGTACAATATAAATTAATCTATCTGTTGTGGAACCAACATAAAATGTCTTTGTTCTTAATGTACCTTCAACAACTGGTATACCAGTAGTACCATTGGAATTTAAAAATACATAATTTCCGGTTCCATCATCAGTTGCAGTATATGCTTCAAGAGTATAAAAAGAATATGTTACATCATCAACTGTAGCTGTAAATATTGAATACTTAGGAAGTGTTGCCGTTGTTGGTCGTCCAGTATCCGTATTTCTTACGGAAATATTTAAATAAGCAATTGCGGATGTAATTGATCTTGGATTATAACCAAGTGATTCAGCGTGTGATACAACAGATGATCTTAACTGTGCGGTATTAAGAAATGATTCATTTAAAGCAAAGTTTGCAATTAAACCATTAAAGTGTGTATTATGTGCAAGAACATCTAAGATATTTGATAAACCAGAGGCTTCAAAATTATAATCTGTAAACTCAGTTTGTTGAGCTAAATAAGTTTTTAAGCTATTCTTAATTGTGGCAAAGTCAAGCTGGGTTGACTGAATATTTGTAGCCATATTATCTTAACCTCGTAATGGTTGTATCAAGCGTTACTATTTCTTCTGTACTAATAATCTGAAATGTTACTGTAACACTTATGCTATTTGCATCAGGCTGTAGATTTGTTGCAACTTGTCTAACTCTTGCCCTTGGTTCATATTTTCTAATTGCTTCTCTAATTGCGCCATCAATTTCATATACGGTATCATTATCAACCAATTCAAAAAGTAAATTATTTAAATCGCCGCCGAATTCTGGCTGAAATGGTTTTTCAAATTTATTTGTTAATAATAAATTTTTTACCGCTTGTTTTACGGCAGCTGCATCGGTTTTCTTATAAATCTCACCTGATGGTTTTTTAGCAAAAGTAAGATCAATATCTTTATATAATCTATTACGGCTGGTCACCAATGACGCCGTATTTAAATTACCATCTTCAACTGCAAAAGCTCTTGTTACCATCTTACTTTTTTCTAAAAAGGGGGTTTACATTTTCAAAAAACATGGTATAATAATATAGTTCCTATATGGGGGTTATAGTATACCACATTATTTATATACCTTTTATAAGTTAATTTCCAAAAGATCCGTACTTGACATAATTGATCCATTATAACGTGTTTCCACATCTTTTATAAACCCACCATCGGAAACCTCATAATTGGAACTGAGTTCTGGCATAATAATAATAATCTGAGTATTTAATGCCCCATCAATAGCATATGTGTCATAATCCAAAATTAATTTTTCAAATACTGTTACTGTTTTTAAGTAAACAGCAAGATCAAATGTCTTTGCAATATCAATTAAGCCGTTTGAGTTATGAAATTCATATACAACTGCTCTACCTTCAGAACGTAATTTATTAATACTTGTTGACCAACCTGAAAATGCTTGTTCAGCATCAGTTGGTTGATATAATCCTTCCGCAACTATTAATCTATGATTATTAAAATCTGATTCTTTATTTGAAAGAATTCTTCTAAATATTTCTGCATTTGGTTGTAAATTTCTGGCAATTTGTTGACGTCTTGTTACAGGTATTTGTGATAATCTACCTTGCTGTCCTATACCACCAAGATAACGAGAAAGATATACACCTTCAGCAATAGGTGTTTTTCTTGTAATTATTGTTGAAGATGTAATTGGAATATAAGGTAAGAATCCTGTTTCAGTTAAATCATCAGGTACCAAGAATCTTGTATCTGAACCTGGGGCTCTACGCCCGGCTGGATTATTACCTCTATAAGGTTCAGGAGCACGACCAGATATTCGGGTAATATTTGGTGGATTTATTTGTGAATAAGATGGAGAAAGTGTACCTGATGCAATTGCATTACCAATAAATTTAGGATCATTACGAACACCTTCAGTTCTTAGTAGAGCACGGATTTCTGAAGTAGTAAGATCTCTAGAGGAAAGACCTCCAGTTGCATCAGAACGATTCAGCGCACGTAAGAAGTGATCACCAATATCAACACTTACTGTTACTGTTCCATATGGTGTATTATTTAAATAATTACTCAGAACAGTGGATGTTGGTTGTGATGTGGTTGGAGTTGCAGTATTTGTAATTGATCCGCCCCCAGATGTAGCTGCTTCACCATATGATTGAGCAAATGTATTTGCAGCATTACCATCCAAATCACCATGAAATGTTGGTGCCGTTACACCTTCACCAAATGTAGCACCTTTACCATATATTACTATATTTTCCCCACCGAATGTACCTGTTGCACCAAATACAGATAAATCAGATGCCGCAATATTCATATTTGAAGCACTTTGGAACATATTTGTTTTTGCGGATAGTCTAGTAGTTGCACCAGAAGCAATCTGCATATCACCTTGTGATGTATAACGTGCTTTACCTTTTGTAATTGTATTATTATCACCAAGAATAGTATTTGTTGAAGTTTTAAGGATAGTATTTGATAAACTACCTTTAATAATATGACCTTGATTACCTTCAGTTGTAGAACGATATGCTCCTTCTACATTTTCATTTCTATTTTCACCAACAGATAAATTATAATCACCAGCAACTGAAAGATTAAAATCTCCTGCTACTTGCATATCAACATTACCGCCATATATAATTGTAGCATTACCTTCAATAATAATTTTTTGGTCTTCGGTAACTGAAATGATTTGTTTCCCGGCAGAAATAATCATGCTACCATCTGATTTAATTTCTATACCATTACCTGTATTATGACGAAAAATAATACGTTGATTACCAGGTGTATCATCTAACTCTAAACTATGACCTGAACCAGTTGTAATTGCACGATTACGTGTACGCATTGATGCTACTGGTGTACCTAATGCTACATCAGTTTGATTAAATCCTCCGCCAAGATTTATTGTACTAACATCAGCACCATAGGAAAGTCTATTTAGACTTGACGTAAACCATGTTTGAATTTGTGGAAATAAACCGGTAGGATCTACAGACAAATCCTGCTCTAAACCTTGCTCTATAATAATAGGGCCGAGTCTGGCTATACGTTCCTGTAATTCATCATTAATTGTTGTCATACAACTACTCCTCGTGCCGCAATAAGTTCGGCTCTACTCAATGGTGGTAGGTCTCTATTATATGCGTATACATTTCTTTTACCAAATGTATTTAGGATATATGCGTCAACATCAAAACCCGGATCAACTTTACCACTCTGTGCAATTTGATTATGACCGAGTACTTGTCCGCCTGGAAATACTCTATAGAATACTTCAAGGAAATCACGCTGCGATCTCCATTGTGCATCATTAATTGATTCAGCTGAAATATATCTATCTGGATTTGGTGTTCCGGAAGTACAATTGTAACCGGCCACATGTGAAATACCAATACTATAATTATTGTGACCTAAGTCAGCAGCATGAGCTCCTTCAAGATTAATTGGTCTACCACGTTGAATACTACCATCACGTTTAATAATATAATGATAACCACAACCACTAAATCCACGTTCTAAATGCCAAGCATGTACATCTTCAGCACCAATGTGAGCTTGATCAATATAGTTAGCTGTCCAATGAATAACTGTTTCTGTAATTTCTCTTGTTGCTGTTCTTAACTCAGCTTCCAATTCTTCCATACTACCTATAATAGTAAATGCATATGAATTACTACTACTTGATCCCGGTCTTCGAACAGATGTATCCGTATCATTCCAAGTATTTTCTAAACTTCCTAAAGAAAAAACTGGTGCTGTTGAAGTACCAAATGCGCTTGTTGCTGGATTAAATTGATTAATTAAACTACTTGCAGTTGTATTTACTTGAGATAATTCAGTTTCTAAAGAAATAATATCAAGATTTGAAAACGGCTCTAAAAGTTGAGCTGCTCCAAGAAAGTCTTTTTGATCTAAAAGTAAAGTTACTTGTCGTTTAATAGATTCTGGTACACGAATACCTGTATCTTGAGTTAACTGAGTAATTGCAAATCTAACTGGTTGAGTATCAGCTTCAATTAAATCTTTTATAGTTTGGCCAAATCCTTGATTTAAATAATTTTGGAAACTAGAAGTAACCGCAGTAACTGTACTTGAAAAATTATTAAAAATACCAGAATTAGTTAATTGGCTAATAGCAGATGTAGCAGCAAGTGACTGTAATTCTTGTGGTGCAATTGATTGCATTGCTGGTGCAAGTTGATCTATATTTAAGGTTGAAAGATTTTCTAATGCGGCACCAACACCCTCAGCTGTAGGAAGTGCTGCAACTATTACATTTAATCCTTCCGTAATTTCGGAATTTAGACCAGTAATGGATTGAAGTGCAGTTTTAGCACCTCCATCAAAAGTACTTACTAAATTTACACCTGGTGGATTTTCTTGTAATAATGCAATACCACGATTAGAAACAGAAGTAATATCAACAACATCAACTTCAGCAGTTAGGCCTTGCCAACCTCCTACCACATCATTTACGTTGACTCCTAAGGTAGTAGTTGTTGCAGCTTGAAGTTGTGTTGCTGTATTTGCAGCAGCAGTTTGAATTACATCAAAATTAACTCTATTTAATAAAGAAGATAAAGATTGATTTAAATTAGTTATATTAATTTGCGGAACCGTAACCATTATCTGAACCTCGCTAATGCATCACGGGCATATGTGACTCTTACTTCTCTTTTTGTTCCATCACTTCTTTCATATAATAAATCAATTGTTCTTGCTGCATCTTCAACAGTACGTGTTGAACGAATATTTGTTGCAGCAGTTCTTTCACTACCTTCTAATTCATATAGTACAAATCCAAGCTGAGTTTCCAATGTCCTATAATCTTGTGCAGTTTCTCCTGCCCAAGCTCTTAGTGCATCATATCTTTCCTTTCGCCACTGGGCAATACCGAAGGCTTCAGCACCAACATCGTTTGGATTATAAGCGGTTGGGTCAATATTGACCGTAGATTCTACAGCAAAGTTACCAACCCAACCTGCAGCTTGTTCTGGATTAAATCCATTATTTACAAAAAATCTATATACTTTTTCTGCATTAGTTGAACCTTCTAATGATTCAGGAGGTATAATCCTTGATCCATTTCTTGGTCCGTTATCTTGACTAGTTGTAGTATATGCAGGTGGTATTGTATCACCGATAAATGTAGATCTTTGTTGTACTGATGGTCTATCAATTTTAGGTACTGTGCCGAGTACCAAAGGAATCTGTGAATCTTTTCCATCCAAAAACACACCAAATACTTGAGCACCATTTGCAATCATAGGGTTTGCTCCAACACCACCTACACCTGGCTCAGTTGTTGGTAACATAACTTGTGCCCAAGGTAGGTCATAATTACGAATTTCTGAGCTGTGTAAACCAGGGATTCTAATTTGAACTCTACCAAGATTTAAATCAGCATCATTATTATTAACAACAATACCAAAAAAGAATCTATTAATATTATCACCATAGAAACTCATTCAGGTGGCTCCTCATTTAGATCTGCAAGCTTAACACAACTTGCAATCACATCATATCTTTCTTTTTTAAAATGATGCTTTACTGCATACATTAAATAATCACCAGATTTTTTAGTATCTATTTGTTCAGTACCAGGTCTAGATGCAGTCGATGTTGAAAGAAATCTTAATCTAATTTGATTACCAATTGTATTACTATATCTGCCATTTAGAAAATTGCGTCCTGGTAATGCAATATCAATTGAATTTCTTACTATTAATTCTCTTAACGCCTCAGAAACAATTTTTAATTTATGTTTGTTTGCATCTGGGGCTTGATTATAATTATTAATATTATTATATGTATTTGTAGGTGTAATATCAGTACGAACCACAGATTTTAATTGTGTAAATGAAACATTATTTAATTTATAATTACTTGCATAACCGAATTGATTTTGATTATTACGAATTATATCTTTATTTTTTAAGGTATTTAAAACTTCTGATAGATTAAAAAATGTACCTCTATTATCTACAAAATTTCCGGTAATTGAATTATAAAAATAATTCTGTGAGCCTACATAACCCATTTTTACAAGTGATATAATATTATCATTTGATCTAGTACTAAATTCCTGTATTAAATAGGCTTGTTCATCTATAGATCTTGATACTAATAATGATGCTGATATTTGTGAGTAAACATACGGTCTAGAATCAGGTGCAGTAGCAAGCATATCATCTAACGGAATTATATGAAGCTTATCATTTGCTAATGTAGCAAAAAAATAAAAAGGAACACCGTCAATTGTTGTTGCTCTATCACGAATCCAAGTTGCTGCTTGTAATGGAGTAAGGTTTGGTATTAAAACCTTCATTGGTTCTTGAGCATCTAAAATAATTGGTGTTGAAAATTCCTTACCTAGATTATCAGTAATAATTTTTTGGATAATCTCTACAGGTTTACCAGTATAAGCTTTATTTACATTTATAATTGTAGAATCAAATGCGTGTTGTTCAACAATGTGAAAAAGAATTGCAGACTGTTTATCGTTGCCTCTTGCATTTTTTATAGTTTTTTCAATAATAAAATCTTTATCAATAGGTATTGCATCAGCATCAGGTAATCTAAATCTTAATGATATTTTTTCGGAACCAGAAAAATTAACGTTATTGTAAATATTATTATCGTCGACAAGAATAATATTACCAGTTAGATAAGGCTTATCTAAATGCTCGAAAATTTCAATATCTGTAATTACATTTTTAATATCAAGAGTAGCACCATCATTAAACTGAGGTGAGGTTATTATAGCTCTTTCCAGTTCATAATCAAACGGTGTTTCCGCTCTATTTTGTGGTGTACCAACCATTAATTAGTTTCCACTATTTTTACAGCAACTTGTTCTGATACACAATTATATGTTAAATATTCATAAGTAATATTATTACTATTTACAAACTCTTGAAAAGCTTTATACTCACCATTTTTCCATCCAGGATAATTAAAGTATTCATCAAATACAATAATAGTACCTTTTTTAATTAAATGTCCTAATAAATCAAAAATTGTTTTGGTTGAGCTATACAAATCACAGTCTACATGAAGATATGCAATTTTTTCATTATAATCTTTTAAAAATTTAGGAATACTATCTTTAAACCAACCGATATGTAATTTTACATTTCCTGATACTTCAGGAATATCATTTCTTTTAAATCTACCTTTATCGTATCCTGGCATCCATGCTTCAGGTAAACCTTCAAATGAATCAAAACCATGAACTTTTCTTGATTGTAAATGTCTTGCAATGTGATTAATAGTTTCTCCAGAGTAAACTCCAAATTCTAAAATTAATCCATCATTTAAAATTTGTTTAATTGCTTTTGTATGTACATCTTTCCAATTTTTTTCTGGCAGAATATTATGCATATGTTCTACTACATATTCTGCAGTAGAGTATAATGCAATTTTATGCACTTCTTCAAGAATATTTTTATTAATATCTTTATTCATTATGCTGTTCTCAATGCTTCCTGATAAGCTTTTGCAATTTGATTAATTGCGGATCTTTTTATAACTTTTATTTTTCTTAATTCATCATTTGCAGATTGATAACGGTCAAGATAAGTTACAGGAGTTAATAAAACACTTGGTGCTGAAAATGGATCTATATCTGTCCATACACCGTTACCATCCTCATAATGATGTATTGCATTATACTCATTTACAGCAGAAACAAGTTGGACTGATTGAGGGAACTCAGGATCACTGTTATCTCTAATAACTTCAGTACTTATAAAAGTTAGACCATTTATTGGTTTTATAAATATCTGACCTAGATCTAAATTGCGTTTTAGTATCACACCAGTTGCACCAGAGGTTTGACCTATGATTGTATCACCAACTTGGAAATGTTCAATAAGAGTATTACCATCTCTGGTTGTTAATACAACATTAGGATAATCTTCAATTGCTCTTGCTCTAATTTCTTGAACAGTTAAAGGCCAACCTCTTTCACGAATATTATCATTAAGTAAATAAAAAGTCCAATAATATCTTACGGTGCCATATAGTTCCTGTGATAATGTATCAGGTCTTTCACCATCTTGAATTTCAGTTGTTTCATAAAAATTAATATTATCTTTTATTTGATCAATAATATCAACATAAACTGAAATATTTTGGATTGCAGTAGCAGATTGTTCTGTCCCAAATTGATATAATGTTCTTGGATAGTTTGTAAAAAACATTATTAGTAACCTTCAATAATGTCGTTGCGGTTAAGAGTTCTTTCTTCACCAAAGCTAAGTTGAATTTCTACCTCAGCAGGTTTACCATCTCTGTACCATATTCCAGATGTAGCATTTAATGATGTTTGTATTGTTCTAAGAACGGAAGGAAGAATTTTAACAGCTACGGGTTCATTATTATATCTCATTGTAATTTCAAATTTATCTGGAAATTCATAACCGATAGGAACATTTAATCCCGCAGGATCAAAATTAATTGTATCAGGATACATTGTAGTTCTAAAGAATTTTATAATATCTTCAATTTCCTGAGCTTCTCTTGCTGAATTTGCAATTAATCTAAAAGTAAAAGTAAATTCCCTTAATCTAACACTTTTAAATAAGTTAATTGTATTAGGGTTAACTGTGGTTGCAGTACCTGCTCTAACAACACCACTAACCGTAGCATTGCCTTGTTCTGCTAATCTGGATGCAGCAAGTCTTGCTCCGCGTTGATCAGCAACATTACCTGATAAAAGAGCAGCTAAACTACCAGTTGCTTGACCAGTTCCTCTTGCAAGAGCACTTAAAGCTCCTTGCCCTGCTTGTACTCCTGCAAGACCAATTCCTCCTATGGCACCAAGATCAAATTCTTCATAATTAACGGCGTCATTAATAGCAATATTTGTCGGTAAATAAAGTATTACTCCACGGTCTCTTAAAACCGTAGATTGTGAAGGATCAACAATTGTTTCTGTGTCATTTGGGACTGGATCTAACGTTACAGATGCTTCTTCTTCAAATGATGCAGCAACATCCTCTATACCGGTATAACCAGCTCGAAATCCTTCTGCTGCAGCACCAAATACAACACTTTCATCTATATTTAAAAGCTGTGTAATAAGACCTTCCCCTGCTCGTCTTCGCAGTGAAGCAAAAGCAGTACCAGCTATTTCGGGCGGAGTATACTTTATAGGTCTAAATGTAATTGTACCCTTGTAATCTTCCTGTCTTTCAAGGGGAAATCTCTTAGTACCAGGCGCTAGTTCTCTTCTCCTGTAAACCATTTTTATCCTATAAATATAAGTGCATTTGGGATTATTTATATAAAAAAATGAAGACATACTCCGGTAAATATAAAGTTAAAAATCCTTTAAAATATAAAGGTGACTCAAGCAATGTAGTTTTTCGATCAATGTGGGAAAGAAATTGTTTTGCTTGGTGTGATGATAATTCAGAAATAAAAGAATGGTCATCAGAAGAAATAATTATACCATATTTTTATGATGTTGATAAAAGATATCATCGTTATTTTGTAGATTTAAAAATTACATTTACAAACGGTAAAACAATTCTGGTGGAAATCAAACCAGAAAAAGAAGTTCAATTACCAAAACGGCCAGATAAATCTAAAAGATATTTGACAGAAGCTTTAACATATGTTAAAAATCAAAATAAGTGGAAAGCAGCTACTGAGTTTGCAAAAGATAACGGCTGGATATTTGAAATCTGGACCGAACGAACTCTCCAAAACATGGGAATACTACCGAAGGCTTTAAAACCTTTGAAACCATTAAAGCCATTTAAAAAGACCAAGAAATAACATATAAATAATCATATGAGTAATTTATTTCAAACACTTGAATTAGAAGCGTTTCGTAATGGTATCACACCTAGGACTGATCAGTCACGTGAGTGGTTCCGTAAGAAAGCAGCCGAACTTCGTAATATAAACCGAAATGCCTTAATGAAAGAAGATCCGATTGTTCTCAGAAATAGAACAATTATCGGTTCAATGTTTATGTTTTTCTATGATCCAAAAGGTAAAAAAGAACTACCCTTTTATGATTCTTTTCCTTTGGTTATTGTAATAGGTCCTGCGGAAGGTGGATTCTTAGGATTAAATTTACATTATCTTCCACCAACATTACGTGCTAAGTTTTTAGATGCTTTATTAGATGCAACAAATAATAAACGATATAATGAAACTACAAAATTTGATATTACATATGATTTAATGAAAAGAGCTTCTAAGTACAAATACTTTAAACCTTGTATTAAACATTATTTGAATGATCATGTAAGAAGTAGATTTGCTAGAGTTGAACCGCCCGAATGGGAAATTGCTACATTCTTACCGACAGCAGATTTCCAGAAGGAAAGTCAACAAAAAGTTTGGGCAGATTCAAGAAGAAAGATTAATCAATGACATATAGCATAGATCAGATGAAAGGACTTATGTCTCGTAAAGGCGGCATTGCAAATGGCTCAGTCTTTCGAGTACAACTTCCTTCAATTGGTAATGTTACGTCAGAAGAAGTAAATCTTCTTTGTACAAATGTAACTATGCCAGGAAAACAGATTGCAACATATGATAGAGAAATCGGCGGTAAGATAGAAAAAGTAGCATATCGTAATCTTTACGGTGATATTAGTATGACATTTTTATTGTTAAATGATTATGGTATTCGTAATTATTTTGAACAATGGGCTAGTTTAATTGTAGATCCAAATACATATGAACCTGGGTATAAAAACGAATATACAGCACAAATTAAAATTGAACAATTAAAAAAAGGTATAGGACTACCTGTATATTCAACACCAATTGGATTGCCACTTTTACCAACAGAGATTCAGAATCGTTTACCAACAATTCTTGGATTTGATTTAGCTCGTGGTCAATTTGATCTTAATTTTATTACAAATGATCAAGTTGTTTACGAAGTTACTCTTGAAAATGCATTTCCAACAACTTTTACGGATATTACATTAGGTAATGCATTAAATGACCAACCTTTAGAATTTACTGTTAGCTTTGCATACACTAAATATACTACACGAAATAGACAAGCAACTCCCGTAGCTGATTTTGCTACATCATCTATCGGGACTATATTAACAAGACTATGAGGATAAACCATGACTTTACCTAAGTTGAATGACACACCAAAGTATGATATTGTAATCCCTTCTCAGAATAAAAAGGTAAAATATCGTCCATATTTGGTAAAAGAAGAAAAAGTTTTAATGATGGCAATGGAATCGCAAGATATGAACGCGATTCTAAATGCGGTTGTGGATACAATTACAGCTTGTGTCCAGAACGATATTGAAAAAGATAAACTTACAATCTTTGATGTTGAGTATATGTTTACTCAGATTAGAGCTAAATCTGTTGGTGAAACATCAAAGGTTGGTATTAAGTGTAAACATTGTGAAACTAGTAATGAAATAGCTATTGATGTTTCATCTATTAAAATTGATGTACCTAAGATTTCAAACACTATTGAATTAACATCTGAAATTACTTTGGAAATGAAATGGCCAAGTTATGATGATCTTATTTCTCTTGGAATTAAAGATACTAAATCTATGGCACAAAATGCTTTTGCTATGATCGGTAAGTGTATTGCAGCTATTCATACAAATGATGAACGTATTAGTACTAAAGATGTTCCAGTGAAAGAACTTGAAGAATTTATTGATTCAATGACAAAGGATCAATTCCAAAAAGTAAGTGCTTATATTGAACAAATGCCTAGATTGATTCATAATGTAGATTTTAATTGTGTTAGCTGTGGTGAAACTAATAATATTAAACTGGAAGGTATGTCCGATTTTTTTTAATATGCCTTTCTCATGATAATTTAGCAAATCATTATACTGTAAACTTTTCATTAATGCAGCATCATCATTACTCTTTGACTGAAATTGAAATGCTAATACCTTGGGAAAGGGAAGTTTATTTGAACATGCTACTTGATCATCTGAAAGAACAAAAAGAAGAAGAAAAACGAAGGTCTATGAAATATGGCTGATGCAACTCTTAACGATGTAATTGCTAGATTACGTTCGGATAATGAAAGACAACTCAGAGAGCAAGGTGATACCACTAAAGCTGTTGAGAATCTTTCTGGTACGCTTCGAGGATTCCTTGAGTACTTGGAATTACAGGCGTTAAGACAAAAAGAGGCAGACTCTGAAAAAGAAAGAAGAAAATCAGCTTCCATTGCAAGATCTGAAGAGAGAGACTTGGGTTTTGGTAGTGGTATGTTTGGCGATGCTATTAGTTATGTAATTAGATTTGTCGGCGGCGTTGCTTCTTTTGCTACCGGACTTGTTCTTGCTACAGAAGGTCTTGGACCATCACTTGCTAATTTTCGTTTTTTTGTAAGATCAATTGCCAATACATTTTTTATGCCATTAAGAATTTTGGCATCCAATCTGAATAAAGAATTTCGTATTGGTAGAGGTATTGGCAATATTGGAACATATCTTTCAAATCAAATAAAAGCCATTGATAATTTCTTTGCAAGAAGATATTCATTTAATGCAGCTGCAGGTCAATTTCAAAGACTTGCTAGATTTGGCAATACTCGATTTGTTTCTGCAAGAGATGTAAGTTTTTATCAAAAAACTCTTATTTCACTTAATAATCTTTTTGGTAGAATTGGTAATTTCTTTAAAGCATTAAGAGTTCCACCAGCAATTTTAAACACATTTACTGGTGTAACTAAAACTATATCAAATGCACTTGGTGGTGGTGCAAGAGGTGCGGTTAGTGGTTTTGCAAATAGTAGGCTTGTACGCGGTATTTTTAGATTCCTTCAACCTATTGCTTTTATATTTTCATTATTTGATGGTGTTGAAAATGCCGCGGCTGAAATGGAAGATAGAGAGGGTACATTTGATCGTTTAATTGGTGGTGGTATTGGTGGATTTGTTTCTGGAACCTTAGGTTCATTCTTTGGTGAATTTGCAAATTTAATAAAAGATATGCCTTTGTGGCTTATCAAACAAATTGTCCCAGCAGACTGGTTAAATGAGGATGGTACTTTCAAAAGAGGTGAGGAAGGTGGTAACTGGTTTACATCATTACTTGCTACAGTTGAAGATGTAGATTTTGTTAGAATGATCAAAGAATTAATTCAAGCACCATTTGATGCTGTTGGTCGTGCCATTGATCATGTAAGAAATCTAACTGGTGCTAAAGATACTACCGAAGAAGGGCAGGCAAAAGCAAGAGAAGCTTGGAATACTTGGTGGGGAAATTGGACATCAGTAAGAGGTATTGCATCAAATGTCGGAGGAATTTTTAGAGTATTAGCTAATATAGTTTTCCATCCAATAAATGTACTCTTATCCGAGATTGAAAGAGCATTTACTGGAGATGAGAATATTGTCCCTGAAGGTGAAACATTTACTCAAAAAATTACCAGATATGTAACTCAACTTGGTGAATTTTTAATAGGTTTAATTCCAAGTATGGACGAAATTAAAGCAAGCATTGCAAGAGCTCTCGGGCCTGGTAGAATTGTTGATTTTCTAGGATTATCAGGTTATCTTCCATTTTCATCAACTGAGGAAGCAGAAAATATATTATCCACTCAATTTGAAACAATGCAAGCTTTAGCTGATCGCATCACTTCAATTAATGAAAATATTGCAGCAACAGGCGACACTGGAGGATTTTATGCAGAACAACTTGAAGCGGCTGAAAGAGATCTGCGGCTTGTAAGATCTGAGACTGAAGCTGTATTAGCTAGAGCTGCTAATACCCAAGGTGTGAATCAAACGGTTGTAAATAATTTTGCACAACAATATGAAACATTCCAGTTTCCAAGTAATGGTGCCGTAGATGGAAATGATTTAATTGTCAGACGTGGTGGAGGAGGTGGTGCTGGAAACGCTAGATAATTATTCCTCGGTTACATATCTTCGTTGAGCTATCATAAACCTTGCTGGAAATAATTCATATGTAACACTGTTATCTTGGTTTCCGCCAAGTATTAAATAATATTTTACATCATCAATATATTTTGTCCGAACATAAAAACCAACGTGTCCTTGCCAACCTTCTCTGCCACGTGGAAAAATAATAATATCACCTGGTTTCAGTTCGTCGGTTACTTCTTCACCCCAGGTTAAAAAACTTCTTGCCAAGAGTGGGTATTCACTTACAGACTCAGATCCAGGAATTCCTTGAATATTAAGCACAGCATTTACAAATGCAGCGCACCATTCATATCGTACTGGGTCAATACCCATAAATTCTTTAAGTTCTTCTCTGTGATTTCTTTCATCCATACCCACAAATTCATCGGCAACATCTATAGAAAATGTTGATTGGGTGGACTCTAATTGTAGAATGGGCAAACAACCACCCAATAAAACAAAAATTGCTAAATATTTCATTAAACTATTTACTTACAATAAATCTAATGTATATATAATATTGACAAAACAGGAATACTACTTTCAATGATTACTATAACCACATATCCACTCCAGATTACGAACACAGTCTTCTGTGGCCGATTCACTATGGGCTCAGAATGGACTAAGCACGTGGAGGGGTATGGAAGTTAACAGGTTAGTAAGTTAACGAGTACCAAAACCCTCCAACCAACCGGTTCGGAGGGTTTTTTTTGATAAAAATGCTAAGTAATTGAAAAGTAACAAAACAAAGTTGTTTACTTTTACAAAAGAACTGGTTATACTATACAAATTGGAACGAAGCGATCACATCAATCTTCCTTGCTCTTTGACAATTTAGAAAACGCCGGTGTAGCACAGTGGTAGTGCAGTGCTCTTGTAAAGCAAAGGTCGGGAGTTCAAATCTCTCCACCGGCACCATAATGGTAACTCTAGTGGTCTAGGCACGGGTCTCATAAGCCTGTAGAGATTGTTCAATTCAATCAGTTACCCCCATTGCCCGATCGTCTAATGGCAGGACATCTGATTTTGAGTCAGAGAATATAGGTTCGACCCCTATTCGGGCATCCAAGAATACGTTGGTGTAGCTCAGTGGTAGAGCAGCGGTCTCCAAAACCGCGTGTCGGGAGTTCGATTCTCTCCACCTTCGCCAATATTGTGCGTGTGTAGCCGAATGGTTAGGCCACGGATTGCAAATCCGTTTCATGCTGGTTCGAGTCCAGTCACGCACTCCAATTTAAGGACCGGTAGCTGAGTGGTGTAGCGATGGACTTTTAATCCGTGTCAACGTGGGTTCGATCCCCACCCGGTTCACCAAAATACTGTCCTATAGCTCAACGGTAGAGCGGGCGACTGATAATCGTCATATGGAAGTTCGATTCTTCCTAGGACAACCAATGGGTGTGTCGCCTCAAGGTGAGGCAGCGGACTGTAACTCCGTCGCTGAGAAGCATGTTAGGTTCGATTCCTAAGACACCCACCAATACGGACCCTTCGTCTACGCTGGCTAGGATCTCACCCTTTCAAGGTGAAGAAGCGGGATCGACACCCGCAGGGTCTACCAAGTTTGCTTCCGTAGCTCAACTGAATAGAGCACCTGGCTACGAACCAGAAGGTTGAGGGTTTGAGTCCTTCCGGGAGCTCCAATAACGCCTAGATAGCTCAGTTGGTAGAGCACGTGCCTGAAGAGCATGGTGTCGGGGGTTCAATTCCCTCTCTAGGCACCAAAATGGAACGAGGGCAGGATGGTAATGCAGCAGATTGCTAATCTGTAGAACCTTTCGAGGTTCACTGGGTTCGACTCCCAGTCGTTCCGCCATGCTGAGTTAGTGTTAGCGGTCAGCACACCAGATTGTGGATCTGGAAGGTCAGGCTCGAATCCTGAACTCAGTACCAAAATTTTTGCATTTATTTGCATTTTAGGGGTTTACATTCTCGTAGAAGTGATTATATTACTACTATGAAATGAAAAAGGGCCGACCCAATGTCACTTGCCGAAAATATCAAGGTAAAAGGTGTTTACTTAGGTTACTTTACATTTGTAGAAGGCATTGATTCTTCTGGAGAGAAGATGATGCGCATGAAGTTCAATACCAATTTAACACGCAAAGAACTTATTGCCATGGGTGATGTTGTCTATGGCATGTATATTTATGATGAACTTGTAAAAATTGGTAAGGCTGGTGGAGCTACCGGCTTTTACAATCGTGCAGGGACCTATTGTAATCCAAATCCTAATGAACGAACAAATAAAAAAATTCGTATTGAAATTGATAAACGTTTTGCATTTGGGCATGTAAAAATTGAAATTTATGCCCACTCAATACCTAGAATAAAAAATAATTACATTGATAATGTTACAGGTGAAATTATTGAAATTTATGCACCTCAAATAGGTGCAATTGAAACCAAGTGGACTGAACGAGCTGAAATAGAAGGTGAGGATCTTTATCTCAGTACCCAGAAAAAATAAAAAGGAAATACCATGCTTACCGAAGACCAAATCACAGATATGGTAGATCTTCTGATTCAATGTAATGCAGAAACAAAGATCTATCTCGGTTGTGACTCAGTTCGTTATATTGATCGCAATAACAATCAAATGGCAAGATTTGCCGCTGTTGCTATCGTACACAAGAACGGCAAGAATGGTTGCAGAATCTTTTCAAGTGTATCACGTGAGAGAGACTTTGATCTGAAGCCGAATCGACCTAAGGTTCGTATGATGAAAGAAGTTCAGAAGGTTGTAGAACTCTACACACAACTGGCTCCATTCATTGATGAATTTGATATTGAGATCCACCTTGATATCAACACTGATCCTAAGCACGGTTCAAACTGTGCAGCAAGTGAAGCAGCAGGGTATGTCCTTGGTGTGACTGGTATCCAACCAAAGTTGAAACCAGAGAGTTGGGCTGCAAGCTTTGGTGCGGATGGCATCGTCAACGGTCGTGGTGATCAAACAAATTTTGCAGAAAAAGTATAAGTGATTGAAATCCCTCAAAACTATTTTTAAAAAAAATGCAAATGGGGGGTTTACATTTGTGTAGAATGGTTTATATTACTAATATAAGGTTTGAAACAAAGGAAACTACACTATGGGTACTCATGCAATGATCGGCTTCTACAACCACGAAGATGGTTCGGTTGAGGCGTCATATGTTCATTATGATGGTTATGTTGAAGGTGTTGGTCGTACTCTTGTAAATCTCTACAATACTCCTGAATTGGCAAAAGCAGTTGCTACGGTTGGTTATCTTTCCTCTCTCCAGGATGATCTGGATACATCGATTGCAGATTCGGTTCATGTAAATGAACCTACGGTCCCTTACGAATCCGTTGAGGACTTCATGAAGAATGGTTACGATTACTGTGGTGCTCACTATCTCTATCTCTTTGATGGTTTTGGTTGGTACTACGCTTGTAATGATACCGATCCTCGGTTTGCTGATCTTGAATTTGAACTGAAGCACGCAGCATAAGGAAATATATCATGGAAATGTACATCGCTCTTGCAGCTATCATCTTTATTTCATTTGGTGCTGGTTACTTGCTCAGTGAGTTCAATGAATTCCGGCGCCGTGTGAAAGAATTCTCCAAAGACTGATATATATAATTTACGATGTGAACGAAGCGGTCCTGAGCAAGACGTTAAAAGGCTCATGCTCTTTGACAATTTATTCCCCAGTAGCACAGCGGTAGTTGCAACTGACTGTTAATCAGTGTGTCGGTGGTTCGAATCCATCCTGGGGAGCCAATGTTTCCGTAGCTCAACAGGATAGAGCAACTGACTTCTAATCAGTAGGTTGAGGGTTCGAGTCCTTCCGGGAACGCCAATACTGACGCGCGGTAGAGTAAAAGTAACTCACCAGTCTCATAAACTGGAGACGGAGGTGCAATTCCTCCCTGCGCAACCAATGGTGAGGTGTCCGAGTGGTTTAAGGATCTGGTCTTGAAAACCAGCGTAGGCGGAAGTCTACCGTGGGTTCGAATCCCACCCTCACCGCCATTTTGGGGAATTAGCTCAGTTGGGAGAGCGACTGTTTTGCAAGCAGTAGGTCAGCGGTTCGATCCCGCTATTCTCCACCAAGTTA